ACAAATGCATTTCTTGCACAAACAATACCATATTTGTAGCTATTGATAACCGAGTCGGTCTCGTATAATACTTCTATGTTACCTTCAAACTCACCTAGTGAAACGCCCGGAGTGAAGTCGGCTACTACAATGCCACGTTTTGTATCGTTGGCAAACGAAGGACTCTGTGTAGAGGCGAAAGCCATACGTAACGTATTAGCAACATCATCGTAATACATATCCATATTCATGGCGATGTCATTTGGCTCAAAGTCAAATGCCTCACCTGTGATGGTATTATTAACCACTAAAGGACCGTGGTCTATAAAGGTAGCTTGACGAGTAGCATTATCCCACTGCACCTCACCCACTCTCCATCGCCAAGTATTATCTTCCGTTGTTCTAGTGTAATGTATTACACCCTTAGCCGTACTACTGATATTAAACCAATAAGACCCAGAGGTAGAGTTAAGCGAGGTGGTGCCTAAATCAACAGTCCCTTCACCATAACTACCGTTTGTACTTAAATCCACTATAACCATTCTGTGGGTATTGGAGTCGTTCAATATCGCAACGCCACCTTCAAGTGTATCGTAATCGCTGTTAATGGTGCGATTATAGGTAAAGTTGTTAGTTTGATTACTGCCAGTTTCAGTATATTGAAACTTAGCACCTTGAGTATAGTTACTACTTAAATTTGCTTTATGTAGGTAAATATCATCATTAGTAGTAGTCCAGAAGTAATCGTCGTTAAGAGGGTCGCGTATAGCTAACTGTCTGAAGTAATCCCCAGCGTCAGGGCCAGAAAATAAGTTGATGGATTGTAATAACCCATCGACATCTAAAGTAAGACCTATGTGAACTAGGCGCGCGACGGCATTTTGTTTGACATTAACAAATGCCACACGACTACCGTCAGGGGTAACGTGTAATAACTTAGCGCCACTATAGAAAAAGTTATTTAACCCATTACTAGTGACATTACTATCCCTTACACTGGCTAATAGTTCACCGTCTGCACTATATTGCATGGCCTCAAGATAATGGTAATTTAAGTCGGTATATGGTGAATATCCATACATCACAATAACACTACCGTTAGGTAACGTCGCTACTAAATAACCAGGGGTATTATACTTAGTACTAGGATTATCATTTAAATGCATGTGATTTAGGAAGGTATCGTCTTTCAATTCGATAAGTTCTTTACCGTCAGTATAGGCACGATCGCCCACATTAACCGTAGCTTCACCAGCAATCGGAATGGTTATTACCGGGCGACTACCGCCTTCAGCATCTAATAGTTTACTAAGATTGGCCATTAGCCAGCTCCTTTGAATTGATTAACATTAACTCTGTATTACCATTACTGTCCAAAGGTCAGCAGCAGCTTTGTGAGCAATTATTTTAATAGCGTACTGGCCCTGTAGAACCATATCTACACTACTACGAGTACCGTCTACTAGCCAATCGGCACCTGATAGTGGTACGGTCACCATTCCAGCTAACCCTGATATTCTAGTGATTTCTATCTTATCACCGATGTCATAATCGGTATTTGAGATAGTATAAGTTACAGCAGGTAGTCCCCAATACTCCACCTCAGTTAATATACGACTAACGTTTAAAGTGGTAGTAGTAGGATTGACATAATACAAAGGACGAGGGTCTACGTTGGGTACATTACCCAGACCTACATCGGCAGCGGTAGTACCATGTGGGTTACTTTCAATAAAGTGAGCAGTTAAGATAGCATCGTAGTTTTGAGCTATCTTAATTACTTCCTCAGGCGTGTTCTCATCTAACTTAAACAATGAATACATTGCTTTGTCAGCTAAATTAATAGCTATCTCACCTTCACTTAAACCAGTAACCGGTGGTACAGCATCTGCTATATTAGAACGGGGGAATTGGATTGGTCCTAAGACCACATTTTGAGGCAATGGCATACGTACTTACCTCATCGAAGGGCTATAGGGATTTCGTAATCCTCAGCAGGTGCCATAATCAAATCTACATCCGCTTCAGTATACAATCCAAGTGATTCCAATGTGGGACGCATTCGTGGGTCTTGTAAATCAATAAACTCACGTTGTCTCACGTTATCCAACGTTTTATGTAACGTGGTATCCGGTGGGTCTGCCTTCAATCCATTTTGTTCCATGATGTAGATACTATCTAACTTATCCCCAATGTCCATCCGGTCAAAGAACGCAGCTTTGGTAATGATAAACGTATCACCATTATCTTCAGGTAATGAAATGTCAGCTGAATTAAAAACCAACTGCTCACTAGTACCATCACTGTATTCATTCAATATTTCATCACCGTCAACAGGTTCAACACCTGGATTGGTAAGGTTATCAGTGTTTACTATGGTTCTCATAATTCTATCTCCAGGATTTCAGATTCCATTAAATAATCCATTGCTAAAGTGTGCCTTGCTCCGCTACTTTTATTTTTATATTCAATTCTTAACTGCGATTGAAACTCAACACAGCCATGAACGAAGTTAAACAAATACTCGCGGGACAGTACACCGAAGCCACTTTGATAATAAAACCCTTCCACCTGACCACTACGTTGGGTCCAGAAGCCCCACATTAAATGATTAAACGTGGTACCTTGAGAGTAGAATGTAATACTCTGATTACCATCTATGGTTATACGTATCTCAAGATTCTTTGACATACCAAACAGATTACACAGATATCCATGGCCGTTAATCTGTCGATATAGTTGCCAAGACGATTCATTACCAGTAACGGTCTGAGCCCTTTGACGACCATTCCATTCTTTATACGTAGACCCTGCGGTAGGGAACTGTGAAGGAGAAGAGGGGTTTTGTACACCCCTAACCTTCTTCTGAGGGATGGCCGTATCTAGAGGAACAGTATTAAACTTCTCAGTAACGTCACCACAGCATCTAGGGGATAACAATATCCTAGCGTCAAATGGATTTGGCATTAGTAAGCTCCTTGGTTAGATTTAAATCGCTCTTAAACCATAACCGTTACCGGTAAGTAAAAACGACTTTAGGTTTCTAAATTAGTCAAATAGACTTTGTTGTTAGCAACGTCAACAATCAATTCAAACTGACCTTTACCTGTTAAGGTAGCTTCAGTATCAACTGTTTCATGGTCAATAACAAATTCAGTTGCAGGGTCATCGCTGACTACTGTTACCAAACCAGCTGTTACCCACACGTTATCAATTTCAACAATGGCATTTTGAGCCATCTTACTAACTTCAATAGTAACCGTTGCTACTGCTGTACCTACACGTTTAACCACGTAGTCGATATAATCACCATCTAATGTTTGGTCATCGTCAGATAATATCACCAACTTGGTATTGTGAGGGTCACGTTCACTAAAGTGAGCTGCCAATACTGCATCGTAAGACGTACCGATGGTAAACATGTTACCTTCAGCATCTTTAGAAAACAATATATGGTCCGTGACGTTTACCGCTATCCCGCCTACTGCAACTAGACTAGCATCTGGCACTGCGCCAGCGTCTATTGAGTATGGGAATCCTAATGGACCTAGTATGAACTTAGCCATTATTAGTACACTCCTTCTTTATTAAAACGAACAATAAGACACGACAGACCGTAAAGTCATGTCGTGTCTTAGTAGGTATACTAATTAACTTAGAACGTTTGACCGTAGTCTAAGTTAGCAGCTAATCCTACCACTAATGCATTAGCATGATTGATAGCCTGTTGCTTAGCATCCGCTACAGCTTTAGAGCTAGCAACGTTTGTTTCAGACTGAGAATCAGTATCGTTAGAGATAGCTGTTTTATCAATCTTAAGCGCAAGACCAGTATCAGCATATTGCTTAGCAGCGTTAAGAGCATCAAGTACCGCTTTAGAAGACGCAACTTCAGTTTCACTACTTGAATTGATAGCGTTAGAGATAGACGTTTTGTCTACTTTAAGAGCCAGGCCATCTGTTAACGCAGTGATAGTAGCTTTAGTTGCTAAACTGTTAGTAATTGAAGTAATAGCGTCGCCGTTATTACTTAATTGAGTAGCAAGTTCAGATAACGTATCCAATGCTTCTGGTGGCGCGCCACCTAAGATGTCAGACTTAACTTGGTCAGCATACGTTTCAGCATTTGATTGAGCAGTAACTGCACGGTCGTATGCAATCTTAACAGCAGCAGAAGAGGCGTACTGTGCAGAGTTTGCTTCGTTAATCGCATCAGAGATACCGAAGTTTTCAACGTTACCTAGACCAACGTCTTCTTTGGTAAGGTTACTAACGTTGTCATTGGCAGAAGTGATGTTTGCTTCAGCAGTCTTAAGACGGTTACCTAGTTTAAGTAACGTATCAAGAGCTGCGTCTAGTGCACCACCTTTAAGCGCGTTGTCACCAGCAAGAGCGTATGCGTTAGATGATGCAATGGCAGCAGCTTTTGCAGTAGCAATGTCAGCAGTGTAATCGCGACCAAGTGTGATAACGGCACCGTTATGGTCAAGGGTGTAAAGCTTACGGTCAACTAAGTTGATTGCAAGTGCACCTTCGCGCATATCAGCGGCTAGTGGTACTGCACCACCAGTTACCGAGCGGTCGAACTGGATTTGACCTAAGTCAATTGATACATTTTCTTCAGCAGTTGTAATAGGGATTGGCATGTAATGCTCCTGTTGGATTTAAAAATATAAGACAGCGTTAGAATACCCTATCGGCTAGAGGCCTAAGTTAGTTATTCCGTTTCACTATGGTGTCATATTATTGTACTTAAAAAGTTACATCACGGTTTAACGTGATTCGAATGGTCTCTAAGATATCATCAATCTCTTCATCAACGATAGCTTCAACCACTTCAGTACCCACTTGTTCTTGAGTGGTTTGATGTGGGTTATCTGCATCGTGTATGTGTGCATCAACAATCTCAGTCAAGTCTAAAGTGGCTTGTTTGAAAGTGCTAATCTCATCAGCAACGATATTAATCTCCGTATCTGGGGCACGGAAAGTAACATCGGTAAGGATGGGATTGATTTGCCATTCCCATGGCTCATTGTAGTCGTCTGAGTTCTCAGAAGAGGTGGTCATTCGCGTTACAACGATGTAAGCGTTCTCCCATACCCCATCAGGGTCCGTCAATCGAATGTAGAGGTGATTTGTATCGTTACCCCTAGTAATGACATCCATTACGATAGAAACGCCACCTAAACCGGTAGAGGCGTAATGTTGCGTTTCTAGTCCATTTTCTTTTTCTTTAGCAGTAACCGTGAATTTACCTGTACCTAACGTAGAGATAATTTCAAAGTCTAATGAGAAAAAAGCATCTTGGTTAATACTACGACCAAAAATCAATTCAACCGCACCGGTATAAGAACTTAGTAATATATCGGCATCGACTGTTAACAATTTAGTACGTCCAGATATCGTAAGCTTTCTATCGAGTTGCTCACGTATATCGGCTAACATATCACCGTTGTTAATATCAATTGCTTCTTTAATTCCCACTAGCGCTTCAGTAAGGCCACTAAGCCCCACTAGGTCATGTGCGTCGTGCTTGTGGTCTTCAGGTGGAAAGACAACGGGTTTGTTCCGTATGTCATCCCAATGTACGGTAAGGTCAACTTGATCTAAACCTTCAACTATCTCTAAGATAGCCGTTGCCTCAGAAGAATATTCCCCACCTACAACTTGGTAATCTAACATTAGAACATCAGCAGTAAGCGTCTCATTAATAATCGCTATAGCTGTCATTACCTCATGCCCCGTTGCCATAGTAGCAGCTTGGTATAGGTAAACAGGAATGTAATCCTGTCCTAGTATTAGATTTTGACCAGACTGTCTCCCAACAATTAATCCACTCGTATAGAACGGACCATTTTGAGGAACGATAATACGATTGTTATCTTCACTAAGATCGTGAATTTCATCGATAACAGCATTATTGGGACTGACAGCACTCGGGTCAAAGGCGTACTTGTGTACCGTCGGTAACATGGTAAACTCCTTATAACTTGCATAAAGAGTAGGGGACGAATCCCCTACCCAAGATACATGAGATGGTCAAGGGTGGATTAACTAGTGGCTATGATAAGCCATTCAATTCCGTCCCACTTAAGAGTTACCCACTGGAAGTCACCGGTAAGACTTAACGATGTTTCACCTTCAACAGGGCCAGTTACTGTAATACTGTTATCGCCACCAGAACCGAAACGGTCACGGATTTTGATTTCAGCATTATCAGGTACATCCACTGTAGGTAGAGTACGTGTTATAGCAGTAGTACGTGAATCAGCTACCCAGACATCATAAGGAACTAAAGGACCGGTTGGAGTTTTAGTTATTGCACCTAAGATAGCAAGTGAAGTTTGAGCTGAGTTGATAGTCGCTAATGCTTGAGCGGTAGCAGTACTTGCAGCGTCGCCAACAGCAGCCACACCAGTAGAACGTGATAAGGCTAAAGCATTGGTACCGGCAGTCACTGCATCGTTAATTTCAGTCAACTTGTTGTTAACATTACCTTCAATCTCAGTCAAGCTAGCATTTAGTGCAGCAACAGTATCATCTACTAATGCTCCAGCGTTATCCGCTAATAAATCTTGAGTTGCTTGTAACAAAGCAGCGTCAATGTTATTGGCAGCTTCAACAGCGGCCGCTGACTTAACAGTTACATCTTGTTGTGCAGCTAATACTTGACCAGTCTGAGTGGCAATAGTCGCAGCAACTTCATTGATGTTGTTATTTATCGCAGTAGCCTGAGCAGTAACATCAGTTACACTTGAGTTCAACTGTTGTACCACATCAGATACTAACGCTTGGCTATTTGCTAATACTAGTGCACTGGCAGCATCTAATACAGCTTGGTCAATGTTCTCTTCAGATTGCTTAGCATCTGAAGCTGCAAGGATAGCAGTTTCTAACTGTAGAAATACTTCAGCAGTAGATAACTGTTTAAGCGCCTGAGCAGCATAAAGCATTTCGTTGGCAGTAGTTCCGTCAGTACTTGACAGTACTTTTAGACGAGAGTATTGACTATCCAATATTTCACGGGCCGTCGGGGCGGTGAGATTTACGGGAGTTTCCATTAAAGGTACCTCAATGAGTTTGATTAATAGACATTAGTTGGTAGTAAATACCGCTTCTTCTGCCAATGAATTGAAAATAAGTTTGTCGATGACAATCTCTGCGAGTTCTCCTGCACCGCCTGAACGTAATACAGTAATTTCACCTGTCACATCATTCGCTACATAAACACCCCATCCTACTGTGTAGTTTTGCGGCACTGATGTATTGATAGTGGTAGATGTGATAACAAAGTGGTTATTAACAAACTCTGTTTCATCACCAATATAAATGGTGGGGCGATTCTGACTGTCGTATGTGAAGCGTGCTACCGAACTTAACCGATGCCCTTCATAACGACCTTGTGCTTTTAACCAACTACCACCCGGAGTCGAGTCAAACCTTGAGGCTACTCTTCCTGAGAATTCGTAATGCGTTGGTTCTTCGGTTGTACTTAACACTGTTACTTTAATAAGCACATCTGTGTCAATTTGAAATTGAGGAATCAGTATTCCTACCTCACCAACATGGTTAAGTACATTCATGCCTTTTACAGGAGCATGTTTGTGATTACCTATGTTACTCGCCACTTGGTTAAGTCTATCTTGGAGACCTATAATATCTTCAACCGTGTGTAAATGATTTGCTTGATACTCGCCAGTGATGGCAGCGCGTATATTTTGCAATTCATTAATAACGTGTGTAAGGTTAGTTAAATCTTCACCAGAGACAACATGCGCACTAGGGGGGAAGGTATCAGGTAAACCGATAACGTCTTCCATAGAACGTGTGTCTGGGAATGAAAGTAAGGTACCCAAAGCTGCTAACAGCTCTCTACCTTCAATTACATGTGGACCACCCACAACCTGATACGACTCAATCACAACAGGGCCAGAGAGTTCTTTGTCTAAGATAGTAACACTACCATAAGGGTCAGAACCAATCATCTCTTCAAAACGAGAATAGCGGTGTGTGAATATATAATCCGTACCAAGGACCAATACTCTATTAGTCTCTTCATGAACTAATATAAAACCATCACGATAGAAAGGAGCTTGCTCCGGTACTATCACGTGGTAGTTATCATCGTTCAGTGGTGTGAGGGTATGTCGTTCGTCTCGCTTTATATTAGCGGGTGACTGACCCGATGGGTCATATTCGTAGAGATAGCCTTCAACTGACATACTCACTCCTTGGACCTGTTGTGTTAATAAGTTAAAATCGTGTAAAGAATTACATATTATTGATTTTTTAGTGCCTAAACTATGTGAAACGTTACCACTAATAAAGGAGCATAATGATGCTTGTTATACAAGATGCCATGGGTAAAAAGAACCGTTCGTGGTCCCAGATTGACATCGATGGGCTGACCATTAGTGCCCTATTAGAAATCTACGACAGTGTGGTAGTTTCCGTATTGGATAATACTGCTAATACCCTATCATCTCTTGTCATTAATAACCTACGTCTAGACCCTAGTGCCCAGTTCGTAGACGTTGCTTCCTTTTTACAATTACCTACAACGAATATTGATACCATGTTAGTACCGCATATCTCATTAGCTCAACGTAATACAGTGTACTCACATACGTTATATGCTGAAGGATTATCAGCAGAGGTAGGCGACCATACTATCCATCCAGATAGTGAAAGTATCAATGAGTTTAGTCCAGACTTAATTGTACGTGGTACAGACCGTACACCGGGTGTGGTGTACCATACTCATCTTTTCACTGTGAATGGTTTAATTCATCCATCGATGTATACTAATGCAGGTGTTTATATCAAGGGTGGTAATTCCCATCTAAGAGTAGCAGATGACAGTGTATTAGGTGCTATTAACTTTAGTAACGTGGGGAACATTACACAGCACCCAGTGGATAGAACTAATATTCGTGCTTACCAAAATGGGGAGACTGAAGCGAAGTTAGCGTTAAGTGATACGTTATTGATTAACGTTCCTAACCTACAGGCTGAGTCTAATACTATCTTCTTGGTAATCAGTGGGTACCTATTACCATTACAGGGTTTATATTCAGTGATTGGTAATGAGGATATTAAGTTAAGCCTTAGAGACTATCCTTTACTGGAACGTCTATTAAGTGCAAACGATATCAAACCTAAAGGAACCTTCCTTTCAACTAACGGCACGGTTAGTGTACCTGATTTGTTAGGCGATGAAGGTATTCGTAAGTTGTTTGATGGTGAGCATACGTTCGTAGTATCCTTAGACGTGCCTGATTTGTGTATTGAATCTGAGTACTTAGAACGAACTGGATTACCGGGACGTTACCTTATTGCTAAATCACCAGAAGGTATTCTATTTAATAATGATGGTAAGGTATCAGAATTCGAATGGGGTGTATACGGTGAGAAGGTAGAACTCTTTAGTCGCACTGAGGAACGTAGACCTTATAGGTTTATAACTGCGGATGAACAGCAGCTCATTATAAATGACGATAGGGATATTAACGCACCTACCGTTATCGACGATGGTAAGTTTGTCACCTACTACACGCTAGACGCATAAATAGCAGAGGAGCATTGCTCCTCTGCTTATGCCGTTTATCTATCAGTCCATGCATCATTCATTTGTATTACTCCTATGGAGGGGTTAATCCATCTACACCAGATACTGTACCGCCGGAAGCTATATCGCCACCTGCTTCTACTTTATCACCTGCTTTCATCGAACCAGATGCCTCTATACCAGCACCACCTTTGATTGCAGCAGCAACATCTAAAGCACCGCCTATCTTAACATTACCTGTTATTTCAGTAGCAGGGCATGTAATGGTTGTAGTTGGGGTTTTAATCTTAACACTACCACTTGCATCGACGGTGAAGTCTGTACACTTAAAAGAGATTAACTTCTCTGCTACAAAGTTAATGGAGTCAGGAGCATATCCGTTTATGACTTCCTTATTTAACTCCCACCATGTACCAGACTGATTCTCCATTCGAATAAGTGTTTTCTCACTATCCAACAACATGAAGTTACCAACATCATCATTGATACGTAAGTTACCTGTCTTAGTATCTAACTTAATAGAATAAGCAAAGGGCTCTTCATCGTACTTATTAGTGGTGATATGGATATACTTGTCGTGAGTAGAGACGGTGACCTCATAGCTATTCTCAGCCGTTAACCCTTCCACATCCTCCTCTAGGTCAGATATGTTACTATAACGGTGTGTGATGGTCTCTAGGCGTCTTAAACGGTCATCACGTCCCATGCTAGTATAGAAATACTTATCTTCGTCACCATATTGCCATATTAAGACCTGTTCGCCCTTAATTAAATCTGGAGGAGTAACACGATTCGTTTCTAACGATAACCACTTAGCATCAAGTGTAGTGTCGATATCAACTTGTACAGTATACTCTCTACCATCTGAATCTAACCCCGCACCAAAGTACGCAGTAGTATTGTCCTTTATCTCATCTTTTAGATAAGGGAATATCTCAATGGGCATGACTTTGACTATGTCGTTATCCCGTACTTTGTTTTCCGCTACAATACCAATAGATATCACGCGTAGTTGTGTGGTTTTCATAATACATCCTCTCGTTATACCATTGACCCTCTCCCTAAAAAATACACACCTACATCATCGTAATGAATGACTACAATAACATTTAGTAAGTGGAGGCTGACATGCAGCTTGAGCAAATAGCAGATATAATTAATGCAGTGACAGAGAATGGTAAAATCAGCCTCGACGAAAGTACGGCTTTGGGTAATCTACCCGTAATGGTTATTCCCGACTTTGTACAAAATGAAGAACATGTGAAATGGAAAACCTTTATTGAGACAACGGACGAAGAGGTACGAAAGAACTTTAAGTCTAAATTGCCTGAAAAGTCGATGCTTGTTTATACTAACAACTATCCTGATGTGGTGTGTAAGTTAGAACTCACTAAGGAAGTGTACAATGTAAAAATGACAGTGTATTTTGAAGGTCGCTTTTATGTGGCTAAGTGTATCGAAGGTGGTTGGGCTAAAACTGGTAAGTGGATAGATATTCCCCTGCTAAGTACTAAACCTGTTGACCACATTCCTGTAGAGGTAAGTAAGTTACTTGACTCACTACTGACTTATGCTGGGGTGTTGAAACTATTTGGTTTTAATAGTATCCCTAAACCTCGTAGTGTAAACCCTACCCCTAAGGTTAAGGACGGTAAGATAAGTCCTGAATCATTAGTAAGTATTGTCTATCTAGATAAACCTATTAAAGATAATAAAGACCCTGACGGTGCAGTGCGTATCCCTCATGAGTTTAAAGGTAGAAGGAGACATACGCGTACGTTAAAGCATCCTAGGTATCGCCATCACCCCATGTACTTAGTACCCAATGGTGTTGAGGTAGGAGAGTCTGTACCTGAAGACTTAAGTTTTGTACACAAGAAGGTAGTTTATACACTAAGAGGGACGTATGGGTAAGATAGCAGATAGGTTTACTAATCGTAAAAAGAAGATAGGGTCAGTACCCCTTGGTAACTTAGTTGTTGAACCGGAACCTCCTAGGTCTACTTCACAGAAACCCATCACCGTCTATAGGTTTGAGATACCCATTGAATGTGGTGGTAGTACTCGAACCTATGGGCCTTTCACAGCCGGTGCATACGACCGTGACTTAGAACAAGTATTGTGGAAGTACCGTGATGCTTTGCGTTATGTAAAGGAACCTGATGAGGATGGTATCAAGGTAAGTTATGGTGAGAACATGATGTGTGGTTGTGAAGCTAAAGACTTACACATGTGGATACCTAACCATTGGGTATATAAAGACCTATGTGAAGTAGGGTTTAAACTTAACAAGTATATAGTCAAGGAATGCGACTTACGTATTGGCGGTACACAGGTAATGTGGCACGTTGATGACGGTGAGTTGATTGAACAGGTTGACTTTAAAGAAACCATCAACAAATGGTGGAAGGAGCACCACCATGTAGAAGAGGCGTTTTAATTAACAACGTCTTATTAAGTATGAAGAGGTAAGTCCTGAACAGCTTACCCCTTTATCGACCAAGGACTGGTCCTTTAGTTTCATGAAATAAGTTTCGCCCTACTGTAAAACGTAGGGTGCTTTTTATGCCGTAAATACAATAAACCCTTACTAGAGGATAATAATAAAAAATGAAATTAACATTAAGAGAAGTATTACCAGACTTAGACCAGTCAAACGCAGGTGGGTTATATAACATCAAACCTCTATCTAGTAAACTCAAAGGGGTCATTAGTCGACGAGACTGGATACGCATCATTATGGCTGAGGGTAAGCTATACAGAAAGTTAATGGGGGTGGATAACTATCATGAGGATGATTTAGATAGTTATATCGATGCCTTTATTAGAATGGATCGCATTCACATTACCGAGGACAAAGTAACAATAGTCAATGGTAACTACTGCGAGTCTAACAAGATTACAGTAGAGCACTTTCCTAGCCACGCTAACGAGATACTCTACGGGGACATAGATAACCTAACACCTAAGGAGCGCACCATTACACACATCCTAGGCTGTCAACATACACCTATATTTAGCATGGAACACGTGATGTTATTTGATGAGATACATGATGTAAACCCTGTTAAGTTAGAATCGCATTGTAGGTTACAATATCTAACTGAAGAAGCGGTAGAGTTTGCTCAAGCTAGGATGGAGAAGGTACTACACACTAAACGTAGTTTCTTCCCCAATACTTTTAATTGGAAATTAAATACCATTAAACGATACCTATCTTCACAACGCACCCATAAGAATGCATTGATGGCAGAGTTGGAAAAGCGTTTTACTGTTAAAGTAAGTGCTAAACGACAAGACCCTGCTAAGATATATCGTAAGTCACCAGTAACCATAGAGCGGGTACTGGATGATTCACCTGAACTATTAGACATCCCTATCATCTGTAGTAACGCCGTAGCCTCACTGGCACACGGTAGAGCTACGATACTAACCTCTAAAGAAGTAAGGGAGAAACTGGGTATACTGACACTTAACCACAGTACCTTACGACAAGGTGTATGGGGTGAGGATAAAGGGGTTGGACCCTTTAAACTTAATAGACCTACTACGACAGCCTCCACTTACGAAGCATTGGAAGAGTCGTGCATTAAATTAATTAAGAGTATAGTGTAATTACAATAAGGAGGACTGTATGGGAGACGTAATTAGCATAGGTGGAGGCAAGCACAGGAAAGATGACTCTAAGGTGCCCAATGTAATGGTAGTGTCTATTAATAGCGAGATAGTTACCCACATGTTCACTTCCTTGATGTGGGGTGAGTTTAAACAGCAGGCACATTTAGTTACCATGCAAGATATGATATCAGTTTGTACTGACATTATAAGATCAACACCAGAAATGCAGCACGAAATTATAGACCCCACTAGTAACTCTCTTATACTAAACCCCAATGCAGTACTTGTGGGTGTAAGAGCAGCTATTAATGAGGTATTAAACAAGGGGACTTAGGTCCTCTTTTTTTGTCCGCGTTTCGTAAAATACATACACCTATCATCCTGTGACTATAAATAATAACAGAACGTGAGACTATGAAAATACAACGCATTACGCTATCTGAATATAAACGATTCGCTCTAGGTAGTATCGTGTTCTTTGATATGCAAGTTGACTCACCTTTACAACTTATTCTAGGTACTAACGGTAGTGGTAAGTCTTCTTTACTAGCGGAGTTAACTCCCTTACCCGCCATACCTTCAGATTACCGTAAGGGTGGTTATAAAGAAATCGCCCTGACCTTTAAGGGTAACTCCTACCTACTACGCTCTGACATAGGTCGTGGTGCTAAGCATTCCTTTATCAAAGAAGGGAACGAAATGAATCCCGGTGGTACGGGCGTAGTACAGAAGGAACTGGTAGAGCAGGAACTTGGTTTCACTACTCAGTTAAAAGAAGTGTTAACAGGTAAACTACGCTTTACTCAAATGTCACCCACACGCAGAAGAGAATGGATTACCAGACTATGTTCTACTGACTTAACGTTTGCTAATAAAGTATTTGAACAAGTTAAAGTAAATAACCGTGACTCCCAAGGTGCCCTTAAACACATTAAAGAACGTCTAGCTAACCAGACTGTTAAGTTAATGGACGTTGATACCGTAGTGGGTATTAGAGGGCGTGTAGATAAATGTCATAAACAAATAGCGGGCTTACTAGAAGCACGTGATTCTTCTATGCCGAATTATAAAGATACCGGTAAAGAAGTGTGGGCACTGATGGGCGAGTTAGAACGCCTTGCTAAGCGTACGTTGAATCTATCTAACAGTGAATGGTTTAAGAAAGGATATACGCATCCTAACCAGTTTGATGAGCAGTTGACTGAACTGTCTGTGCAAATAGGTAAGATGAGCGCTAGTATCGAAAGTAAAGAAGAAGAGTTGATGAGCATTACTCAGATAGTCAACTCCATGCAAGAGATGGGCGCTGCCAGCGTAGGTGAGTTAACACAACGACGTGATAGGTTACTAGTAGACCAACGCGAAATTAAACTATCCTCACAGTACTCATTAGACTTAGTAGACACTGAACCGATGTTGCGTGATATTAAATCTGTATATGTCCCGTTACGTGATTGGTGTGTGGAAGTCCCTACTGACATTAAGCCTGCTGTTGATAGAGAGGGTTATCAGATTAATGCCCAGAAGATTAAACAGTACAAGGAAGAACTGAATAGACTTCATAATCGCATGGATAAGTTACGGCATCGCATTACACATATCGAAACTGCTCGTGAGAGTAAGTGTCCTAAGTGTAGTTATATCTGGCGTGATGGTATCTCTGAAACCGACCATGAGCAATGTAAGGTACAACTAGAGATACTCTCTAAGGAAGAAGAGGGTGTACAAACTTCTGTTAAAGTATTAGAAGAGTTGAATGGGGAGTTTGATAATTATAGGGCTGCGTTACGTAACCTTAATAATATCACTAGTAACTATCCAAGACTACAACCATTGTGGGCTAAAGTCATCGAAATGAAGTATTACGATACTAACCCTACGTTGATTATAGAGCAGTTCTCTACCTTTACACATGCTGTTGAATCTCAAGATAATTATAACACCTTACAGAATCAAATAGCGCAGCTTAATGCCTCGTTAGAACAAATTACTCGTTCTACCCCTACAGGCGATACGTCTTTTGAAAGTAGACTTAGTCAGTTAGAAATAGACTTAGATAGTTTACACAAGCGACACAGTGCCAGTAAGGATGAGTTAAAGCAATTGCAGGTAGGTAAACAGGAGATATTGAATTACTTCACAGGTGTGGATGAATGTGATACTAAGTTAAAAGAAGTAACGCGTTTACAATCTCTTTTATTCGATGGGTTCCAACAGAAGTTTATTGATGAGGCTTTGGAAGATAGACAATCTGAATTATCTACATTACAGACTACGTTGAATCAGAAGAATACATTAGAGGGGATTATACGAGACCTCAAGGCAAGTCATGAGGAAGTGGAATTAGATTCACAAGCATGGCAAGTACTTGCACAGGTACTCTCACCAACTACCGGTATCATTGCAGAGCAGTTAGAAGGATTCATGCGTTGTTTATTAGAACAAATGAATGCCATCATTGCAAAGCTTTGGACGTATAGTTTAGAGATAATGCCTTGTGCTAACGAATCAGGTACATTAGATTATAAGTTCCCTATCAATATTAAACATGGGGAACAGCAAACGAAAGACATCCTTGAAGGCTCTGAGGGCCAACAGGAAGTAATAGACTTTGCATTTATGATAACAGTCATGCACTACATGGACTTACATGACTATCCGATGTACCTAGATGAGACGGGCGCTAAGTTTGACTTACAACACCGTGAGCGATTAATGGATTACATTAAGTTATTGGTTGATACAGAACAAGCTTCACAACTGTTCCTAGTTAACCATTACGCTTCTTTCTCTGGTGGTTTATCTAATGCGCAGATATGTGTACTAGATGATAGTAATGTCACCTTACCTAGTGAGTATAATACCCACGTACAAATACGATAACGGCATAGAAGAGACTGGGTAATCCCCAGTCTCTTTTTTATGGGTTGTTTGCACGTTCTGCTTCTAAAGCAGCCGTCTTAGCAATCAGTGCCTGTTGTAATAAAGTTACCTTTTCCTGTAACGATACCACAGCAGCATTCGCTTTATCTAATTGACCACGGGCAGTTACTACCTGTCCTAGACCTAAGGTTCTGGCCTCCTCTAGTGCAGTATGTGTATCTAGACTAACCGTTCCTTCAGTGGGTACAATAAACTCATTAATGGTAGGCGTGATACCTACCGTCTCAGAGGTAATTGATGCAAGTTGCTCCTTTAGATAGGTTAACGGCATGGCGACAGGTATATTACCCAACGAAACACCTAAGACCACATGTTGATAATCTACCGTATTAATTTCAGGTAGAGTCAATAGATATTGGCTAGGTAGGGTTAGTTGTGCACCACGGTCAGTAATTAATGTAACAATAATTACATTGGCTGCAAGGTCAGTATTGTAATCTTCCTGCGTTAATCCGTTGGTTAGGTAGATATCGTTTAGAATATCTTTACCCTGTCCCACTAGAGTACGAATAGATACTGTCCCGCTAACGGTGAAGTATTTATCTTCTAATGTAGCGAATGGCTCTTTAAAGTTAAAGAGCCCTCTGACATTAATCGGTGGAATAGCTTGAGTCATTATAATAGTCCATGAAGCTGGTGCGCTGTACGACTAGGTAATTAACACCGTCATACGTCGACACAATGAAGTCCACGCCATCGCGTTTTAATCTGGAAAAGTCAGCATCCAATTGAGAGAACTCATTAGCGTTCTCTGCTTCTAGGAGCTGGCGATGCATTAGTATCATCCAGTTTTGCGTGAATGGGGAGACCTTATTAAAGTCTAACGAAGTGGTATCTACTAACATGTAGTCAGGGAAACGTTCACTGAAGTCCACTATACCGTCAACATTACCCTCACCACCAATTGCAGTCATCGCTAAACTCTTATAGATGTTAGCAGTGAATTCAAGGTGACTATCGATATGTGCTTGGTCATAGTTCTGTAATGCAGGCGCAGATAAATCTAACATTTCCTTTACATTAACAGAAGGACTATAAATACCGGGCTGTGAACTATTGGTCGGAATACTTTCACGATGCCACATAGGAACTAAGATAAACTCAGTTGGTCTAAATAGCTTAGGGTGAACATCAAACCATTCCACTTCAGTAAAGTCGCTGTTAGCAAGTATATACTCACGCAAGGCTCTATTGATAGAATCAGGGTTATTACCTGCCACACCGTACAATACTACTAACCAAGTAAGGTCTTTAATAGTAGTACCTTGTTTATCATACCACTGAACCGTTACTGGCTGTAATGAGGTATACGGAGAGTTAGCAGATATCTGATTGGCAATCCCAATCTGACGTTTAGTATCTTCTACTAAAAGATTAGAGATTTCACTGTAAGGGCGATGTAAATCATTCAACGTTTCTACTGGAGAAATGGGGATGATAGTAAACTCATCAAACTGATGACGGAATGCACCATCGGCAAACCAAATACGTACTTCGGTACCATTCACAGTCCAAGTAACATAAGAAGGATAGAAGTGACCTTGAACACTACTTACCATAGCACCGGTTATCATAGTAGCAGCTACATCAGGACGTTCTGCTCTAACGATGTTATTAAATACTTCTACGTTAATTGTAAATCTGCCCGCCTTAGCTCCGCTATTTATGTAGCTAGCAAACTCTAAAACCTCTTCCCCTAGTACGTCAGGCTTAGTCAACGTATAGTTAGAACCATCACTATTCTTAGTGCTGAATAGATGAAGACGAATGCCAGAAACGGAATCAGATATATACTGACGGTTATCTGGACGGTAGTTAGCGCTGGTAGCTGAGAGTTCACCCACTGCCGAGGTAGTGGTTACTGAGTTGTCTACCAGGTCACTGATGGTGATAAACCCTTTAAGGTGTTTCATGAACAATGGCTCCTTTAAGCGTACCGTCTATTAGGGACACTACGTTAGTAAAATTAATACTTTTAGTTATAGGGAGGATAAATAAATGTTTATTGCAGTATTGAAAGCACTACCACAGTTTTTACCCTTTCTACTCACATTATTAAGGGGCGATAAGGCCCCAATGTCAGGACAAACCTCTACCTTTGGTAAACGATTATCTAATATGGTGATGATAGGATTGGCTATTGGTACGGTAATACTGTACTTAGACTACACTAAAGAAGTAGAGACATCCTCTAGTTTAACTAAGGAAGTAGCCAAGCTTAAAAAGGAAGGTGTAGAAAGTCCTGAGGGTAAAAAGAAACTGCGGGACTTGCAAGAGAAGGTAACTAATCTTGAAATAAAACTATCGGCATTAGAGAGGGATAGGGCTAATTTAATAACAGAAAACGATGACCTTGCTGCGCAAATAAACAAGTTAAAGGTAGAGTTGGAAGCTGCACAAAGAGACTTACATAATTGCAAGACAATAGGTAATAGTTGTACCACTGATACGGTACCAAAACCAGAGACTGACAATCAAAGTATGGCTGACCTTATTAAGCAGCTAGATAAGATTGGAAAGGATAAAGACAATGATTAGATTTATCACATTTACAATCATTCTGATAGTATCGGGATGCGCATCACTTAAACCTCAACCCGTAGAGGTAAAGGCAACAGTAGTGGAAGTTAACCCTGAGGTTGAGATACCTGCAAGAGTAAACTTTAAGTTAATCAAGACCACACCGCCTAACCCATTGGTACCACCACCGATATATAGCGATTATGTAAGCGATAGCATTACTACCTATTACCCAGACCCTAAGCAGGCCTATCTTAACGACATGGTAAAATATAACCAATACGTTAGAACCTACATAGCGGATTTGAGTACTACGTATAATATCGACAGTGAGGATTATAAACAACTGGTTGCCTGTAGTGAGGGTAGAGAGTTTCCTACGCTTGACATAGACCCTATACCTACCTCGCCTGACCTATCGTCTTACGATAAGCCTGAGGACGCCTACGGGGCATTTGTAAAGTACGCACAGGGACTTTACGACTACGCCACTAAGGTTAGTAGTGCATTTAACGATAGTATTGTTAAATTTAATAGCGAATGCCAACCTAAAGGATAAGGGGTTTCCCTTATCCTTGTTTGTACGTAATTACATAGCCAACATATTACATGTTAATAAGTCTATAATTGGAACTCCTCATGACCCAAGAGAATAAAGCCCCTTTAAAAGAAGAAAACGTTATACCCGAAAGTATTAAAGCAACGTTCTATACGGATGGTGGCTGTCGTCCATCTAGTCGCGGTTACGGCGGTTGGGGCTACCATGGTCAGATAGGCGATGATGCATATGACGGCTGGGGATACATTGAAGGTGAAACTACTAACAATGCAGCTGAAGTGATTGCAGCAAATAAAGCAGTTAACCTAGCCCGTGAAAAAGGTGTAGATGAACTTACCATTTACTCCGACTCCAAGTACATGCTTGAAGGAATTCAATATAACCATGTTAAGTGGAATAGAAATAATTGGAAACGTCATGACGGTAGCGATGTGCCTAATGCTGTACATTGGAAAACCTTTATAGACGATGTCGATAGCTATAAGCAAGATGCTAATGTTAACTGGGAATGGATTAAAGGTCACAGTGGTAACATCGGTAATGAACATGCCGATAGAAATGCAACTAAAGGTGTAATGTTATCAACCAATGGTCACGCACAGTCATTTAGTGAAGCGGTACCTATCAAGAAACATGGGAAAGTGAAAGCATCTAACTACAATAGAATGTTCTCACATAAGCACTGGTACTTCAATACCCGTACAGGTGCCCTACTGTCTAGCCAAGGCCACACTATCTATCATTGTGGTAACCATGAGATAATTGGTAAGCCTGAGTCTGAGGCAGCACACAGTGTGTTGTTCTTAAAAGAACCGGATGAACATCTTGAGAAAGTACGTGACTTTCAAGATAACCTCATGGGTAAGGATGAACAATTACTCTTTACTGCTAAGACCGACGCTATCTTCAGTGCTAAGGTTTACCATGAATTGAGTGAGAATGGTACCATCCATATGTCTAAACGTTTCGGCCATCGTGACTTAGAGACAGTGGATAAAACTAACATCACACAAGAAGTTAATCCTCCCCGTTTAGCGTTTAACTTAATGTCTATGTTATCCACAATGGAACGTAGATTAGAGAAAGTTATTGCCAATGACTTGGATGAAGATTGGCGTCTGACCGATATCACCGATTTATTATATGACGAAGTGACTAAAGGGAAGGGTAAGCAAGAGAAAGTTGTTTACGAACTTAAACCTACACTTGACCCAGCTGTTCGTGTATTGGAACTAGAAGTAGATTATCGTAACGTTAAAGGTAAGACTGAAAAGAAAGACATTAAGTTAACCTTCGGTATAGATATCCCCACTCGCAATGCGTTAGCTGCTTTAAAGAAGGTGAAGCCTACGGTTTCAATACTAACGTGGAGTGAATCAGATTATGGGTTCAGACATGCGATTATAATTAAGGCAGATGAAGATGTAGGTATCTGGTCCTCGGGTCACGCCAACTTACGCGTTCTTTAAGGAGAAACTATGTCATGGCATAAGAAACTTTTACAGTACTTAGTAAGTATACTAATGCCTGAACGGATGAAGAGGTTGTTTTACATCACTACGTTGTTTAACTACCTCATCATTAAATGCGGATGTAGGGTTAACTACAATAGACTTTATATACTTTGTACTGACCTTACGCCCTCCAGCGATACGTTCTCACTCCCCGCGTTATTTTGGGATAAGGTCTGGGGCAATAGTGCACTTGCTGAACTTACTAAAGAGGATATTCTAGGTAATAACTTTACATTAGATGATGTTGATATATCTACGCCCGATTGGATACGTTATGCTCCGAACACCGATTACATGAAGAACGATACACTTATGGTTTTTAAAGTAGTCCTAATGGAATATAACGATGTTAATAATCATCAGAATAAACTCAATAAGCATAATGTAGTGGTAGGTTAACACCTACCACTTATGCCGTCAACGGTAAGTAATTACGCTAACTAGCTATCATTTGACTAACAATAATTTAACCATTTATCAAGGATTTCCCCATGAGTAACGCAACAGACTTCTTTACTAAAGTGGCTAAAATAAGACCTGCCTTAAATATAGGCTGCTTATTTGATATCCCCACAGGTGCGTACCATACAGGTAAGCATGGAGAATCTATACTGTCTGGTGGTTTAGCTCACTTTACAGGTGTAGGTGGTAAAGGTAATACGTACAAGACCACGGTGATGCATTTCTTCAATCTCAGTGCTATGAACCGATACGGTGACCCACAAGACCTAATGGGTAACCCTAGCCCGTATTTAATATACGACTCTGAAAACTCAATGAACCCTACCCGAGTAGAACACTTAGCAGACCAATATGACTTTCTAGCAGGATTGGGATTAGACGAACTAAATCGTGTTATCATTACAGATACGACTATGTCAGGTAATAGTTACTTTGACATGCTTAAGAAGTACGGTAAGGACAAGATTGGTGGGAAGGGTGTTTATATTACTACCCCGTTCTTAAATGACAAGGGTGAGAACATCAAAATCATTACCCCTACCTTTGTAGGTATTGATTCTTTATCCATGATGCCTATTGATTCAGTCGATGCTATTTACGATAAGCACGGTATTGGTGAGTCTGGATTAAACGTAGAGGCTATGAAGACCGCAGCAGCTAAATCACAAATGATGATGCAGATGCCTAAGGTCACCTCAGCTAACGGTCTGTACGTAACAGCAACGGCTCATTTAGGTAATGAGATAGTAATGGACCAATACGCTCCTTCTAAGAAGCAGTTGACGTTCTTAAAGCAGGATACGAAGTTTAAACGTGTACCTGAGAACTACTCATTCCTAACTAATATTCTTTGGTGCTGTCTATCTGCCAATGTATTACAAAACAAATCTGATAAGACACCTTTATATCCAAAAGATGGTGGCGATAGAATGATAGGTGATGTTGACTTACAACTTATCACCATTCAAGCATTGCGTTCTAAAGGTGGTGCAACTGGATTGCCATTTGAACTAGTGGCATCACAGCGAGATGGTTTACTAGTAGGATTGTCTGAATTTCATTATATCAAAACCCGTAAGTATGGTATCAATGGTAATGATAGAAGTTATGCTCTAGACCTATATCCAGACGTTGCATTATCCCGTACTAGTGTTCGTGGTATCATCGATGCAGATGCTAAGTTAAGACGTGCGCTAGAGATTACCTCTGAGTTATGTCAGATTAGTACCCTGTGGAAAGGCTACGATGATATCATGTGTACACCTGAGACTCTTTATAAAGACATTAAAGCCTTAGGTGGTGATTGGGATATGATACTATCTGAAACACGCGGGTATTGGCAACCAACTGAAATTGAAAAGAAGAACCCATTAAAGTTCTTATCAACTATGGACTTACTTAACTGGCGCGCTGGTAAGTATACGCCATACTGGCTTAAGAAGAAGTAATATGGGTAGAGATTACTTTAGATTTGTAATAGGTGGAGGTAGAAACTTTCTTAACTACAAATTACTTTGTGATGTATTAGACGATGCTATCAAAAAGCTGTATCGTGAAAGACCACAGGGGTATCATACTGAGATTATTATAGTGTCAGGCGGTGCCCGTGGTACTGATACGTTGGCAAAGATGTATGCCGAAGAGCGAGGGTATGCATTTAAGTTACACAAAGCCCTTTGGGACCGACAAGGTAAAAAGGCAGGTGTACTTCGTAATTTGGAAATGGTTAAAGACGGAGACTTTGCTTATTTCTTCTGGGACGGTAGAAGTCCGGGTACTAAGCACGCTATTGAATGTGCTAAGAAACATTTAACTGATGAATACGAACTAAATGGTGAGACTGTAAAGGTCCGACGCTATAGAGTCGTGTTGTACGACAACGAATAGGAATAATCATGACCACTTCATTGATTGATGCAGTACACGGTATCATTCACAAAAACAACCCTGTTATTGCAACAACCTTTATTACTATATTTCTAGCCCCACAGGGCGATGTGGATGCACAACACAAAGCCCTTAATGATTTCTGGAGACTGCACATTGGAATGCAGGATGTAGATAGCATTGAAATACGTGGATACCTAGCCGATGACATATCGGTAAATGATTGGATATTTTACTTTGAAGATAAAGTACTACCATTCATCTTACATCACAACGTCCTTAACAATGAGATATATGAAAAGGCTGCCCCTTGGTAGTAGTGGCGGTCAGTTTTTGAAACCTACATTATTGTAACGAATATACTAATACTCTAATAAGGGGATACGAAAATGGCCCACAGTACAATATGTCATTTCCTAAAGATACGTCAAGTAGCATTGAATATAATTTACAAAACTGATTTAATAACGTCAGAAGTAAGAGAGTGGGCTCGTTACGAAGTATCCGCTAGGATATTAGAGACGATATTAGAGAACGAACATCGTCTAATAAACGGTGCAGTTGAGGTTGGCACTTCATGTGCAAGTGATGTATTGACACATTACCATAACCTTAAAACTAATCGTGGCGTACCCATGTTCTCACCTAGTGCTAACACACACACTAACATTACTGTATATCGCTTAATGGGTATATGGATAGATTTAGGTTATTGTGAAGATGTAGTTACACTAAAACAATTGGTAAAGGATAAGTTGTTAAATCGTACTACTACTAAGCAGATGGGTGTGGTGAGTGAATTGAAATACCCATACGTGATGGTACCTTACGTAGTAGATGTATTTCTAACCCCATCGGTATGAAATAGTTTAAACGTAAGGAATTGACATGGCTGGTAATCGTAAAGCAGCAGAGGCATTTATACTTAAGTATATCGCTAAGATATTGCCCGGTAGTGAGAACGTAGCTTATTACAAAGAAAAGTTTGCCAATATGACCGATAAACAGTTTGACGTCATGATGGAAAGTATTGAAACAGATGACTTTGTATTACCACTAATCGCTCCTAATCTAGATAAGAATAAACTTGATACTTCCCGCAACATTCAAATTGCTGAAGAATTAGGACATTCCTTCTTTGAAAGACTTAAGTTAACAGATGACGCTAGTGGTGTAACCTATCTAACACCTCTACCTTACATGATAGTTGACTTACCTATACGTCGTCAAGTACAAACGTTATCTAAGAAGATGGCAGTGCCTGAGAATAATAACGTACGGGATGAGTTAACAGACCAAGCAACTGGTCCGTCTAAAGGTAGTGGTTTATCATTCCCTGAAACTCAAGTGTTAGTAGCATTGGGTATGGATGACGTTATTGAAGAATTGATTAAAGTGCGTGGAGGAGACGAAGCGGCGTTTAACAAGATGAATAACGATATCATTCAAAATGGGGAATCTTCATTAGCAGATATTCGTCTACTTGGCTCACGGGCTAAAGCAACGGATACGTTAAGTGCTATTCTTAAGGGGATGCATTTAGATAACAATTTATAATTAAGGTGGGGTAAGATGGAATCAAAAGTACCTGATGTAGACGACAGTAGTATCGTATCAGAACAACTTGCTATGGTAGAACGTATTATAGCTCGTAGGTTAACCGACCCAGACCCTAAACGTAAAGAGTCAGCACTGTCAGTTATACGCTATATGACATACAGTGTTAGAATGTCCATGTTACCCCATGGTAATGGGATAGGTAACTTATGGAAATGGATTCGTAAGTTTGAAGATAACACTGAGTTTGTATTAGACTTCTTTACTGAATACAGATTCAGAGGACCTAAGTCTGATGACCAATTTAAACGTTTAGTGTCACAACTTGCCACTAGCTTAACTGATATCAATAGTGGTGAAAAGGGAGCGGTGGATGCTACCATTACTGACCGTATGGATAGTCAAAGTGCGGTTAAAGATAAACTACTGGCTAATCCTTGGATAGTACCTTTGATACTTATTACTTACAGTGATATGTTGATGGAGTTACTGAACGTGGCGAAGGATACTAAGTAATGGCCAATCAGAGAATATGGGTAGAGATAGATGCACTGTTAGACACGCGCATTGGTACGCTATCTGTAATGGCTGAGCAGAGTATTGAGAGTATTCTTAAGGGAGACTATTATACGAGAGAGACTGACCAGTTCAGTCTCTTATCTAATATGGTAGACGACGAAGTGTATGTTAATACGTACACTAACCGTAATAAGGACACTCTTAAGTCTTCCTATCTGACACACATGGTATTCTTTTTAAAGGAGTTTATCAGTAGGGTCAATGAAGGGATAATCAGCGCTCCTATGGCAGATAGGGTAGTGATGGATGTTAACGTTCACCCATACTCTTTCAGTAATGAGGAGCGGGAGTTACTGGATAAAGCGTTGTGTGCGCATGTAGGTATTATTGAGATTAATATAGTTTCAGTACACCCAATGCATCAAGTGCCCAACTACTTTAAAGGTACCTATCAGGCTGTGTTTATGTATAACTATTTGGCGTGGTTTAACCTGCACCATAATAACTTACTTAAACATCCTATTCCTGATGTGGCTATGTACATACCTAAGCTAATGGATTACGGTGAAGCGGTAGAGATTAATCGAGAAAAGCTAAAGGCGCATAAAGAAGCTACTCACCTGTCAAAGACCATTAAGGCCTTCGACGCGGCGAGTATTGCATTGACTGGTTATGTCAACCTTCAGTTTTTAGATGTAGAAACGTTTAGTTTATTAAAACCATAACGTTACTCGTCTTCTTCTACCATACCACCTTCTTCCATGAACTGCTCATGTGTTAACTGTGACAAACCAATGTCTAGTTCACCTTCAGCGACTTCACCTACATCAACTGTTCCTTCTGGTAAAGAAGTAAGTTCGTGTTGTACGGTAGAGTTTGTTCTTAGGAATGGGTTAGTGGATGCACCACCTTTAAGTATAGCAGCAGTCATTAATGCAACTGCATTATCTTCTGCACCTTGCTTCTTATCTTGGTCCATTCGCTTCATAGCAAGTGCTGTGGTATCTGCACCGTTAGCTAATTCTAACAAGACACGTCTGTCCCTATTACAAGTAGGAGGACCTGCTTGAGTCATGTCATCTAACATTGCCATACGCATACGCTGGGTCTTGGCAAGTACCTCATCTTCTGAGGGATTAATAAGTAGTTGAGTAGTCATACAGATTACCTCATCCTTCGAAATTACTGACCTACATTACCTACGTAGTGTCGCGTGATAAATAAACCCCTTACTACAAGGAGTCGTGAATGTTTAAAAGTCCAACTTGGCAAAGCATTGCCCTATGGTTTAGAATGCACGCATTCGGACATCGTTTTAAAACACATACCAGTAAGCTGGATGCAAAGTTATTGGGTGGGATTAGTGACACCTATACGACCAATGACTTAAAGTTTTACACGAGCAAAGTCGGTGAAAGTATTAGCGTGACAATGTGGCATGTCAACGCAGAGCGGTTTATCTCGTTCATACAGATACTACACGATCATATATTAAAAGAGGATAACATCCCTCAGGAGTTGTTAATAAAAGAAAGGGAAAGGGTAACATTAAGTTTGGATAATTGGCTAGTTGATGACGAGAATTACGACATTGACATCCAAGCTTTTTGGGAAACATTACTGGCGAGTACTTATGATATTTACGAGAAAATGGAAGAGTTAGAGTTATCTGACCCGGCGAAGTATGCCTACTATACTCGTAGAATGATGGTGCTGTTTCAAGATATATCGACAATTATGGGAGGGCTCAGACGAGTCGTACTACTGGACTATGGCAAATAATAACGAAGAAGATAAAATAAGTGTCAATACCATACTGACAGATTCGTTTCGAAGTATTGTAAAAGCACGAGGACCTCTGTCTAGATTGTATCGTATAATCTTAGCAGACCTAAAAATTGGCCCCATGGTTTGGGATAGATTAATGGAGCGTTACTTAGACGACCCTAATAATCATATTCCTAAAAGTGGGAAACAACGTTCTACCGAACGAGGTAATCTTTCAAAACAATTAACCTCTGACCCAATGAGTATCAAAGGGTTTCTAAAGGGGATGAAGTTCCTAGGCGCTACCCGTCTTAAATTTACCGTAGAAATAACACGACGTAAAGAAACTAGTATTCATAGCGTTGAGTTAGAAATGGCCTCATCTGATGTACAAGAAACAATAGATGAAGCTGACGATTGACATAGATGATATGTAGGGCCGTGTGGTCCTACGTATTCTTTTTTTGCCTTAATGAGGATGAATAGATGTCCAGCTTATTTAACTCTGCACAGAAACAACTACCTAAGATAGTGGATTTATTCTCCCCTCCAGAAAAGGATAGTACGTTACCTGCATTAGCAGCTTCTAGTAGTATATTAAGAAGTGCTCCTAATCCACCTAGCAGTACCTTAGATAAGATAAGTAAATCTACTAAGGCGATACCTGATACCAAAGTTACCAGCTCTTCATTATCAGATGCTACAGGTAAAGCTATATCGGTTGCAGGTATTAAACCAGAAGCCTTAACCAATATTAAAAGTATCCTAGAACAATCTAGTAGTATTGGCGTTGAGAAGGTTACGCTACCTGATGGTACTATAATACAAAAAGCTAAAGATACACAGCTAGGTGAAGCTGCACAATTACAATCTGTTATGACTGCATTACATGGTCAGTGTGAAGTCTTACATATACGTGATGTAAACTCAGCAGGTGCATTAAACGATAGTATTATCGACAGTGCAATGGGCTTAGGACTTTCTGGCCTATTGGACTGCTTAGCAGGTGTTGCAGATTTAAACTTTAACCCTAATAGGGCAATCGCTGCTTTAGGCAGTGTAATTGATAAGGGTGATAGTAGTACAGTTAAGTCTTTAGGAGGTATGGTAGGTGCCGGTAATATTACTGCTAAGTATCCGGATATATCCAAGCGACTTTTAAAAGGTTATAGTAGTCCTAAGGGTTTATCTAATAATGAAAAGGTTGCTGCTGCTGGAGAGTTGATTAGTAACCTAAACGTTATTGACCCTACGTGGAGAGGTACTGGTACACAGACTAGTCTCAAGTCGTACGAGAATATTAGTCCTGATGCTAAAGACGTATTGGCCACTCATCCAGATACTGCATTAGATATGCAATTGATTGATGTTTATCGTAAAGATAATGTTAGTAACTTAACTAGTAGTTTCTATCCTTTATCTAGAGCAAACGCATAAATAGAGACTGGGTAATCCCCAGTCTCTTATGCCGTATTAACTTCGACCCGTACTTCTATAAGCGGCTGATAATACCCTACCTGGTAAACTAGCAGCAGCTTGCTGTGCGTAGAATGCAGGGGACGTGTACTTCTCAAACTCCTGTGCAGCTGTTACCCAATTACGTTTTAACTTTTGAATAGGGTAAAACTGTTCAGCTAATCCTAAAGAACCTAATACTGCCATATAGTCAGTAAAGGCTGAATCATCATCAAAGATGCCCGTACTAGTAGATAAAGGCATGTGCATCACACTAGATAAATCTTTAACAGAGAACGTTACGTCAATGCCCAGTGGTAATGTATCTACTGACCAACCTATATTTCCCGCGCCACGAGTAATACTAATTGAATCAATAATCCCCAATCTAGTTTGGTTTCTACCTTTAGAGAATAACTCTAAGATAAACGGTGAGGTATAAGATTGCTTACCTGCCGACCTTGGTAGTGCCCCTGCCAATAACATAGCAAGTGGAACGTACAGGTTAGTAAATATACTCATCTTATTACCATACGGTGCCCGTAGCTCTAAGGTATAACTTGCACTAGGTAAGTCAGCTGTAGACGACTGCCAATGTTCAGGTATATCTACAAATGCAGAACCACCCAAAGCAGCAATACCACTTAGACCTACTCCATCTGCAACACCTGCAACTACATCTTTAGCTCCACCGATTAATCCCTCTATAGCACTAGCAACAATACCTTCACCTAGATTACCATCTAATGTTGAGAATCTAGCAGAGGCAGCAGAGGATGACATTCCATTTATCTTACTTTGAATATCACTCTCACCGGTGCTGTTATTAAACGATTCACTCACAGTACGTTCAGGTAGTACTTTCAAAGTTATCCACTGACTACCGTCTGATAACTCACTAGATAAGTGGTCGAAGAATCCTGATTCCCAAGCACCGATAGGGTCATTCTTCTCTTTATCCCCGTCTGCACCAGTAGCCATAGTGGTAGCATGATATCTAGTCATGTACTCTTTTATAGTAGGCTTAGGGTCAGTGAAGTCAATATTATCTTCCGATAAAGAACGAGCAGCTTCTTTAAACGCTTCAGGTGTTGTAGCGTTGGATAGGGCATTTTGTTGTAACACCATCTGCCTACTACGAATCCGTTGGGCACGGTTAGCAACTGCATAAATATCGATCCCACCATCAGAGCGAAAGATGTCAGGTAATAATTTGTTATATGCCTCTATGTCAGTAGCTGTTAAAGACTCATCGTAATTTGGCACAGCCTTACCGTCTTTAACACTATAGCCCTGTATGTCAGAGGCGGCTATTAGACCCATGTTTACAGCGATAGTATTTACCATCGTGTTAACAGCATTCCAATATAACGGCATAGTGGGTTTCAAGTAATAGTATTTACTATACGGCTTCTCTAATAAAAACCTTAATGCTCTACCTGCAACTACAAAAGGAATCAATGGAGCAGTAAAGATAAATCCCGCTACCAATCCGATGTTGTAAAGTATACCAGTAGATTCACCAGTACGTGCTAACCTTCCTGAATCGGGGTCATAAAAGTTAGTAAAGAATTGTGTTAACGAGTTGTACTCTGGCACACCGAATCGCATATGTACTTCCACTGCGTTATCATCGATGGCTTCTGAATAATATCTACCCATTCCCTTAGATAGAGAATGTGGTGAGTTCACTTTTAAATCTGCATGACGTGTGAACTGAGGTGAAGAGTTTATGGCGTAATTACCTCCTAATGTAGTATCCGTGTATTTAGTTGAGGCAGTGGTATAGTTACGACGTCTGTCATCTACAGAATCGATATCACTTGCTCTTAACATAAATGCTTGACGCAACCACAAGGTATTGTCTAAATTGTCAGTAACGGCCATGGTTACACTCCTAAGTTTGTCGGTACACAAAATAAGGCTGGGAGCGTTAGCCCCCAGCACGTATTATGCACGTTTCTTCATATCAACCACGGGACTGGCCGGAGCCTTTCCTTGGTTAGAGGTACGTTTAAGTTGCTGTCTAAACCCTTCTAACTTGGCAGTAACTGCCTTAGGCTTTTCTTGCTCCTTTGTCGTACTCATTGACTTTAATGCATCTTCAGCTAACAGACCACGGATATCTTTCAATGTGCTATCCATAGACCTTTGTGTACCTAGACTTTCCCTAAGTATGGCATTAACCTCCTTGAGTTGTTCATTAGATACACTATCCATATATTGTTGCTGTTGAGTAATTAAAGCAGCGCTCTCTACATTACGACGACGTGTCTCATCAATTGCTTTATCCGTACTAGCTATCGGGTCTACCGAGGTAGGTAATGATGCTTGGTACTTCTGTTTCAATCTAAAGTTTGCATCGTCTATAGAGAAGTCAGCGGGCTTACGTACTATAGATTCCTTATCAGGATTGTAAGCTTCACGCGTTACCATATCAACTACATTACTAGCAGTACCAGCTGTAGCCAACCCTGCCAACATCAACTTACGCTTGTCTCCAATACGAGCATCGTTACTAGCATACTTATCGTACTGTGAAACACCCGTAGGAGGTGGAGTGGTTGGTAACTTAGGTTTAGCTTTCATGGTAGATACAGCACTTGCTGCACCGGTAGCTGTGACTATTGCTTTAGCAGTTCCTTTGGGTTTATCACTATCCTTAGCATCAACAGCACCTACCGCCTGATTCAACGCTGACATTACCGATTCAGAGTTTACATTCTCCCCTAGGAATGGAGATACGTTACCGATAGCTTTACTACTTTTCAGTAATTCAACTGCCTTTTGTACGTACTTCTGTTTTAGAGGGTCATCCAACTCATCATCAACATCTGTTAAATCAGCATCTTCATCTGCTTTACGCAATAAGGTTGCATGGGTTAATAGGGTTGGTTTAAATACAGTTTCATACCAACGAATGAAGTTCTCCATTGAAGCACGGTCATTAGGGTTAACTTGGAAGTTTTCCCCATGCTCCTCAATGATATCGTTTAAGTCTATCCTTGATAACGATGCTTTACCGTCATTGTCAAAGTTCACTTCATCCATCATGTCAGATTCTAAACGTCTTACTGCACGTAAATGGTCTGACGATTCTGTATTTATACCGTACTGGGAAAAGCGTACTTTCTCTAGCGGTTCAGTGTCTCCACCGTCTGCTAAATACTTCGCACCTTTATACCCGTAATAAGCCGCAGTGGCTGCAAGTCCTACTGGACCTAAAGCTGCACGACCTAACATTAAGGCACCTTTCCCTAAGGTAGCTAGTAGACCACCGCCTCCTAATGAAGCTAATAATCCACCACCTGCGGTAGCCGCCCCGGCAGTAGCAGTAGTTGCACCAGCCGCTGCTGCGGTAGCACCACCCATACCTAACATACCAGCTGCACCTAATTTCAATGCAGTACCAGCACCCTTCACCTTATCAATCCCTGCTCCAATTAAGTTCTTAGCACCAGAGAATAGTCGACCAAACTTACCTCTAGGTCGTGAGGCCCTTGCTGCTTTCTTAGCAGCTCTCTTAGCTTTACGTTCTTCCTTGTTACCCAATCGGTCTTGGATTGCATCAGCGCCCAACTCACCTGCTACTTCAGAACCCATATCGCCTAGTAGACTACCATCATCCCCTTCTGAATCTCCAGAAGAGAAAGGATTCCATCCACTTACTTTCTTACCAAAGGCCCCTAACAGACCAGTGACAGAACCAATAAGTGCAGAACCAGGACCTGATATAGCTGCCATCGCTCCTTGTTTGGTAGCTTCAGCTTTCTCTTTAGCTTTTTGACGTAGGTCTTGGAAACTACCATCCCTTACTCCATCCCCATCGGTATCGGCTTTGGTCTTTTCAACCTTAGCCATCCTGTCATCAATCAATGTAACAAGTTTATCAATACCATCTGATACCTTAGCTTGTCCTTGAGCTGATACGTCTTTTAAATTAGTAATACTGTCTGTGAATAAAATAGACGTTCGTTTATGAGCATCTGTAATCTTATCTACTGCTGTATCTTTAAAAGCGGGCATTGAGTCTTGGGTACGCTGTTTAAACATGGATAGTTTTTCAACACCCATATCTACCGCACCGATTGCCTTATCTTTAACCTCAGGTAATCTATCCTTGACGCGGTCAGAGAGCTGGTCGAACTTATCAGTAGCCCTCTTAGCAATAACTTTAGTTTCATCAACCTTAGTCGTTACAAAGTCAGAGTCCATAACATCCTTTAGACTGTTAGGTAATGCTTTAAACTTTTCAGTTGTAAAACCACCTACTGGAGGAACTATCGGACTATCAGGGCCACCGGTATCAGAGGAACTAGAATCATCCCCAAATTGATAAGGGCCGAATATCTTAGCAAGGTCTGCATTGATGATAACTTCTTTAGCATACTTGGCTTTACCAAATTTACCATCGACACTATCACCTCCAAAAGAAGGCATTACACCTTGGAGTAAACCTGTTAGTCTACCGAAGATACTTTTAACTTCATTACCTTCTTCATCCGTACCACCTACCAATAGATTCTTATAACCTACCGCAAGCTTCTTCCCTAAGTTTAATCCTTTTCCCAGTACGCTTTTACCAAAGCCTAATACGTTATCTAGTATCGATTTAAACTCCAACTTACGACCAAAGACATCTACTAAGCCTTTCTTCATATCCGCAAGACTAAGGACTACTTCACCCTTAGAGTTTAATACATCACCGTCGATATCATCAAACGAGGAAATCACCTTACCTGTTTTAGCAGAGATGTATTCGCCACGTTCCATCAATATCTTAAGTAGACGAGGACCTGCTTCACCACGAACGTACACGTCTTTTAGTTTACTGCCTCTATCGGTGATAAAGTCAATACCTTTACTTGCAACGTTCTTGGCAAACTTCAACCCTCCACCAATACCTCCGTAGTATGCTTGAAGGAATTTTAAAGGAGCAGACATCAGTCCCTTTAATCCATTAAGTACAACAGACTCACCTTTGGCACCACGTAGTCCTTTCAATGCATCTTCAGCACTTAACACTATTTGACCAGTATCAATATCCTTTACTGCACCTTTGATATCATCGAGAGATTTAATTACTTCACCCGTGACAGCGTCTACGTACTTACCCGCTTTTAACTTAGCCCCATAAAGACTAGGTAGTTGTAATCCTTTAACATACAGGTCACCAGTGATGTCCTTAGCTTTACCCTTGAGCATGTCAAAAGCACCACCGGCTACATTCTTAGCAGTTTTAAGAGCACCTCCTCCCATGGAGAATACACCTTTATAGTAACTACCTAATGCACCCAGACCACCTTTAGCAATACCCTTAGCACGACCAAAAGACTTACCTAGAATGCCCGGTCCTTTATTAGCACTTACACCAGAACCATCACCCATTGCCATACCAGACGCTATACCTAGTAGTAACGCTTTAATTTCAGATAGCGTTTCATCACTACTACCTGAACGTTGCTGTATTTCTTCTAGATACGGAATGTATGCTTCTGGTATAGACTCCATGGTTTCTTCGTCGACATCACGATTAGCCCACGTGTCTAGTCTAGCTATCATGCTAGTGGTTAGGTTATTACCTAACTCTAACGTGGTGTAGATAGATTGCAATATACTATCTGGTAATTCTGCATCTGTTGATTTAGAGATAGTGTTAGCAATGTTAGTAATACTACGCTGTAACTTCTCAGGAGGTAATGAGTCGTCAACGGTCACATTTACCATTGGTTCTGTGGTATCAGATTTAATATCCTTACCCGCTATGACACTTTCCAAGTCTTGTGAAATAGTATCCCAGATGAAATCAGAATTAACCTCATCACGGATTCCATCTTTACCCTTACGGATAATGCCTGCCTCACGTAACTGGTCTTTGTTAGCAGTAGCTACAAAACTATTAAGCGTATTCTGTACGTTTGGTAAGTCACCGGCCAATCGCTTAACAGCCGTATTATCTTCTACCACACGTTTAGATATATCAGACCCTTTACCCACTTTACCACTTTCATCTATCTGGTAACGATTAGTAATGAGCTTTCTAATCTCATCTATCTCGTTACTGTCATCCACTTCAGTGTAAGTAGAATAATCGGCATAACGCTCAGGAAAGAACCCTCTGCCATCGTTAAGGTCTTTTAGTATTTGCACACCAAACGACTTACGGGCTTCAGGAGATAACTGTCCTTCACTATCTAATCTATCCAATACATCCTTTGTTCTAACTGCAAGTCCTTCTCTAGACGATTCAGGTCTAACCGCTTCACGAACATCATTCGCTACTTTACCCATACGTTCAAACGATTCTGATTGAGTAGAGAAAGTTAATCTATCCGTAGTAGCATCACCGGTATTGTTAATCTCTAGTTGCTGTAACATTCTAGACAGATAACCTGGAATGATTTCAACAATAGAACGGCGAGTCATGAGATCAAACGGAACGGCTAATAATGCATCTTCTTGTAGATTTTGCAATACAGAACCTTCATCCTCACGGACAGTACCTACTAGGTCACGTAACGTATCGGTAAACCTACCCAACATTCCATAGTCGTCAGAACGTCCTTTACCAAACTCGTTGATAATTTCATTTTTGTTATTCAGTGCAAATTGCAGTTTGTTATTTAGGTCTTTAACGCGTTCGTTATCACCTAACATCTTCCCGCCCACTTTAGATACCTTAGCACCTAATCGTGAAGCAATGTTACCACCAACAAATCCACCGATGCGCTGGCCAGTGGTTTTCTTCTCACCGGTCATCTCTTCCATTTCAGCCATCATATTGACAGCGTCTATTGCACCTGCACCTTGGGATAAACCTTCAGAGAAGTTACCTGCTACTTCTTTTGCCTTGTTCTTAATATTGTCAATGACTCTACCCTGAACACCGGCCATCTTACCTTGTATAAAGTCAGCGCCTTTGCCAGCTAATCTATTTCTCATCTCTTGAGTATAACTTTCAGATAAGAGTATCTTAGCTTCGTCCGGTAGTGCAGTATTCTTAGCAACGGCTTGTAACTGACTGACTAAATCAACAAAACCTGCCTTTGAAACATCCAGTAAATCCCTAGCAGTAATGTACTGACGCTGATTGATCATCAACATTCGCTGCTGATACTGTGAGGTAATACTATCTTGATAGGATACTAAACGACCAATACCCTGTTGTAATAACTGGGCCTGTTGCATGGTGGATGTATGGCGGGCTTGTTCTTTACCAGACTCAATAGTATCTTGAAGTAGTGTACGGCCAGTTTGACTATCTTGATATTCTGCTTGGGCCTGCATAAACCCTTGCATGGAAAGGGCGACTTCAGATTCCTGCATCTGTTCTCTAGTAGGACCACGGTCTACTTCAGTTACCTTTAATTTCTCTTCTAATTTATCAGCAAGAGATTCCGGTAAGAATCTACGCATTCTTGGTAATTGAGTACGTGCTGCATTTTTAAATTCATTTAAACCGGGACGGATTGCATCCTTAACGTCATCTACTGTGGAAGATATCTCACGGCTTAACGTATCGGCGGCATCGAGTGTACCTTTATATCCCTTTGGTAAGGAATCTTTAAGTACGTTGCCTATAAATCCTGTGTCAGTAACTCTTTCTTTAAAACCCTCCAATGCGGAGGTCGTAACAACGGAGACTGCTTTACGATCTTCTTTAGGGCGAGTAACTCCCGCCTCAAGACCGTCAAAGTCATATCCACCGTCATCTAAATCGTCGAAATTGATATCATCAGACATATTTAAGATACCTTATTTATTACCTATGCGTCATACTTTGAGTGACCTATAGCAAACAAACCATATGGGAACGACTATTATGAGCTTGCCTAAATTACCCTTTAATATCACTTTATTATCTAATAGTAAGATAAAGGCGGGACTACGCGAAATCACTACCTTGGATATATACGATGGACAAACAACTAACTTCCATCCTGAAGGTTTATTCTCTACTCAGATTTTCGGTCGGGTAGGAGAAGAGATTAGAGACAGAAACTTCGCTTTCATTGATTTAAAAGTATCTGTCATGCATCCCACTCTTTACAAAACACTTACTAGAATGCGAGCCTTATATCAAGGTATTATGTCTGGTAAAGTGTATGCTGTTTTTGATCCTGAACAAAAAGACTTTGTCAGTTCAGATGAGCAAAGTGGTAGAACCGGTTATGCTTTCTTTATGCGTCATTATAAGGACATTGAATTTAGCCGTAATAATAGTAAGAAGCGCGACCTTTCTATTGACCTACTGACTAAACATCAAAACGATGCTATGGTCAGAAGAATGATTGTTATCCCAGCTGGCATTCGTGATATCATTATTGAAGAAAACGGTAGCGTTAAAGAAGATGAGATTAACGCCTTGTATCGTCGTGCTATTTCTATTGCCCGTACAGTAGATGTTACTGATGGTAATATTAATAACGAGATACATGACAGTGTTAGATACAACATGCAGTTAACCTTTAATGCCGTCTACGAGACACTGCGTAATATACTAGAAGGTAAGAAGGGATTCATTCAAGGTAAGTGGGGTAGTCGTAAAATACTCAACGGTACACGTAATGTTATCTCTGCTATGGATGTATCGTCTGCTAATGCTAATGATTTATCCATGCCTACTGTGAATGACACCATGACTGGATTATATCAATCCATGAAAGGTTGCTTACCTGTTACTATCTATTGCGTTAAACGTTCTATCGTTTCTGATATCTTTTCAGTAGACAGTAGAAGTATTCCTTTGGTTAATAAGAAGACCTTACAATTAGAACACGTCGACGTTAATAGCGATACGGTTGACCTATGGACATCCTCTGAGGGTATTGAGAAATTAATATCAGGATATGTGGATATAGACAAGCGACATGAACCTATTGAAATAGCCGGACATTACCTAGGTCTTATCTACGACGATGGTGAAACCTTCAAAGTCTTTAACGACATGAGTCAGTTCCCTAGTGGTGCAGGTAAGGACAAACCTATTGCTGAGGGAGAAGACCATACGTTAGACCCTAAGTATGTAAGACCATTGACGTGGTGTGAGTTCTTCTATACAGCCTGTTACGAACGTTTCAGTACGGTGAAGGTAGTAGTGACTCGTTATCCTGTTACTGGATTAGGTTCTACGTATCCTAGTAATCTTTATCTAAGAACCACCGTAAAGGGATTTAATAGGGTACCTTTAGATGAGAACTGGTTACCGGATGATACTAGACTCCCTGCCACGCAGATGCCTGATACAATAAACAAGGGTAGTCATGTAGATACGGGTCAAGTTCACTCTTCTAGATTACAAGGTTTAGGTGGAGACTTTGATGGTGACACTGTGTCATTTAACTTTGTCTATACTCAAGAATCTGTTGCAGCGGTAGATAAGTACTTTGATAGTAAAGAAGCTTACTTAGACCCAAGGGGTGGTTTACAACATGCCTCTAGTGATTTAATTGAATGGACTGTACGTAACATGACAGCATAAACAGCGGCAGGGATTACCCTGCCGACTATGCCGTATTGGTGACTATTTCAGACATATATTACCTTGGTGAATATAACTACTAACCCATTACAACGAGGGGATTTATTATGGAATTTTCAAAAGAAGCATATCACAAAATACTTTTATCTGCACATGAAAGTAAAGACATTAACACATATCAACGTTTTGCACTATGTACCATATTCACCATCGTTAACAACGTGGAGTATAAAAGCGATATTGGTATTATGGATAGAGTTTCTACCCATTGGAACGTACCTGAGTCATCTGAAACTAGTAATCTACTAACGGTTCGTTTAGTGGGTGAGTACCTAACGGTTTATGGTAGTATTGATAAAAATAAGCGAGCGCGTATTGAAATCCTTACAAACAATGGTGGGTTGAACTTTAACAGAAGTATCAGTAACGTAACCTTAGACTCTATTAAGAATCTTGAGTACGATATAGTAACCGAACTATTAGAGACTACGGGTTTAACCATTAAAGATGTTAAACGGGAATTGAATAGTGGTAAGTACCGTATAGTTAAAAACATTGATGAGCAGTTGACTATATTTCAATCTAAATACTGGGAGGCACAGCGGGAAGTACAGGCTGACAAAACCGTCAATTCTGAGAGTAGTCGAGAACATGAACAATTTCATACTGATTGTGAAGGTATAATTAAAGCTATACGTTCAGGTCTAACTGCACCCGAAGAGTTAGATAGGTACGTGGCTAGGTTGGCTATGCAGGCCATCCTTTCACTTCCTTCTAGAGGGATAACGTGTAAGTTTACAAGACACACGGAATCAGGGGCCTTTGCATGTCATATTTACAATAGCGACTACATTATAAATATCATTATAGGTGACGGTCAAGGATTCTTGAAGGTAAGTCATACTGCAAGTGGTATGAGATTTTCTAGAACTAAAGAACTAAACTTTGCCAGTGCTGAATATAACTTAATAGACGGTTTGATAACTAAGGTTAAACTATCCACTAATAACTCATGGATGGTACCTTCTATTAAACTGCCAAACGTAGAAGTGACATTTACTTCTATGGTTAATAAGTTACACCCGGGTGAGGATACTGAAGCATTATCAAAGTCCACCGATGGTGGTCAAGGAGTTAATCCAATGACTGTACAAGATAGAATAAATGAGTTTAAGACCATAGTGATGGCGGACAAGGAATGTGATTTTGGAAGTAAGAGGGATTGCTATGTTCAACGTATGGTATTTAAATTTATGGAGAATACGAATAACCATAAACATTTAAGCGATTCGGATATTAAGGCTGGCCTTTATGTTGAAATTAAAGGGGGGTGGTTATGCGCATCTGTAGGTCTATTTAAGAGCGGTAGAACTACTCTCGCTATTAAACATAAGGCATCCGATAGGAAAATTGATTCCAAGGTAGTGGATGCAATAGTCCGTAACGGATGGGATATCCTTACGCTACTGACTACAACTCCTACCCTTAAAGTTAAAGATATAACTAAAGATGCTTTTAAATCGTTAGATACTATATCAAATAAATCGTGGGCAAGTACTAAAAGTAACCAAGTACAGTACTTGAGAAATGTAAGCCAGATAAAAGAGCGCTTTATCGATGAGATTATAGAGTCATCAACAGGGGAACTTAATCACTCTAATGAATTTGGTCTACTTATACTTACACTAATAGCGTATTATAATGGCGGGGATGAGTTTAACGTATCGGTGGGTGATAGGTATATGACTTGTACATTAACGTATGATAATTATACGCTAGATGTAACCTATGTAAATGGTAGGGTGAAGGTGAAATTGAAAACCAATGGAGGAGAAGATCACACCGACGTATTACATCGACTGTTGAATAACAGATTCAATATAATAGATGCATTTCGTAATAATGGAAAGATATCGCCTACGGATCTTGTGGACATACTTACGTTAGGAAAAGGAGGAGGGATGGTACTGCCTATGATGTTAAGTAATAATAGATTAGTGGATATTCTCTGTGAACGTTATGGTGTAGAACCAAATACGTTGAAAGGGAAGTGTGATGTGAATACAGTGGAGTCAGTTTTACCCGATAAGGATATACCAACTGAGGGTAAGATGGTTGAGTTAAAGGTACAGTTACTCACCCACGAATATCGCGCACAGACCATACGTCAACCCTTAAGTCTTGAGTGGTTAGCGTTCGACCGTGGATTGGTACAATGTCCACCCGAACAAGACCCCTACAAACTAGACTATCCAACATGGTCGCCGTTACCCTCCGCGTACGGTAAAGGTACGTCATACGTAAATGAGCACATTAGATATAGCGGTATGAACGTTATGCCTAACAAACTCCCTATTAAACTGGTAATACCTACACCACTAGGCTTTATCACGTATGACAATACAGGTGAGAGTATTAGGTTAAATATGCCTGTGAATATTGCAATAGCTTTCTTCTGTAAAGATGTAAATATGCCATTGCAATCTACTGAGGATGAAATACTGACTACATTACTAGGTACTGGTAATACGTCAAGTATTGTAGAACATCTCTGTATAATGAAGGAGGCGTTTAAGTAATAAATAAAGAGGGGGGTACTGCCCTTCTTTTTTTGTTCCTCTGAATATGAAAATACGCGTTACGGCATATTACATGAAGTATTATGTTAATTATCATTATATCCCAATAGGACACTTTCCCCATGAAATGTAAATCTTGCAACACGACAATGAAGTCACTTGTCAAACATACCTCTCCCGTTTCTGACTCTAAAGAATTTACACTCTTTCATTGTACATGTGGAACTATACTTAAAGAAGGACGTGATGCACATTTAGGTAGCACGTGGATATTAGCCAATGGTACATTAGTAACTGATAGGGCTTGCAACATCAGTATGATAGACCCAGATGTTGACCGTTCTGATAATGGAATGGGCGATTGGCAATTTGCCGATAAGGTAGTTGCAACCGCATGACGTAGAGGTGGGGGTTGTCCTACCTCTGCTTATGCCGTCAATTGACATCCTAGACATTTACACCCCTATATTACCTTGGTGAATGCGTACAATAAAGTACTGTTCTTTAAACTTAAAAAGGTATACTACCCATGAATACATATCAATCTAAAACACAGCTTTGGACTAACGCCACCATGCCTACTATACTGGCTTTTATTAGTCAGAATAATGAAGGGCGCGTGCTGAAGTATATTAATAGTAAGTTACAACCTTACCTTTTCCAAAAGAAAACTCTACCCAACCTGTACATCTCTCACGACCCTATCCCTGATTCATGGGACGACGAGCATGAAGGATTGAAGGGAGCAATACTAGATTTAGATTTACCTAAAGACGCTATATGTATCTGTAAAGATGCTGACGATAGATTATTATTAATCCTAACCTCTACCTTTGAGAACATCATCATATCTGACCTACATGCCAGTGGAACAAGTAAAGTAGTAGTATCTAGTGTATCTGATAAATTATGTCAACTATTAACGCCGCTAGTCAAAGGTGCAATGAGTGATAATAGTTTAAACTTCATCATTGGTAACTTCGCTGATGAGCTACCAGTCACCGTTAGGTTAAAGAATCTAATTGAATTTTACAACGAGGAAAGTATCTAATGGTAAACATATCTAAACGAGCACGTTCAAGACTAATACGTATCATGGCACTCAACACCACTAAGTATCTGTACGATACAATACTTACTGCTATACATCTATATGTTCGCAATACAGAAAAGAGCATGGTACAAAAGGAAGTGCTTTCTGTTAGGTTAGGGAACTTTAAAAGTATCATTGACCTTAGCAGTGATAGTGATGAGTCTGCTATGATACTAACGTTGACTACTAAAGAGGATAGGATAGTTCTTACATTCAATCTTAAAGAAGGGAACGTGGGTATCGATACCACCTATGATGGTAAGGATGCTACTAAAGAAATGGAAGGCTTTAGAGAGAACCTACAGAGCGTGTTCAAGGTAGGTGGGAATGTATATGAGGGCTTCCCATTAACGGACTCACCCACTGCTAAAGATGCTATTAGGGAAACAATAGATGAAGTGGTAGGTAGCGGACACAATATTGTCAGTGCCTCATTCCAATTAGCGGTAACAATACCCTCTATTGGTTTACTAAATGATTAACCTGTGGTAATATAAATAATCGACGTAGGAGAAGGGGGGATTAATCCTCTCTTCTTCTATGCCGCATCGTGTGTATAGTATTTATTTTTTTATATCAGGAGGTGCGAATTGATTAGTAAATCACAACTACGTGAACTAGAACGCTGTACTCGCAACCTACTAACTGTAAATCGCGGTATAGCTAGTTCAATGATTAACATTCTAAATAGAATGGAACAGAACCCATTAGATAGGTCTGTAATGGTCCTAGACGGCCCTCTGGCAGCAATACAGGTTAATAGTAACCCATTGGTACATGTAGGGATAGAAAAGTCTAATATAAGCGTTGTATTAAACCACGTCGATTATGAGTTAAAGGTAAGGGTAAAGCAAAACTCTTGCGGATTCTATTATCGTCAAGTTGGTGCTAAGCGAGACGCTGTGATAGAGCAATTAAGTCGTGTAGTGTCTCTAGAGGGATGGGATATTGTTGACGGTACATTACAGGCTAAAGACACTAGTGTTAGAGAAACATTAGTAGAATTTAAACATAGTACGCCTCCAACCGATAGTGATGTAATAACATTAGAAGGTAAGTTAAGAAGTGCTGTGGATAACCTAGAGGGCTCCTGTAGTGTCGACTATGCCTTTTATGGCTGTAGTAACCACAACGGTGGGAGTGATAAGGAGATATTAACGTACGCGTCGTTACAGGAACGATTAGGGATACATAGATACCGCTATGGGAATGTATTCTCAGGCATCGCAATGAATGACCTAATAGAAACCACTGTAACAGATTTAGTGTGGACTCATGAAAACGTGGGCACGGACTTTGAAGCGTTGTATGTACTTATCCCTACCATACGAGGTAGTATTGTGATAATCGTTGAGAATGGCGCAATCCTATTTGCTATCCCCGATAAGATTAAGCACTTGCTATCGTTAAACACAGGATTCATTCCAGGTATGTTACTGGCTGAGATTATACTAGGTTCATTCCCATTTGATGATATCTCTTCAAGGATGAGGACATTGAATGTTACTATTTAACAGATTTGTTTTATTTGCTAGATAGTAATAAGAAGATGTAGATAATTAAATACATACCCCCTATTTGTTATAATGGGGGGTTTGGGGGGTATAGACTTCAGTAAAGAATAAAGAGATAAAAAAGAAAGAATAAAACAATCAAAGAAACATTACTTGTTATTCTTTATTACCTTATTAGTTATCTTGTTATATTTAGATTAGTAGTAGTAGTAATATTGCTTTGTTATTATACTATCTAATAAACATAACCTTGAGTAGTGGGATAATTATTTGCTATGTCCTGCTGCGAACTGGAACGTATTATAGACCTACATTACTACTATGTAACGGTAACAATACAATAAGGAGATTACCATGAATAACGAATTAAACACTGAGATAGATAAGTACCTAGGCTGGGTAGATGAAGTAGACCAAGTCGAACGAACACTAACACGTAAACTAGAAGGATTGATAATAAGCTTATCTCCTACTATCGATGCACTTAGAGTAGATTGCATTGAACTCCCTGCTACTAAATCATTTCCATTACGTGGTACTATCCATCGGTTAGCACAGGACAGTTTACTACCTGACTATGTTAAAGAGGTTATTAAGTCCACGACTAGCTTCACATCTAGACATGACGTATGCGAAGAGCCTACCATTACATTATGCACTACCAGTACGTTAACTGTATTGATAAAAGTAACAGGTAGTAGTTATAATGCTCACATTAAACGTGAGATTGATAAGTTATGGACTGAGATAGTGTCTTTACGCAACTACCTACTTCATGCACACAAGCTAACATCAAACCCTGCACTGCGTAATGTCAAGAACGCAGAGTTGGCTGAACTATTGGCAGAGATACACCGTAATGAAGGTGTACTCAATGCACTCACTGATATAGCTAGATATCACGTGATTAAAGTGAGGCTGTAATTTAAGGAAGTAGTATGATTTCATATAAGACCACAGTCACTAATAAGAAGACTGGGGAACGTCTTAATACATTTGCTAGTAGAGGAGAGTGTACTAAACATTACTATCCTCTTAAAGACGAACGAGGTAGATTCATCCATGGGGCATTTGAAGAGGCTGAGCGTTTACGTAAGGCGTTAGAGCGTGACCATGAGTCTATCCTTGTATGGACACTAGCAGACGGTACTGAGGTACTGATACAACAACTACGAGTCAATGCACAACCTTTACGCTTTGTCGTTTATCGTGAATCTACTGCTACTGAACATTGGTTTGGTGCTATGAGTGGTATGATTAAACGCACAGGGATACCTGAGGTGGCTATAAACCTAGTACTGAGTCAAGAGACTTGTGTATCCATGGGAGGTTATCAGTTTCAGCGTATTGGTGAGAATAAACCATGGCTTAAACCTGATGAAGTAAAACCTACCTTAGAGTGGCTCTTGCTGTGTATTGAAAATAAAGTACCTCGTACGCTATTGGCTGAATGTTGTCAGTTACTCATAGACCAACAAGAATAAGGAAACGTCAGTTTGAAAAATACCTTATCGCTTCATGTGGAACATTTCATCAAAAGTAGTGATACTAAGAAAATGAAATACGTAGAAGCAGGACACCTTACTTTACGCACCGTACATGCATTTGAGTCGTCCTTTACTACGGATGATGACTTTCATTACCAATCTTACAATATCGATGGGGTATCGGTAGAGGTAGTGGTGTTTAACGAACATCCATACCCTATTGGCTTAACCATAGAAAATAATAAAGGGTTACAGGTAATGCTAGCTTACCATAAAGACGGTAAGGTTACATTCAGCTATGTGCTAAGTACTAAACCTGAAATGGGTTATATGTCGTGGCCTGATAAAGCGCCCTATAACCTCGCCATTGAACGTATATTGGATAACCAATGTAACTTACTAGAGTTGATGCAAAAAGAGCACCACTCATCACTGAAGAAGTTATGTGATACCATCCTATCGTCATAGAGGTACGTATGTCTGATTATTTATCGTTACCTAGTAATAAGAAACCTACTCCTAAGGCTCCTGTGGCAAAACCTAAAAGTAAAGCCAAGCGTGTCGTTAAAAAGAAGAAACAGGAAAAGGTTGCAGAGAAAGTAGTCTATTTGGAATACCCAGAACACATGCGTAATCCAAGTAGAGTATGGTACCGATAGTAATAGGGTACCAAGGGAGTATGAGTGAGCCTATTTAAAAGACACTCAATCGGTATATATTTATCCAAGGAGATTATTATTATGCCAAGTGCAAGCAAAGCGTTACACCATAAGAAGCGTTGGGGAAACGCATATGTGATATTCGATGATAACGAGTTCAGTATTATCCATGGTGACTATCTAGAAGATAATGGAGATGTAGCAGCCGAAGGGGTGTTAGGTATCCGTTGGAATGGTAGTGGTTCAGACCCAGGTTATCCTAAACTATTCAATAATGCAGTATGGATGGTATTACCTAAATGGTTATCTGAGCTTATCATCAATCAAATGGAAGCACCTATTAACGATAGAGTATCCAAACAAAGTCACAAGGCGATGTGGTTAAAACGATTAGGGTCTATTACAGGCAATGACACCTTTCTAAGATACCCTGCTAATAGTTTAGAATTAGAACCAGCAGAGTAAACGACATAGTCAGAGGAGCAGTAGCTCCTCTTTTTATACCTCTCCATCAAGGAAATAAACATGAAATATCATTATAGTTACCAACAGACAGTGGTTATTAACGAAACCATTAACCGTATGTACAGTACTGCACGTGGTGTAATGTCGTCTACCCAATCCGTTATGCTCAGTATACTGACTAAGTTATCACCCTCTATTACCTTAATCCCTAAACAGATTGAAGAAGGTAGATTAATGCATGACATTGGTGAAGACTTTGAACTACCAAAAGGCATGACTATCACTTCATCATTAGATAGCATCTTATTAACTCAAAAGAATCCCTATGTCATCATGGGCTATCTCAAGGGTGAGAAACGTTTAGTAGGGTATATAGACATTGATACTGGTGACCTTGAATCTGAAGAGTTAAAAGTTATCTTGACTAAACTACATGCAAGGCAGTTATATGCTGCTACGCTTACTGCCCAGCTATTACCTTTAATAGAAGATACTGACATGAGTCATTTAAACGGCCACGGTCACTTTATGCCTAACACTATTGAGATAGATGGTGAGGTGATTAAAACTATCTGTTCATTATCTGACACTTACAGTAAACTCATTGCCGATAGCGAAGTAGATGAAACCATTAAACAGTTCATCGCAGAAGAGCCATAGATAATAGGGGTAGTGTAAGTACTACCCTTCTTTTTTTGTTTGTTAGAGTTTTTCTACAGGAAATATAATGCACCAATTTACAAAAGTGAATGCTTTGACTATCTTAAAAAACACTATGGTTCTGTCTGAAAAGGCAGAAGATGATATCCTTAAGCTCAAAGGTAAAATACACAACTTACTATTTAAAGATCATCCCAGCACGTTTAATGAAACCTTGCAAGCATCGAGACCGGCGGCGGTAGATGAAAAAACTGATATGGTTAATTTCATATGGTACATTACCAAAGGCTACGAGGATGCATATTACATTACTCTACCAACAGTGGAGTCTAATGACCCTATCGTAACCGCCATAATACCTTTTACTACTAGCTGCAACTCTTCTGGTATTATATCGGGAAGTAGACCGGCTACGCACGATAAAGCTTGTGAGATAATGGATCGGATATCGGTTATGGAAATATTGTTGGGCAGACTGCAAATAACGTTAAAACAAATAGGTCTAATTAGACTACTGGGACATGACCATTTATTTCCAGATATAGTAACCTTTACGTCTGACCAATTAATAACCCTACTAGATGTAGAGCAGGGTTTATCTAAGTAGAAAACTCCGTATGTAGACGTGTAGGCAATTAGTCTACACGCTCATTCTATGCTTATTCTTTTTTTCTTATCACCCAAGGAGGATACCATGTTATTGTACAAAGACATGTATCGAAAATATGGGATTAATACATTAGCCCAGCTGGTGAATCCACGTACCTTTCCTTTAGACAGTTTAGTGCTGCCTAGAGAGAGTATCGTACATTACCTACCAGTCGATACAGTTGACATTGGTATCGAACCGAGACACCCCTTATTATTAAATTACTCTGATGATATTCTCGTAACACACGTAGAAGAGTTATCAAGTGAACTAGGTCGCCCTCGTGAATTATCAGGTGAAGTCAGACGCGGTATAAAAACATATCACAGACGCTATCGCAACCTACGGTTAATACGTCGTATGGAAACAGCGCTTCGTGACCCTAACAACTTAATAGTGGATAACTACGCTTTATTAACATCAAGTTATCGCTACAGTCGTAATGCATTAACAAGTTATTATCAACACCGTAACCTGTACGATACATTATGGTCTCAGATTGAAACGTTAACCAAACAGTCCGATCGTGAACACTTTATCCCTGTTACTATCCCCACTACTATTCCTGCAATGGGTGAATTTGCACGTGCTGTGAATAAGATTAAAGACGAATCTATTCCTAAGGCACTGTTAGAGTTATTCGTAACTAGTGCTGATTTGTTTATGCTGGATTTATGGTTATTTGTAAATGACGATAATGAAGCTAGTGGTGTAAGTCGCTTATCTGGTGATATGATTGAAAAGCTTAGACGTACTAATTTAGTCTTTATTGAATCAGGTCGTTTTTGTATATTATCATTCAATCAAATCATGCAGTGGCAAGAAGAAGGTACCAGTGAGCTACAGGCTAAGTTGCGTAAACTGTTCTTGCACATGTTTGAATTACGTACTCAAAACAATGCTGTCTTAGTAGAAGGTGTTGAACCTGAAGAAGAAAGTGAGTTAATTGAACCGGTTACTATTATCCCTGCGGATGAACGTACAGATGCTATTAATAGACAAACAGCAGAACTAGCAGAAGTCGGATTACTATCATCAGCAGAACAACGCCGGATGATTACTGCTTCTACTAAGTATAAGTCTATCCCTAATCCACAAGGTGAAGGTACGTTAGAAGACTTACTTAAGATTGACAAAGAGGTTATTGAAAGTGTAGGTAAAGGTAATATTGCCAATATCAATACCGTACCTGACAAATCGATGTTAGGTTCTACCTTATTAGACTTTGACAAGAAGTATGTCAAAGAAGTCATGTCTAAAGATATTGCTGGTATGGTTATGTCTCTACAGGCAGCCGGTGTAGCAGTAACCGATTATAAAGTAGAAAGACAAGTTGATGTGGCGAATAAGTACGATGCTTACACTATCAAATTAGTACCCGTTCGTGGTGTACCGTCTACTATACGTTTTCGTTTACCAGTGGTGGAAGCTAATGGTACGTTTGTTGCAAATGGTGTTAAATGCCGAATGAACAAACAGCGTGGCGATTTGGTAATTAGAAAGACGGCTGCGGATAGAGTAGCGTTGACTACTTACTACGGTAAAACGTTTATCACTCGTTCACCTAAAGCAGTGAATAACTACGGTGGTTGGTTGGTTAAGCAGATTACTGCAATGGGTATCGATAATAAAGATGATAGAATATCTACTATTAACTTTACTAACGTCCATGATAAAACCAAAGACGTGCCTAGACTATACAGTACTATGGCAATGGCTATTCGTCAGTTCACTACTCCTACCTATCATTTTTACTTTGATTATAATGGTCGTAGTAAGTTCTTTGGCGAAGAGCAGGTTGCTATTGTAGAATCTAAAGGTTCTGTAGTAGTGGGCAAACAAGGTAAGTTTCTAATCACGGTTGATAAAGAAGACGTACTTTACTTGCACAAAGGTGAAGAGATAACACCATTGGGTGAAATGCATGAGCTGCTAAATATAGAAGCTAATCGTATCCCTGTGGATGTAGCGGATATCAAGGTGTACTCTAAACAGATATCACTTGGTTTGGTCTTAGCACATGAGGTAGGTTTATCTAAACTTATCAAAATGTTAAAGGCTGATGTAAGACAAGTCCCTCGTGGTACCCGTTTGAATCTTAATGATGATGAGTATGCAATTGTCTTTGCTGACCAGACGCTGATTGTTTCACGTCGTGATAAAGTCGCTAGTATGTTACTAGGTGGGTTAAACGTATACCGTAATAGTATCCGTAATCATAACCTGCACACGTTTGATTCTCAAGATGTGTATTTTAACATATTAAGTGATGCGGGACTATCTGTTCGTTTCGTACAAGAGATATCGTTGATGTACTTGATGTTCATTGACCCTATTTCGAAAGAGATATTGGAAACAATGAAAGAACCCACTGAGATGGTTAAGTTAACCCTACGGTGTGTTGAGTTGTTAACAACTGATGAGTATCCTGATGAAACTGATATGCGACACATGCGTATTAAAGGCTACGAGCGTTTCTCTGGTATTATCTATCGTCAGTTAATAGATAGTCTACGTCAGTATCGTCATCGCCCAGTGATGTCCAAGGCGTCAGTGGATGTTAACCCTAAAGCTATATGGTTAGATGTTATATCAGACCAGTCTCTTAAGATTGTGGAAGATTCAAACCCTATTCACAATTTGAAAGAAAAAGAGTTAGTAACCTTTACGGGTCAAGGTGGCCGAAGTGCACAGACGATGGTTAAATCATCTCGTGTATTCCATCCAACCGATTTAGGAGTCATCTCTGAATCAACACCTGACTCTGCTAAGGTAGGTATTAATACATTCCTAACAGCCAACCCTAAACTCACTAGTTTACGAGGTACGGCCGATACGTACGTTAAAGGTCAAGACGGTAATGCGTCAGTGGTATCTACTACTACGTTAATATCACCAGCAGCAGATAGAGATGATACTAAAAGAACCAACTTAACATCTGTACAATACTCAGCAGCTATTGCATGTAAAGGTTATGTCACCACACCAGTTCGTACTGGATATGAGCAAGTCATCGCTCACCGTGTGGATAAGAACTTTGCATACGCAGCAGAGCAGGATGGTAAGATAACTAAGATTGATGATGATGTCGTCGAGGTGACTTATGCAGATGGTTCGGTAGTAGCATTAGAGATAGGTGATATTTACGGGACAGTAGCTGGTGAAACAGTGAAGCATCGTTTAGTATCTGATGTCTCTATAAACGCTAAGGTAAAGCAGTCTGATATTATCGTGTATAACTCTGGTTTCTTTGAAAGAGACTTCTTTAATCCTACACAGGTAAGTTGGAAAGGTGGGGTAATGGGTAAGGTAGCGTTGTTAGAATCCTCTGATACATTAGAAGATTCATGTGCTATCTCATCAAACCTATCAGGTGAACTATCCTCACCCTCAACTCAGATACGTCCTATCTTAATTGACTTTGATCAAGGGATTCATAATGTTGTTAAAGTAGGGGATGAGGTCACGACTGACTCTATTTTATGTACACTTGAAGATGGCGTCTCTGAACAGACCCAACTATTTGACGAGGAAACTCTTCTATCACTTCAAGCATTAGCGGCTAACAATCCTAAGGCGAAGTTTAAAGGCGTCGTAGAAAGAATAGAGGTAATTTATAATGGTGATAAGTCTGACATGTCTGCTTCGTTGCAGAAGTTGGCTAATGCGTCGGATAGACGACTGGCCGCTCGTAGCAAGCGTCTAGGCCAAGATGAAGCTACTCATGGTCGTATTACTGAGGCAACTCACATTAGTGGGAAGCTAATTGAACATGAGAAAGCATTGATACGCATTTACGTATCGACTGAGAAAGGTGCGTACGGTGGGGATAAAGTTGTATTCTCTAACGCATTGAAATCGGTAATAGGTAGAGTCATGTCAGGTGTGAATCAATCGGAAAGCGGTGAGGACATTGATGCTATATTTGCATACAGTTCTATAGCTAACCGTATCGTTCTATCTCCTGAGATTATCGGTACCACTAACACATTACTACGCGTGATAAGTAGAGAAGCACTTAAACGTTATCGCGAAGTTTAACCAATTGTATTTTAGGTAAGGTTACTTATGAAACATAAAGAAGATTTAGGCCCACACAATGCTAAGATAATGGCTAACGCTGTTCAATTAGCATCAAACGTTTTACACGAAGTGGCGGGTAATGACATCGCTGATAGCGTTGCTGGTGAGTCGTTAGAAAGTATGTTGGCTGACACCATGACAGCTAAAATCAATTCAAAACTTAGTGCCAAGGGAGGTGCGTAATGTTAACTAAACGTACCGTATCGGCCATAGGCCAAGCTGTGTTAAATCACACACAATCAAACGTCTGCCTTAATGCTAAAGAAGGTACACCTTTACGTGACCTTGTTACTGTTATGGGCGGGATTGATAATTCTGCATTAAAAGGAGCCGTTCTTTCTAGTCATGACCACGATGTATTAATTGCTAACTCGTTACACCCAGCCCCTGATGGTGAAGTGCAACATGATACCATGATGCGTCAAGCGGTTTCATTGGCAAGTGACTCAGTTCGTACTATGCTAACTGTAGCACGTACTATGGTATTACCTACGGTTAAAACCATGTATGCTCAAGTAGACCGTAACATTGCTGATATCGTAGGTACGCCTAATCGTCATGCAGTGCTTTCTGTTTACTTAGAAGACGTTTATAACTCACCTACAATGGCAGGTTTAATTGAACGTTTCTCTGAAGCGCCTGTAGAAATTCCAATGCCTAGCTCTGGCATGTATCCTGAAATGGATGGCTTAGAGTTAGAAGAAAGAATGGTAACGGGTATTGCTCGTTTTGATGGCTATCTTAAAACAGTGTTAGATGATGTTGAGCCTGACCTACCTCTAACTATTTACAACTCAGTATTTAGAGCGTCAGGTGTTGACCTTTACTCTGGTCTGTTTAATGCAAGTCTAGCTAGACGTAAGCGCTTCGTTGCTCTTATTACTCAGTTAGTTGCTAAGAGCTTTTTAGAAAAGCCACCTGAAACAACGAATAGTTCACTGTCTGACTTTAATGATAACTGTGCTACCTTTTTACAACAAAGTGGCCGTACCCTTTATCGCATGGTTAAAGAACGTGAACGCTTCAATGCGGAAAATCGTTTAATCACATTCTTCCCACAGCCGGGTAGTACTAATCAGGCTATTGAAGTAGTTGGTGAAGTATACACTCGTTGGTTAGAAGAAGGTGGTTCTCCTGAGTTGTTGATGGGTGCTTGTTTATCTGGTAATCGTGAAGTGTCATATCCCGGTTTGTTAGAAGATAAAGAAAAGTATCTTAAAGTCTATAGTCGTGCTGAACAAATGCACAAGTCTAAGGCAGCAGCTAACCGTACTAGTGCAATGGTTGATGAGACCAGACGCGTTGTATCTGAATATATTCGTAGCTTATCAACAGATGATAAAACGATTATTGATCCTAAAGACGTATTACTTAAACGTCTAGGTGAAAGTTTGGGTACCATCACGTGTGGTCAAAGTACCGATTGTTATTGTTACGTTCGTGAAGTGGTATGTAATGTATTCTACCCTCACACTAACGCTTTAACTATTCTTAAACTGATTGACGAAGCCATAGAAGAGAATCCTAAACTGTCCGTGCGTGAAGCTGGTACAGTGGCCACAATAGATATTGTTGCTACATGGGTTGCCTCTATGATTGATGTCTCTCGCTATCGTTAACTAAAAGGGGTGTATCGTGAATATATCGGGATTAAAACGCAATCCAAAGGCGATACACTCCATATTGGTCCATCGTAATGATGGTACGGTTAAGGTAACTGCTCCGTGTAGTGTACATATACCCAAACGGTATACTACTCGCGAGTTGGCCACCGTAGGTAATGAAGTCAGTATTGTTGGTATGTTTGGAATTGTCACTGGTAATAACTATGGCGTCTGTCGTATTAATGCCATGGTAAATATCAAGCCTACCTCAATCAATACTATTATTATCGACGATACGGAGTATTTGGAATTCCAGTTTGAAGCGGGGGATACGTTATTAACTAATGTGAACTTGGTCAAGCGGGATACGTTAGTTTATCGTATTTATGATGAGATAGTAGCCAAAGGTAACACACCGTGGTATATGAGCTACCAAGATTTAGGGCAGTTATTTGATACAGCCTCATCTTTTGGTGGTGCTAACTTAGGTGCCAACCATGCTATCTTGGAAATGATTACAGCCTCACGTGCTAGAAATCCAAACGATAGAACTAAATACTATCGCCACACACTTAACAAAGCTACACAGTTGGATACAACGCCTCCTGTGATGATTGCATTGAAGAGTGTACAAGATGGTGCTACCAATACCACTGCTAAGTTAATCGGTGCGTATATGGATGAAGGTATTAACTCTGCCTTAGTCGACCCTTCTGAGCGTAGTGAGAAAATAGAAGAGTTGTTACGCACGTAACTAGTTAGGAAATAAACATGAAAAATCAAGCTACTTTAAGCTGTACTGCATTAGCCGGTACGAATAAGGTTGGTGCCCTTAAGCCCGACAGTAATGGTTATTACGAAATGGTGTTAGGTGCCTACGATTTCTTTAACTCATCTAAAGCTATTTATCCATTTACTTCAGCTAAGCATCTTTTCGAAGAAAGCTCTATGTTGATGCGTCGGATTAACAGTGGTCAGTGTCGCAGTGAGTATGGTCATCCTAAGAAGCAACGTGGGATGACGATGTCGGATTACATACAACGTATTGTTTCTATTGAAGAAACTAACATTTGTGCCCATATTAAGTCGATACGTATCGATACTCAATCTGTAATGGATGATAAAGGTAAGCCAGTTACTGCTGTAATTGGTATGGTTAAGCCATCTGGCCCTAGAGGTCCTGCTTTACGTGAATCGTTGGATAATCCCGATGAGAACGTAGCCTTCTCTGTACGTTCGTTAACGAATGATACGTTTGAGAATGGTGGCCATCAAAAGCACATGAAGCAATTAATTACTTGGGATTATGTAAATGAACCCGGTATCTCTATTGCAACTAAGTATAATGCACCTTCGTTAGAAGAGTTGTCTGAAGACTTAGAGATAGTGCCGATGATGTTAGACCGTTGGGAAGCGCAAGAGCAAGGTGCTCATGTTGGGATGGAAAGTATCCTAACGTCTAAGATGGTTAGAAGTGATTTTGGTTGGCAGAAAGTTCAATCAATACTTGTACCCTCTAGTACTTGGTAAACGCATAAACGAGAGTACCTCTTTACATAGAGGTACTCTTCTATGCCGTAATCTAGATTTTCACAGACCTACATTACCTTTACGGAGTATGGCCTACTATGATTAGTTACTAACCCAAACAAGAGGTAGATATGTTTAATCCAATTAAACGATTTAACAAGTGGAAGAGATTTAGATTCCTAAGTAAGCTGAAACCGTTGATAAAAAATACGATGTTTCACGTTAAGCAAGGGGATGTAATTTGGAGCAGAGAAGATATTTACGGTGAGGACCACTGGTTAAAATGGAATGTCCACATTGACAGTATGGTGGGGGCAGTGAGCTTTAAAAGAAATGATAGCATTCTAACCATTGGGAATGTCCCCGGTACCAATGCGGAACGTTTACGTAGTAATCGCATCATTACTGGTTGTGGTGATGTATTAAGCCTGTACGTTGAGAAAGGATAGATACAAAATGAATACAATACAAGAAACGTGGGTAGACTACTCTCGGGCAGTCATTAATAAAGAAGCTTCAGCAGAACAGCGGCGTATAATGAAACATGCTTACTACAGTGGTGCTAATAATACATTACAGTTGATGTGGCAATTGGGCGATGCTCGTACTGATGAAGATAAAGCAGTAGAGATACTGGATATCTACAATAAGGAAGTAGAAGAGTTCTTTACTAACATACACCCAGAAGATTCCAAGCTTAGTGGGTCATCGAAAGAAGGTGTAGTTTACGCAACGTGGTGTGAGTATCTAATACTCAATGGGATGGTTGGATTAGACCCAGGGCCTGAACATGATATTAAAGCTTCGTACTATGCCGGTATTCACAGTGTACTTAATTTAAGCATGAATGAATTTGTAGATATGTCACTAGATGCAGGTGCAATGATAATACAAGGTTTATCTGAAGAGGTCAGTATGTACTTCAAAGAAGACCATGAGCGTAAACAACCTAAATCAACTAAACCCAAACGTAAGAAACGTCCTAAGCGACATTAGACCGCAGTGAGCCCCTAGGCGTATATATGTAGTTTATTACACTAGGTTGTTATTTAGATATAAGAAGGGCTTAGAATGGCATACTGAGCCCCTGATGGACGTTGTAGATAGATAAGGAAGATGAATGGTTATTATAATAGCAGATACTAGCGCAACTATTACCTGTACTATGGAAAAGTGCGTTGCAGGTGAAGAGATAACGAGATTGTTAGACGATGATGCAAGTGTGTGTTGGGGTAGATTAGATTCGGTAGAGAATGTTACCGAGCTTACTGAAGTAATGCAACGAGATATCAACTATGACATGAAAAGGATTGAAGAGGTAAGCGGATTAAAGACTAGTAAGTATCATTACGGTAATGTAGTCTACCTATTCTTTTTAGCAAAGCCAACTTTAATATCGATGATTACCACGGGTAAGTATGTATTTGATAAAGTCATTCCCGTATCTAATGATAGTAAGGTTAGTATAAAGATATCCCTCACTTTTAATTTCAACAATTAAGTATTAGGAGATTACAATGGACCAGTCAGTTGAAGACCATTGGGAACAGCATAAAAGAACTGCGTACCCAAAAGGTATATCGGGACTAGAGGAGATACAAGCTAGGATGTCTTTTTATGCAGGATTTCAAGCAAGTGTAGAATCTGTAACTCGCCTACTAAAAAGTAATACTGATGAAGCTACCTTTATCACCAAGGTTCATGCAGCCTTATTAGAGTGCAGCAAGTATATCGATACTCACGTTGTAGAGTTTGCTAGAATACATTTATACGGGAAACGATGATGCTCTACCAGTACGTTGATGGTAAAGTCACGGAGCTGTATGATAATGGGTACGACAAAAACATTATCTACTCTCCAAATCAGGCAGGTATGCCTCCACTAGTTGAAGCAGGAGTCCCTTTTAAAATAGTCGGTAACGATAAGTTTTGGACATTTATAATAGACCCAGCCGTTAGTGAGGGTTTACTATTAACAGTCTACCATCATCCCTTTCTACATAAACACGCCTATGCCGTTTCTGTAGATGGACCACACTTCACCCAGATGTATGTTACACCACAACTATCCACCGTGTGTGAAACGTATTTTGATAATGAACGTACTAGCAAGATTAGCATCCCTCCTACCGCACCCAATGGTCCTATATCTGACCTATTTAATCCTTGGGTGATTATACACTGGAATAGACAACGGGTTTGTGAGTACTATGACGCCGCCACTGGTAGACGCTGTAGTACTGAAAAGTCACTTAGGAACGCCCTACGTAGTCATAACACTACAGAGGGTATATTTAGAACTACCATCCTGCCTCACGTTGAAGAGGGGTTAGTTTTGATTAAGTGTACACACGACTACGTTGACCATGTGAATAATAAATTGATTAGTGATGTTAAATGGCATTTAGAAGTAGGTGTTGGCATCGTTAGTGCCATACAATCTAGAGATAAACTATTTGTCGTAGTGAGGAAGTTCGATACATTAAACTTAGTTATTCTGGGACAAGAAGAAACAATGAAGCATTGACGGTACGGAACCATTCCTATCGTCATGTATACTGATAGGAATATCCGCATGAACACACCCAATTACATTGACGTATTATCAAATATTGATATCAATACACCACCTCGTGATATAGAATCATTATCTGTTAAATGTGGTGATAATGAAACCATTGCTCATCTATTTGCCTTATGTAAAATTAACATCCCTTTATCGTACGACATACTCTCCCTCACTAATACACGAGGGATATCTGTCTATGCTACTATGAGAGATAGTGAAGCGTTATTTGATGGTTGTATTAGATGTTTATCTGCAACGTTTAAAAACGGTGAACCTGTAGCTCACCTACTCGCTCGTCATGGGTTTAACTTCTTAGAACAACCAGACGTCATGACTCTTGTTGGTTTGAATGGTGATACGACGGCTCATGTACAGGCCAGAGTGGGCATTCATCCACCTCAGGATAGTAAGTATTTAAAGTTGGTTAACGGTGCTGGTGATAGCGTAGCGTTAATTATGGCTGCCAACGGATATCGTTTTGGAGACTTAGATAATGAAGTATCTTTAATATCTAACGATGCAGGTTGGAAGGTTATCCATGAGGAAGTAAGTGGAGGTCGTAGAGTCCACGGTAGTAACCCGATACTATTAGAGTCTTCACATAACGGCACTACCGTAGCTCACCTCGTTGCTTATAACGGCCACGGTAAAGACTTTGGAGATAACCTATATAAACTTAAAGACCTTCAGGGATTAACTGTAGCGCACTGTGCAGCACTTAGTGGTACAGATACAGTTTTCTCTGATGAGGTATTACAATTAAAGACTAATGATGGAATATCAGTACAGGACGTATTGAATGACCCATGTTGTCTAAAGCCAATACTTTGTTAGGAGTATGAATGAATAAGTTCACTGATAAGTTTCTCAACACGGTTGGTATTCCTACTGATACCATATCGTTACTAAGAGAATGTTGGGACGAAACTCCTTTTTATAGTAATCTACAATTACCAATAGGGGAGATAGTTAGTGCTATTTGTGTAAAGTGGTATGACGACGTTGAAGAGTCAAAGCGTGCTATGAATGTAATATTAGATACACTGCCTAAGGTAGCGTTAATACGTGATATTAAAGTATCCATTAACGAACCACCACACCCTTGGGCTATATTTGCATTTGATATCGATAACGATAGTTTGCACGTTGCCACTACTGTAGGTCTAACTAAGATTATACAGGCTGAGCTTATCATGGTACACGCACTACCCATGACGACCATTTGTACAATCTTAAACACCATGGGTACACGCTCCCTACCTTCACGGGTAGACTTTAATGTAGTGGATAATATTCTTCCGGGAATGGATACCAAAGCGAAGTTAATAGAGGTACCTGCTATAGCGGTAAAGTCTTATGTTGATATACATGACTTTATGTACAAGGGTGAGACTAAGAAATACTATCAGGTAGTACTATCTGACGTGTACGGTATCTTTCCAGATGAAGCTGGATATAGCGGAGCTTACAAGCAGGTTGTAATTCAATAGTACGTAACGTATCCTAAAACGTTACACCCCTACATTATTCATGTGGTAGTACTCACTACTTAAACCCTTAAAACAAAATACTAAAGGAACATTCAATGTCTAAAGAAAAAACAATTACATTCGCTGAAGCGCTAGGTAAAAAGGTTACTCAGGTAAATGAAGGCATCGTCCAATTCCATGAGAATACATTCAAAGATACTCTTCCAGAAGACTTAACGGTTGAGACGGTACAGAAAGTACAAGACCACTTGAAAGACTTTACTGGGCAGTTTGCTAAGACTGTAGGTATCGAAGGTGCCAAGGCCATGTCTGAAGATAAAGAACTAAACTCAGTAAGCGCTGGTTTAGTAGTAGGTCGTGACCGTGTCGAAGTGAATGTTCAACGTGAACAAGTAGTTAATGATGAAACTCATCTTGGCTATACTGACCTGAAATACACTATGGATTTTGGTGAAGGTGATACTAGCATTGCCAATCAAGTTCGTGAACATAATGCCAAATTGTTCAAAGACCTTGTAGGTAATTAACAAGTTTAGAGTGTGGGCGTTGCCTGCACTCTTTCTTACTGTTTATTTTTTTAGGTAGATTATTATGGATATTAAAATGGAGGACGTATTAGCAGAGATACGTGAGGCGTTACAAGATCGTGTTAAACAACTGATGGAAGATGTAAAGTGGATGACAGGCGAGGATGCATTACTATTCCTAAATACTTTAGCTGTGTACAACATCAATTTAAAGTTCGATGGTAAGGAAGAGTTAAAGGGCGATGGGATTGGTTTATATACACTTAACTGCGTAGAAGCTATTTTAAATGCACTAACTGCAAGTGGTACACTACAACCTGGTAGAAAGGTTAGTGAGATATATGGCATTGCCCCTATAGCTCATGCCATGTACTGTTTCTTATTTGTAGAGCACTTACCTACGATCGGTTTAAGAAATACTCTAAAATCAATACCTAGTAACGATGTCCATACGCTTATCAAACACTACGGTATTAACCCAGACCTAATCCCAATAGAATCCTTTATTGGTGTAATTAGGTTTATATCTCCACAGCCCTCGTCCCCACTACCTGACAATGTTAAATGCTTAATACCACTGCTTAGATAGTAGTGGTAATTATGCCATATATGTCTTATTTTTTTGTTGCTTTTTGGTAGACTAAACGGTATTGCTCATTGTATGACATAACTATGCTGGCAGGGCTTACATTACCATTTTCGATATTATTAGGGAGGTGTTATGAACACCAAAAGACTACATCTTGTATTAAGTGACCACTTTATACAAACAGCCCTAGAGTCTAATGTCAATGTGTTAGGAGATACGTTTAATCATGTTTGTAAGGGCATGAATGTAGAACCTATCAATAACGTTGACTATCAACGAGCCCAAGCAATATATAACGCAACTGCAATGAAGGCGGAAGCCTGTACGTTTGACGCTCCTGCGTATGTGTATTACTGGTTAAGAGAATACTCATTAGGTCACAAAGGACAGGGTGACTGTTTCGACATGTTAGTAGAGACTATCATTAATACAAACGTATCCTATTTATTTCTAGATGCTCATTACTACTTTGATATAGATAACGTTGAATCGCTATTTAATCAATGCCTTGAGCTTTTTACACCGATGAGTGGGGTCTATTAGTAAGGCCCAACCTTAATTATATTATGACTTAGCGTAATGTTGCTATCGATATTGGATAGAGATACTCGCATTAATTCACCTTTTTTATTTATATCAACCAGGAGCAACCATTATGGGCAAAAAAGCAAACTTCTTAGCCGCAGCTGACCAGTTCTTTGATAGTATCCCACTACCTAAAGTAGAATCTGACAGAGAACGTCTTATTGTTGAGAACTTAGCATCTCAAGACGTGTTTCTAACTGAAACAAACGAGCAGTTGGCTAGTCGTATTAAGATATACGTCCAGATGACAATGTGGAAATGTTATCGTCTTATGGACATTAACAGTCGTTGGGACCGTGAAGATATGGCGCAGATGATAATTGATAAGCAAAACAAAGCTATCTCTACATACGCTGCACTTGAAGCACAACCTGCCGAGTAGGTCTGTACGAATGTTTTACTGAAAGGAAGTCTTCGGGCTTCCTTTCTTTTATGCCGTTAACGCATAAAAAGACAAGAGACGAATCTCTTGTCTTTAGATATTACGATGTTACTTAGGTAGAGCTAGCACGCTGAACTAATTCAGCATAACCATTTTCTACAGCAGATACATCAGCCGTTAACTCTTCAACGAATGGAGCACGATTATTAGGGTTTACACCCGTCAAGCTCATTGCATCTAAGAAGCGCTGTGCTGTTGCTTCAACTGTGGCACCTACTTGAGTAATTGCAGTAAACTCAATCGCTTGCTGCACGTTCTCACCGGGAGCGTTAAGGTCACGACGACCAATGTTCTCACCACCTGTCTTAGGCATCATGTTAGTACATAACCATGCACCCACTACTTTCGTATGGGTAGGATCAGGTTCAATGAACAACATAGTCATGCCGACGTAGTCAGGTAACAAGTCAGTTGGAGGTGTATCCGCTAGGTTAACCACACGTGGCACCTTAGTCTCAGGGTCCATTAGTAGGTTGAGTATCCAACCATCTAAGAACTTATTGACTGCACGACCGTACTTCTCAGGCCAAGTAAAGACAGGTACTGAACGTTCACGAGTAACGTTAGCAATATCTTCTTGGAATTCACCACCACCACTAACTGCGTTTTCAGCAAACTCAGCAGTAAGAGTAGATGTTAACCCTTCGATAGTTACAGCTTGTAATTCAACAAGACTCTTCAACGTTGCAATCCATGCACCTGAGTCAGGTAAATCACTGAAGCCACGAGGCGCTTCTAACAGAATAGGTATCATGTTGCGCTTTACATACGCCGCATTAGATACTATTGACTGATAGTCTGCCAAGAAACCATTTTGACCACCTTTAGTTAAATCAACCAAAGGAGCGTTTGAACCAGCACCGTGAGCCCGACCAGATTCTAGTATTGTATTAGTGACTCTAGCCATTATTCAAGCTCCTCTCTACGACGCGCTACGACAGTAAATGTACCTACTGTTTTCATGTTGTTGGCGTACATGTTAATGTTACAACTCCAACTGTAGCCACGAACTGCATCATCAGCCGTGTAATACGTTTCAGGAACGATTACTACACGTTGGTCAAAACGACCACTGGTACGCTGTTCAATCAAACGGTTACTACGTTCAATGAACTGTTCATTAGTCAAACTAGAGTTACCCGTAAGGTCACGCCAAACACGTTGACAAACCTTTTCAAGTTCTACAGCAATCTGCATGGTCAAAGCTGAATTCAATACTGAAGTATCGTCATCGTAAACCGTTTGGAAAGCAGGATAGAAGAGTGAACGTCTATCGTAGTTCTGTGCCCAAACTAAACCAGCAGCCCAATCTTTGTTCCGTACGCGATCAGATTTGTAGGTATTGTTTACATTCTTCAACATGGTGATTTGATTAAGTGGAGATTGGTCGTAACCAAAACCAGCTCTTGCAATACCGTTACCGGCACCCATGAAGTTAGCCACTTTATCAGCGAAGTCAACTGTTGCAGGTACAAGACCGTTATAGTTAGACCCGGCAAGTTCACCAGCGTGTCCAATGATGACTGCACGACAGGTACTAGTACCGTATAGTGAAGACTCAGGATACAAACGCGCAGCAGAACGTAAAGCTATGGCTACAGAAGAATCTTCTTCGATAGTGTTAGCAGGTTCAGAGGCATCTTGCGTACCAAGTACAACGTAAAGGTCTTTACGTAATCCAATCGGCGTCAATAACTTCTTCTTAGTTTCTATAGAGAAACCAGAATCGTAAATAGCTGAGAAAGGATAAACCGCATCGTCCATCAAGTTATATTCAGAGTTAGCAAAGTTCATTGCCTGCTCGCCGACCAATTGATCAAATGAATCAAATGACATATCGCCATTACTACCACCTGACAAATAATGCGTAGCACTATCTGTAAGTAGTATGCCGCCTTCAGAAGGTCCGACTACTTCGAATGATTGGTAAGGAGCACCATCGTAATCTACTCCGCCGAACATGTTGATTGCGTGAGCACCCAATTCAAGTCCGCCAGTTGCTGTATCTTCAGCAGCATGTAGTAAATCCACAATAGCCTGTACGTAATCGCCGTACATGTTAATACTACCAAAGCTACCATACACGGGACCGAAGCCACCTGTGGTATCTGTGTCAGTATAAGCCGCATCTACGACCTTGTTGAAAGATAGCTCAGTATCAACTTTCTTATTGATAACGCCTTCTTTAAATGCAAACTCAACATATTGACCACCGTTAAGTGTCTGTTGAACTAACGCACTTGAATTAGCATCTGCTCTTTCAACTACTTGTAAGCGATATAAATACGCTTCGGTTGTTTCGATGACTTCTTCATCCACAGGCACGGCAGAGCGTGTAGTAGGTGCAGAAAGTCTAAAGCCTAGGTTATTACCATACGCACCAAAGTGATGTGCAGGAATTTCCATGATAGGGTAAACAGTAGAAACAGAACCATCACGTCCAACAAGTGAACCAGCTTTAGGAGTAGCCGCATTGAATGCTTCACCTTCTGCCATGGCTTCAGTTAACCAACGCACTTTATAACCAGGAACCGTATCACCAGTTGCTACTTTAAGACCATTGACATCTAGACGGTAAGTGCCGTCTCCATTTCTTTCATACTCAGGTACATCTGCTTCAACAACTTCACATACAAGACGTACTTTAGCTTGACTTGCGTCAGTCGGAATTATCCGCTGTACGAAAATCGCATTACCACGGGCATTAACAGTATTTGCCAATACAGTAGCATGATTCGCGAAAGGTTGTCTGTAATCGAATGACTTGGCACCGTACATTGTAGTCATATCTGAACCACTAACTAGTTGTGGTGCAGCAGGACCGCGTTCGGTAATCAAGTAAACGAAAGGAAGGTGCATCGGCAAGGCTTCTGCGACCGGTGGTGGAACTCGACGACTTAAATCGTTTATACCGGTCAGATTAGCACGTGGAGCTGCGCTCGTAATTGTCATTTCCGACTCCTTGTTTATCCTAATTGTTATTTCAATCAGGGCTATACAAATAAAATTAATTTAGCTAAGTTAATTTTTAATGGTGAAGTAATATCTAATATTAAATCATTATACCTAATGACCAAGGCCAATTCTATATAACGACAATGTTAAACGTACATCATACAGATTAGTAAATAATTACCGCTCTTACCACAAGGAACTCCCCATGATTAAAAATCCCTACAGTGCCTTTGTCACTCAACACTACCGTATGGACAAGATATATAGCGCTATCGAACCCGCTTTTATCAAAGGTGAACTGTCGTCGTTTAACGAAGTTCCAGATGGCCAAGATGTCATATATTTGATAACGAGCCGTAATGAAGATATTCCTTCCTTTGCGCACCCCATACAGGTTCCTATCTCAGTGCGTGATGATAAGATAGTGACGGTTATAGATGCTCGTCCATTTACCCGTGTTAACAGAGATGACCCTAGTGATTACTCAGTTACACAATCTATGGACTTCTTCATGTCAACCCTGCGTGTTATATTAGAACGTAGTTACGATGAAGGTGAGGGCTATAAAGAACTTTACTTAGCCGGTGATGTTGCCATGTGGACTTATGTCCGTTGGATATCAACGCAGTTATCAACCCGATTAGCTTTAGACCCCGACAGCGAAATAAAGTTAAGTATGATAGTAGCGTTACATTACGCTAACATGCATGGTGTGACTATGGGTGACTCGGATACGGACCTAGCTAGAATAGCCACTCGTATATCTCGTATCATCAGTGTCTCTACAGAGCGTGTAATAGCCGTCATTGAAAGTTTACCCGTTATGGGTGACTTACGCTCATTGGTTGACGTTATACGTTCTACGTTGGATACACCTCGTGTTGAGAACGTTACCCCGGCATTGATACTTAATATAGCTATCGGTTCAGCTGGTTGGCGTGGCGTTCAATCTAAAGAGATTGTAGGCATTGCATTAGAACATGCTCCAACCTGGCACGCTATGATGGTGAATGCAATTGACCATAGTACTTATAAACGTAGTGCTATCGCAGAACTTGTATTGAAGAAGTATCGCGATAAGGACAACATCCGTTCTTATACTCGTGTAATTGGTAACATTATAAGAATGTAGGGTAGTGATACCCTATAGTCGATTAGGAGGCGTTTGTGTCTGACTTCATTTCCCAGTACGGATATAGTAACATATGGTGCAATCCTTATATGGACGGTGCCGCTATTATTAAACCATTCCCATTATCACCGAAGGGAGGTACATTCGATTATATATCCCTACCTTGGGATGGTGTTGCTATGCCCAGTCGGGATAGAAGCTATCGTGTATTTAAAATAGGACAACTGCCTCGTCAGGTGTTAAACATTGAAACTCAGTTAATAGATTGGGTTAGAGTTGATAACGTTTGTAATGCTAATCAGTTACAATTAGATATCTATTTACAAAACGGTGTACAGATACCTAAGGTGTCGTCCTATTTACGCATCACGAAGAATCGTACGGTATTAATAGCAGTACAGGAGTATGCGGCTATGCCGGATATATACTCCCAACCAATATTCCTACGGTTCTATCGTAATAGCTACTTTAGTTCAACTCGTGTCGATGAGTTAGCTCCACCGGTATTTAAAGTAGTGGGTGCGGTTATTACCTCTGTGGCTGACACGTTAGTCGTCCTCAATGAGTTTTATAACCATTCGTTATTAGCTGGCCATACTGAGCTGTTGATTAATGGGATAAGTAAAGGTTACTTAATTCCGGGTCAGGTTAAAGTCGGCGATGTGTTAGAGATGGTGTATGATTCTACGGTATACCGTGATTTACGATTTACACTAAGTGATTTACCTACATTTGAATCTACGTTAGACGAACAGGTCAAGTATCTGATTCATCCTACCAAGACACCCGGTGAAGAACTTATTAACTATCGCGATGATGTAGATATCACATTGATGCAATTGGTACCGGGTAGCGAGACGGAATACTACGGTGTGACTTATCATTACAATAGAGATTTTAATCTTCGTATGGTAACACATCAAGACTACAGTCTATCTGCTAATGCCATTGATGCGTTTATCAATAGTCATAATGACCATTTCAATACTAATGAGTTGATAGTTAATATCAGAATCAAACGTTCTGGTTATGCCCGCCCGTTAATATTCGAAGCAAACAAAGTGCATGAGTTGTATAAATTACCAGATGATGAAATAGTTTCACACATCCAAGGTCTTAATGCAAACGTACCCTTTTGGCACGCTCCTCACCTAGAGGCATCTTCTTATACCGCAGTGATGCGATTCCTAGATGTCCCCGGTGAGATACATACTGACGTAAGTGATACTGTCTTTCGTGATTTGACGATTGAGGCTTTAGGTTATAATGCATTAGTAAATGTATTGGCTAAGAGTCCTGTAATGGGAGTGTTGGATGGCGGAGCAGTTGAGTTCAAAGTTCCTTATGCGTATCGCCACAACAGTACGGTATATGAATACAATGCATCTGGTCGGTTAACTGGTTTCTTTTATCACACTTCTGGTACTGAATATTATCCTAATGATGAGGATACTGTACAGGTAGAGTTTGTGGTAGGTATCATGTCTGATGTCCTTGACCAACAGGTAGCGGCAGCTAACGTTCAGTTAACCCCGAATGTTAATACGCGTTACTATTTATATACGGCTACTGAGCCAAGTGCTTTAGACGGTACATGGGAAGATGTAACTGGTAGTGATAACTATTCTATTTCTAACGGGAACGTTGTTTGGGATATCGATACTAGATTACAAACTCCTATCGTCAGAGGTAACGGTAGAGGTTTAGGATTGGTTCGTACGGTTGAAGATACGACAGGTTACCTATACGTGCCATTAACGGCTACTTATAAACAAGGTGGCGTTGAAGTATCTGATGCTCCTTTATTAGTATCACTTGGTAAGTTAGATGTGTGGTTAAATGGATATCCGTTAGTTCGGGATGTTGACTTTACTATCACAGAAGACTTCACGGTGATTATCACTAATAAGTCACGTACCGTTGCAGGCAATTCACAAGAAGTCATGATTAGATTCATGAATCATTGTACTGAGACCTTAACTCAGGATGTTGAATTTGAATTAGGTTATGTTCGACACGGTGCTTTGTCTCGTAATAATCGTTTTGATGTTCGGGATGATAAGAATGTACGGATAGTAAGTGAAGGGAAGTTGATTCACAAAGACCAATTGGTATTCAGTGAAGATAACAACCTAACGGTGAATGGATTACGCGATGGTGCTATTTACGCCATTGAATATCAACACCCGCCTATCCATGGCGTTGCTGAAGAAACTATGGTCCGTTTAAAGCAGACAGCAGGTGAATATGACGTAGCGGTATCCAATATCCTTACTGATAGATTGCCTGAGGAACCTAATGTGGCTCCTATCGTCTCTACAGAGCGTCATACGCTGTACAGTGTGGTAACGGCTGCCATATTGAAGGATATGAGAGATCGTCGTCTCACGTCGCTTACAGGACGTATTACGGATGAAGACTTAGATAGTATCTTCCACCCATATCGACCCCTGCTGGAGTTTGATGTCACGCAACAAGATATCAACCCTGCATTAATATCTATTCATCCCCATCCGTTTAGGGAATCTCAAAATATTAGCATTGAGGAATACGCTGTCTTAGATAGGATAATTTCACGTTATCTTAATAACAGAGTAGATTTAACTCAATTCGTTACCGTAGGAGTGTTGTAATGTTAAATGATAGTGCCCCGGTATTTAACTTAGACCTGAATCGTGGATTCCGAACGTGGAATATCGCTGAGATATATCAAGGTCAGTTAGATACCAATGGCTATAATAACCATGTACCTAATGTAAATGATGCTGTCATCGACTGGGACGTCGGCCTCTTGCGGGTAACGTTTGTTAACTTGGAGACAGGTATACCCACTTTAGAACCATGGCGTATCCCTACTCGTTCAGGTGTGAGTGAACTAGATGCCATCTTAGGATTACAAGGTGCACCTAACTCAGGTGGGTTTAGAGCATACGTTAATAACGATGTAAATCCTCGACCTATCAGTATCGATAGTCAGTTGCAGGTCTATGGTACTTCAGCTTCTCATGCTAAGATATTTCTTGGTGTGGATATCTCTGAAGAGACAGGTGATGTTATCTCTGTTCGTTATAATGAATCCGGTGATGTTATCTCTGATAATATTCCACTAGAGTCTGTAACGGTTGGTGAAGATATCACTAATGCAATAAAGACTGTACGTACGGGTTTCGTTACTCAGCAAATTAACAACGGTGAGTTATTAACGGTTGTTATTTATAATGACAACAATACAATCTCTTCTACTGCTAGACTGTTAGCTGTGGATACGAGTTTTGTTAAACCGTCTGCTGGTGCAACTAAACACATTACCGATATTCGCGTATTGTCTCCATTTGTATCAACCGTTGCAGAACGTACTATTAACTATCCGCACAACTTACCGCTTAACTCGGCTGGCCTAATGGGTCAAGTAGTTTATAGCGATGGTTCAGTCAAACGTGTGCTGTTATCTGGTACACGTATGGCGTTGTTGGGTATGAAAGGTTACGTACCTTCAGTGGTAGGTCAGAGAGTTCCTTTGGTCTTAACGTATCGACTTGAAGAAGACGAAGCGTCCTTTAGTCAGTACTTGAGTAACGGTGCCATTTCCATCCCCTACTCTTTAGTTACAACTGACATTGACACTATCTACAACATCAAACTGTTTGTAGTGCCACAGTGGAAGGGTACGGTTGAAGGTTACAAGTTGCGTTACTATGCTTATAATGCTGATAGAAACTTATCGGTAGAAGTAACTGATAAGGTAGAGTTGGACGTTACCCGTTCAATGGTTTATCAACCTACTCAGTATGGTGTAGAGCAACGCATTGCTGTAGTCTTTGATTTAGTCAACCTTGGAGTAGGCTATCGTTCGGTTAGACATTTGCAAACGTTTGCAATCTCATTACTAGGTACCCCTACTACGGTAGATGCCCCGTACTTGATTGATTACAATGCAGATGGTGAGCGTGTGTATGGTGAAGGTGTTAATGCCATCGCATGTCAGAGTCTTAGTGACCCAAGTAAGTACGAGATAGATGTCTCTGCTGGTAAGTTAGATGTGAATGAATACCTCCGTGATTTATTTACTCCTTCTGACCCATTAGTACTTCGTGCTACTGAAGCACAGGCCCCTAACCCTACCCATATACGGATTAAGGTAGATGGTGTAGTAACCTATCGTCCTATCAGTGAGTTTAGAGAAAGGGTCATCATTGACTTTGTACCTAATACAAGTTGTGTGGTAACGATTGAATGGGTTAAAGAAACGCCTACTAGTAATTTATTATTAGGAATATCTCCTCTAAGTCTCGTAATAGAGTAGTTAGCAAACATAGTAGGTAGGGTGTAATAACCCTACCTTTATGCCGTGATTGTATGATACAGGGCGATTTACAGCCTTTGAGGAAACACACATGACTATTTTATTTCAAAGAGACTTTCATCAGTATCCTGATGCGATTGTAGATTTAAAAACTACCAATCAGAGCTTCTTACGTCTAGCTGAAATATACAGACGGATGGGGGTAAAGAACAACGTATTCCATCTAACCCTACTTCAACCCGAATTACAGGGCATAGACCCACACGACCCTGACCTCGATGAAGAGACCAAGGTACGTATAGGGATTGAGTGTAAGTGGAATATATGGTATTACCTTCGTGAAGTAGTAAGAATTCCCCCTACTGCTGGTAATACACCTATTAAGTTTAAAGCTAACCGTGGTAACATCGCACTTATGTGGTGTTTCTTAAACCATATCGATTTTGCATTAATACAACCTCGTCAGACAGGTAAGTCGGTCTCTACCGATTCCTTGATGATTTGGCTAATGATGTTTGGTATGGAGTCGTCGTACATCAACATGATTACTAAGGATAATGACCTTAGGAAGAAAAACGTTGATAGGCTTAAAACCATACGTGACTTATTACCTAGATACTTAGTGGTAAAAGATAGACTAGATACTAATAACCAAGAGACTATCACTTATCATGCATTGGGTAATAGATACACTACTGGTGTAGCACAGGCTTCTGAATCGGGTGCTGCTAAACTAGGTCGTGGTACTACGTCACCTATCACTCAGATAGATGAGCCACCATTTATTAGTAACATCGGTGTCACTATCCCTGCTCTATTAGCGGCAGGTTTGGCTGCACGTGAAGAAGCAAAACGTAACAACATGCCTTATGGTAACATCTTCACCACTACTGCTGGTAAGAAGGATGACCGTGACGGTAAGTACATGTACGATATGATACATGGCGGTGCAACGTGGAGTGAGCGTTTCTATGACGCCGAAGCTTTACCAGACCTTAACCGTATTGTTAAAGCAAACTGTGCTGGTCGTAAGATTATCGTCAATGGTACTTTTAGCCATAAACAGTTAGGTAAGTCTGATAGTTGGTTACGTGAGGCAATCATCCTTACTAATGCCACCGGTGAAGAAGCAGATAGGGATTTCTTTAATAGATGGACAAGTGGTACTCAGCGTTCCCCTCTTACGCCTAAACAAAATGACATGATATTCAACTCTGAGGTAGAGCCGGACTATGTAGAACTCATGCAGAAGACGTACATGTTCCGCTGGTATATACCTGAAAACAAACTAAGAGAAGGTTTGGATAACGGTCACTTTGTCATGGGGCTAGATACATCAGAAGCGATTGGTGCTGATGGCATGGGTTTAATTATTACAGATGTAAGAGATTTATCTGTAGTGGGCGCAGCCTCCATTAGTGAAACTAACCTAATCACCTTTGCTAAATTCATAGCTCAAATACTTATTGCGTATAAGACGATTACATTAATCATTGAACGTAAGTCAACGGGTATTGCTATTATCGATGCACTTCTAATAGAACTGCCAGCAGCAGGTGAAGACCCATTTAAGCGTATGTATAACCGCGTAGTAGATGAATCTTTAGAACGTAAGAATGAGTTTAAAGAGATATGTCAAGATGTGCGCTATCGTACTCCTGAGTTCTATGCGATGTATAAGAAAGACTTTGGGTTTGTTACCAACGCTCAATCACGTGCCTTGCTTTATGGTAACGTGTTACAGAACGCTGTTAAGAATGCCGGTCATTTAGTACAAGATAAAGTACTCTCTTCTGAGATACGCGGTTTGGTTACTAAGAACGGTAGGATTGACCATGCATCTTCTGGTAATGATGATACTGTAATCGCATGGCTATTGACACATTGGTTTGTCACTAACGCCCGACGTTTAGACTTCTACGGTATACCCGCTAATCAATGTATGGTATTAGTAGGGGGTGATAATACTGAGATGGACCAAGCATCAGTTATGCTTCGTGCTCGTCAAAGTAGAACCCGTGAAGAGATTGCTGGCATTATGGAAGAGCTTAAGGTAGTGCAGGTGGGCTTTAAGTTAGCCAAGTTAGAACGTAGGTTGAAAATGCTAACACGTGAAACCAAGTTAGATGGTGGTGAAGCGTTAAGTTTCGATGCGTTATTAAAACAAGCCGCTGATGCAAGAAGTAATAGACTTAAAGGTAATAAGTCTCACTCTAAAGCTAAGCCGTTTAAAATGTCAAACATTTGGGGCCGTGCAGCCTAGTAGATTAAAACATACGTCGGCTAGGTATGTAACGGTTTAACAAATAATAAAAGGTGAAAATGCAATGCAAGATATTGTTGAGTATATTAAGGGCACTATTAGTGATATGGGCTCTGCGGATGTAGTGTCGGAAATATGTAAACCTAAGGGTGTATATAAACCGCATTTACATATGGCTATTGAGAAGGTTCAGGAAGAGGGTCTAGAAGAACTCACTACCCGTCAGATAGCATCTTTAATATCGTTAGATGAAGTTTTCTTTAAGTATAACTTTAAAGACAAACCTATTAACACTGACCGCATCCTACGTGAAATCGTTGAACTTAACAAACATGAATGGTTTGTTAGAATTCCAGAATGGTTAAACACTGCCGTATTGCAATTGGTAGCTTCAGAAGAATATAATCATAAGGTCGTATTAAGTGTAAGGACTCCTTACTTTGATAAAGACTCTACTGACATTCCTTCGATGACTACCGCTATATCCCACATACAGCCTTCCACGTGGAGCACTGTAGATATAATGACGTTGTTTGGTCCACAGGTAGTTAAGTTAAAACTAATGCCTGCATTGGAATACGCTGACTTCATTAATATGTTCAAAGAGCTTGTAACGGTTAAGTGTCAAGTAACGGGTGAGTTAATATCTAAGCTACCTATCTCTTTAAGTGCTGAAGATAAAGCTTTCTTAGAATCTGGTACATTACCACAAACTCCAGCGTTGATTCGTGAGTTGACAATATTAGCAACGTCTACTACGCCTTACTCTGCCATGTTGACCTATATCTTAAAACGCGTTACTGATTTAGACAGTATAAACAGTGAAGCGTTAATTAGCTATCGTGCTCAGATGATGGATAAAGATGTTAAGATTGGAGCAATGTGTCTAGGTAATGGTAAGTTGATGTTAACTTCTAGACAGATACAAAATGCAATTAACAAATTGTGTTTAAAGTACTCTACTATCTTAGATGGCATTACTGCTAAAACATTGTTCTATAACGACTATACGGTCTGGGACCAATTACGTTATGTATCTGGTGATGTGGCAGAGGCTGCCTTTCAAATGCATCAATCGACTAACTACTGCGTAGAAGCTGCTAAAAGATTTAAACCAGCAGGTAAGTCCAAAGCTAAAGCTAAACCTAAGGCAACTCCTAAAGCTAAAGCTGCTATTAAGCCTAAGTCTACCAAGAAGCCTGTTGCTAAGAAAACAGCATAGACAAGAGCATCCCGTTATGGGATGCTCTTTATGCCGTCTATACTAAGTAAGTTGTTAATCGCTACATCGTCTGCGGTTGTACATGACATTGCTTTTACTGCGTACATGACCCGCACATCCCATCTTTCAAATGGTGTATTGGTTAAGTACGAATACCACAAGTCTTTACGACCCACACGTTTTAATAGTTTACGAAGTAGCCACTGTCCCTGTAATCGTAACCTAAGTGTCCTTGCATTACTACTACGTTGAACAATCCTTAATAGTTCACGAATAGTATCATCAGACTGTAGGTTAAGGTCAACATCCGATATAGGTGTAGCATGTACAGTAAAGTTAATCACTTCATCTACGGTAAGTTCTTCATCGTAATCATTACGTACACTGCGTATTAGACTAGTTATCATCATCTTACCGAACTCAGTAATCCTTCCACTGTTAACATAGTCCCAGTAGAAGTCACTGGCTAATATCTCCACTTGTAAATGGAGACTCAGTCCGTGATACAATTTGATGTTAGTATCGTTAAACATTAGTTATAATGCTTCATCGCTAGAGTACGAAGTACTACGTATAATAACAAACCGGTTCTAACACTTGCTTTAACAGGAGCGTTGCGAGAACTAACTGATTCTTCTACTAACTTATCGGCTAAGTCTCTTATCTCTACCAATGAAGGTTCATTAGAGCGAGAAGACATGTATATAGCACGAAGGTTAACTAGGACAGAGCTAAGGTCACTTAGTTTAATCTTGCTGCGTTGTAAATACTCAAACGCATGGATAACTGTTTTGTCTAAAAGCTCTTCTATGTATCGCTCTCCACGAGCTTTGTAGTTATCGCTACAGTATTGCAAGACTTCTTCTAAATGCTTAGTGGGTAGTGTATGGATAGTCTTACCTATCAATCCCACTAGCTCTTCCTTTATAAACCCTTTCTCATCTGTTACGATAGAGTGAATGTATTTACGAAAGCGAATGTAATCGTTGCGTTTATCTTTAACAACACTCTCACCTTCAATATCTATCAGGCTGGATGAGGCGCTGATTCTACCATCACTCTCACGTACTTGATAGAATACATCCATGATAGCTTTTACTACCTCACGTATTCTAGATTGGATGTCCCCAATCATGTACCCTACCTTCTCATCGTTATCGTAGTTCAAGATAGTATTATAATGAATACTGTCTTTACCAATAATATCCTCAGCACGTACTTTAACTAACGCTGACCAAGAACCGTGTACTTTCAAAGAGAACTTCTTCGATAGTGTGGCATACGTAGCTAAAGCTACTGACTTATCTGCTGGGTACTTAAAGTAGTGAGACATCAAAGAGGAGAGGAACTTATAGTGCATCATTGATAACAGGTCAATCATTACACGTTCTTTATCACTACTGGATAAATCTTTACTACTGTTAAAGCGATGTAAACACCAGATAAATGAGTTGTTAACTAAGTCACTGGCTACTTTACGTTGTACTGGGTCTATAGTGGGGAGTGAATAAACCTCACTACGTAATGTGAATTCGTCAATGTCAAGTATCTCATCAAACCACATGTTGCGGTCTTCAGTAGTGTACTTAACTGGATATACGCCTATAAGCGCATCACCGAAGAAGTTGATAGAATCCGCTGTCTTAGTAACAAAGTTGTTAACATATTTTCTTATATTCTTTGCTAAGGTGCGGTCAAACTTCACTTCGGAACCTACGTCGTTAAAGACGCCTTTCAATGTACGCTCCATAATAGCTACCTTTTATATTGATTCATAGTTTAGGATTAAACATAACTTGAGACATATATTATTGTAATGGACTATACATCTTACTATACAAGTCGATACGGATTACTTTGACTTACAATAAAATTAAACCAGAGGTTATCATGCACGATAAAATCACATTTAAAACTTGCTTACTTGCCGCCGTTGTATTAGGTATAATAACATTTGCACTAGGGGTATAATGGTGGACTTACCTAAACTAATAGCCATGTTAAAAGAAATTGATACAGATAAACGTATTAAAGAGCAGGAGTATGTAAACGAAGATATAGATACACACTACCCTAAGTTTGGAAGTCTCTTAGATAATGCTATTATTACTAAAGACGGTAAGCCAAACTTTACCTCCATTGATACGTTAGCTAAGGCTGGGTATAAAGTAGGACCCTCAGAAACTGACAGTTTTGGTTGGTTAACATCATTTACAAGAACAAAAAAGGGGATGTATATTCTCTAAGGAACATCTATGGTAAATATTGATTTCACTAAAGATGAGTATTGCCAGATAGATAATATAGAGTGTCAGAGTATGCCGGGTGCATACTCTGTCTATGCCGTTATAGCTAAACGTTCGTTAGAAGGTATTAGATTGCGGGTTTATATAGGCTTTACTTATAGAAATCCACAAATTAGGTTAAAAGAACATCAGGCCAAGTTGCGTGCTGGTAGACATGATAATCACCCATTACAAGAGGATTATAACCTTGGTGTAGGTTTAAAACTGTATAAGTCTTGGGTATTTGAATATCGTGAACAGGCCGAGTTGGGTGAACGGTTAATGATAACGAGATTACTGAAAGACGATTTATGTTATAATAAATTAATCGGTATGAACTGGACTGAAAAGTTAAAATCAGAACGGTCTGGGGAGAAGGCCTCCTGGTGGGGTCGCCGACATAGTGCAACAACTAAACTTAAGATTGGTGGGAAGAGTAGGGGTAGAAAGCATACCGTGGAGACTCGTCGCAAACAATCTAAGGCTAAAAAGGGTATGTACAAAGGTAAAAATAATCCGATGTACGGTAAACGTGGAGCACTTGCACCTAAGTCCAAGTCGATTATTATCGATGGTGTTACGTATGGTGGATATAGAGAGGCTGCTCGTGCATTAGGTATAGCCCACAGTACAGTTACCCGTCGTGTTAAAATGGGGATGTACGCTGGCTGACCAGTGTGACTCACACTGCAAAGGGTATCTACGTTCTTTAGATAACGGTAAGGGAATAACAATACTAGCCTAATATGGTCGGTGTTGTTATTTCCCCCCTATGCCTTATTTTATGCTTTATTTTTTTATTCACATAACCAACAGGGTGCAAATTCATGACTACAATAGTGTGGGATGGAAAGTGTCTTGCAGCAGATAGCCAAATGACGGCTGGATTTAATACTATCTCGCAAGAACCATTTCTAAAGATACACGCACTAGCAGGAAAGTTTATCAATCCAATTACAAAAGAGGAAGATACTTTACTTGCTATGGCCGGTGCTGGTGATGCAGCGTTATTACTACCATTTAGAAATTGGTTAATGGAGGGTATGCCTGAAGGTGGACTGACGTTTAATGTAGAAGATGTAGCTGTAGTAGTTATATGTAAAAACTCGGTATGGAGCTTCTACGGTTCGATTCACCCTCTTCCAGTAATGAACCACACTACTATAGGCTCAGGTTCTACCTTTGCACAATCAGCGTTATCGTTAGGTCGTAATGCCCCCGAAGCAGTTGAACATGCTATTCGTCACGATATCTATTCAGGTGGTCGAATTGTCTGTATGAACTTTGACCATGAAGGTCCGTATAATTTAGAAGTATACGACCCTACACTTGGATTAGAACATAGAAGTCAAGCAGCTTCTTTAAATTGGGTATAATTATAACTAACGTGAGGCAAATATGGCAACTGGCATTTCAGACGTTCGAGTAAACTTTACATCAAGATCAATAGATATATTTTCTGGTATCGGTAGAGGGATAAAACATCTAGTGCATTTAAAAGCCTTTGAGAGGCAGATAGATAGTGCGTTGATGTGTATAGTCTTTCTTAAAGATACTATTAAACCCATGCATCTATCTGTCTTTCCTCATACTACGTTCGATACTACAACGGTTGGGGAGCACCTCGCACAAGTAATAGAATCAGTTAATGGATTAGATAACTCAGATGTTAGATTACTGCGGGTTATACGAGAACCTTTCACGTTACAGACTGACGGTAAGTTTGCAATTATATGTTCTGGTAATGAAATATTAGTAAGTTTTACCGAAGATAAAGTAGGTCCTTGTAAAGACTATGTATTCGAAGGTAAACGGTATAGTATTTTATCTACAGTTATTGACAGTATGAATCCACGTTACTACATGAAAGAAGCGATGGTTGATACGATGGTTGAGTTAATTGAAAAAGAAGTAGAAGTCTCTGTGGGTAATCTGCCAATTACTACGACTCATGATGTTACTTTAAGTCATTGACGCATAATTAGAGAGTAGGGGAAACCCTACTCTCCTATGCCGTTAACTGCCTGCATTCGTTGTGAGTCTTATCATTCTACTGTAAGATTCGTTGTCGTCCATAAACGCTATTTTTTTCCATCTGGTGGTTAGATATTCCTGATAGAGTTCTTCAGCGTCAGCATACCCATCGACGATGTCCCGTACACGACCTAAGCTTTGCCCGCCATGTAATTGTGCTACATCCATATCCACGATGGTGTTATTGAAAATGTAACTCTTCACCGCCAACTCCACTAACTTACAAAAAGCTGGAATGGTTTTAGGATTTAGATTCTGCATCTCATCGTCATTACTAATCAAACATCTTAATATAGTCTGATTGTTTAAACGTGTAGTTCCTTCTACCATGATAGTGTTCTCACCTATCAGCGATATGTCAGCCGTTGAATTAACATTAGGACCATTAGCACCGTCCAATACGTTCAACGCTTCACGGATAACACTGGAGTGATTCTGAGTAACGTTAGTACCTACAATACCAGAGAACCCTACTGATAATACACTGGTAATGCTTCGCCCACTAGTCTTAGTTTTAGGTATGACATATACCTGTCTATAACCGTCGTCAAACTTAGGAGATAGATTACTCATACTTACTTCTACTTGTATACCACCAACTAAATTACAGTCTACTAAAACCCGTTCATTTAGCACTACTTGGCGTATAACTGACTCCACTGAAACTGGGTAATTAATTACAGCATAGCCTTTATTTATGAAGGCAAGACGCAGTATTTGTTTAGGTATTTTAAAGGTGATGTCTTGTATTGCCTTTTGAATCGCGTTCATGCGGCCTCCTAATAAATTTGTATACGAAAATAAAGAACTCATAATTTAACGATTATCATTATCAAAGGGGTAAGTATCATGGGTCAAAAGAACCTACGTATCTATGGATGTGGCGGGGCAGGTATAAACCTAACCACTACATTTGCATTGGAGACTAGTGAGTCGCCTGTATATGCAGTTGTTAATCCGGTGTTTGTAGATACCAGTCTTTCTAATCTTGATTCTAACATTAGTAAGGACCAGTGTTTCATACTGCCTGATGTAGATGGTTCTGGTAAAGTTAGACGTGAGAATCACAGAGCGATATCCGAATCTGTGAAAGGCTTACTATCTACTCATGAGCCGTTGGATTTCAACATTGTTGTATTTAGTGGTTCTGGTGGTTCTGGTTCTGTAATAGGTCCACTTATTGCAAGAGAACTTTTAGATAAAGAAGTGCCGTTCATCTGTATAGTAGTAGGTTCAACTGAATCTGTCATTACCTGTGAAAACACACTGAACACTTTAAAGTCATTAGATGCCATTTCTAAACGTGCTGAGTTACCTATCACCATTTTCTACCGTGGTAATGATGGTGATACTAAACGTTCAACAGTTGATAAGTCTATTAAAGATACTATCGTACGTTTGATGGCATTAACTTCTGGTAATAATGCTGAACTTGATAGCCGTGATATTTCTACATGGTTATACTACAATAGACACTCTGATGTATCCCCACAGATATCTGAACTTAGCATTATCGATAACAGTACTATAGTTGAAGGTGTTAACGATCCAATTTCTATTGCATCATTACTTAACGACCCTGATACCCCACTGCCACAAGCAGGTGCTGACTATCATTGTACTGGCTACATCAAAGGTGGAAAGAAAGAAACTCTACCTGACATGCATTTCATCATTTCTACTAGTGGTATTAAACACGCATACGAAAGTCTTACTGAGACACGTGAGCGTTATTTAAAGGCTGCTAAGAAGCGTAACACAGGTCGTAACGACTTGGTTAGTGCAGACGATGAAGTGGGTGACGACGACTTAGTATTATAAGTCATATGCGTCTACGCCGTATCCCGTATGGGGTACGGCTACCTATGACGTGTTTTTAAATGCACCACTTTATACACCTACATTATCTTGGTAATACAATAAACTAATAGAGGTTATCAATGGATGAGCGTAAGAAGCATTATCTTTTCGATGTGAGTTTGGCAATGGAGGTAGCACGGCCAATAGTAAAGGATTTACAATGCCATATATCGCCGCATGATAAGATGGATGTGTACAATGTAATCAACGTATGGTTCATGCAACGTCTTTCAGATATGCAACTCATTATCTTTAAAGAACATATTAAAACTAGAATACCTCTCTCCGCAGCAGTATTTCTAGATGCCCTACCACCACAGATACAGGCAGCTGTGGATTCGGCATTATATCAAAGTGTTAAACACATGTGGGGACCCGAGGTTCAGGTAGAGACTAAATTGAATTTCGATACCCTTCTAATAACAGTGTGAGGTCGATGTGATAAAAAGAATAATATTACCCTTAAAAGAATTTGCTGAACTACTATCGCTACAGACACAACAGTTTCTATACATGTATACAAACTCAAAGATACCATACACTGCCAACCCTACCGTATATAACGACATAGTAAAAGCAATGGTAGAGGATGTTTTAAACAGTAGAATTAAGTGGGCACCTAATACCGATTTACTATCGGGTGTCCTTGCTGATAAGTTCGACTGGTATATAGACTATCCGCAAATAGGCAGGGAGTACTTCTGTAGGTGTGTAGATGGTATTGATGGTAGGATTGACGATATCATCAGTCAGTATGTACCTTACTCCACTAATGACGTATGGAGTGTAATCTATACTAAACGGGATTTAATCTTAGATAACCTAGGAGAGGATACCACCACCAAAGAACATCAATATCAGGATACAATAGAACGTTACGAAACTGTTATTAAATTAATGTTAGATGGTAATCACGAAGCACGTGAGTTATTGGTGAGGTAATATGGAAGACGAGATTAGTGTTATAGTGTCAATGGAAGACCCGGCAGCATTAATAAGGAAAGTCTTACGTCAGAATATCGGAGTGGTAGCAGAGATGATAGACATTGCTCCCATCATTGAGTTTGAATTAGAACTTGTATTGATGGGAAGTCAGGTGAGACCTTACATTGATAAGGATATCACTGAAATGTACCTATCTCCTCACTGCCCCCAGACGGCTATACTGACTGAACTTAAAGTAATCATAGCGCATTGTGTACATAATGCCGTACAGGGCTCTATAGGGCTTCCTAAGGGTAACCACGAATACTCTTACGGGAAATTAAACTCTGAATTGGACTATGTGGTCACAGACCATGGAGATTACCGCCTACAAGACTACTTTAGGTTATTACGTGAAAAGAATGAAGAGGGGTTAGAACATGGCGATGAATTTAAAATCCCAACTGATCTTGCTAGACATAAACGATTGTTTAACCGACCGGGCTGCTATTGAAGATAAGTTACCACTTTATAACCTAGACATACGAGATGGAGTGGCCATAGCTATTTATGGTCTCTCCGAATCCATGCATGACCTAGGTAGTTTAGATGCTAACCTATTTAAATTATTACAGAATGAATCAGGGTATGTAGGTATGGACTATACTCTGGAAGACACGTACGACGTGACATTACACATTTTGTCAATAATAAATGATGTACTTCCTATAGTCAATACCCTTAAATTGCATCACCCCATTAAACACCTGACAGTGAACGAATGGCTTGGGGATGTAGTCATTATTAGTATTGAAACGGAGATAGAGTACAATGCCATTTGTAGCACATTCACCCACGATGGATCTGTATCACCAACCAGCCAACAATCAGTGTTTAACTTTCCCAATTATTATTCCCATGCATGATATCTATCCACGATTAGACCCTGCTTACATCCAAGAAATGTTCATGTTTAATACGTCATTACCAGACTTAATGCACTGCGCAGCCACATGTGCTGTACGTTTCATTAGAAAGGTAGGAGATGTCATTCCGCCTAATGATGAGGTAGAAGATGAGATATATAGTCAGTTAAACCAAGACTATCTAGACAGTGATATTAATCCAAATAACTACAGTGCCTATCAGTCAATAGTGTACCTAACGTTAGATATGACACTTGGACTGATATCTAGGTTGTCTACAGTGATATCACATTACCCATCGCTAACACTTTATGATATCAAGTACATGTCCAACTATGACATTACTTATATCGCACACACTCGGGAGCAAGTATGGTAGGTAACGGCACGGTACTTTTAGAGTATAGTGGTAGTTATTTTACTAGGCCGAAATGGTCACATGAGGTCCTATCTGAATTAGGGCTTACATGTGACATTTTATTTGATTATGCCGTCTATGGTGCACAGTGTGCTATGGATTCGGTACAATACTTAGAGCCAAGTAGACTATTACCAGTACTATCGGATATAATGTACAACGATTTAGACGATCAGGTAGGCAGACTTTCTCAACAAAATTTAATGCGGTTAGATGAATTGGTAATACTGGCAACTGTAATGGCCAATGAATTACTACCAGCGTTAAGACAGATTCAATATAATGCAGGTAGGGATGTTTCTTTTGACTATGTAGAATTTAACCACGATACCATAATACTACACATGGAGTACTAATTTGATAACATCTAAAAAGAAGATGATAATTGATGCTCCTGAGGCATTGTCATCCGTCCCACCGTGGGAGCAAGAAGCCTTGTCCGAAGTAGGGTTACAACGAGATGTTGTAATGAATTATGTACTGTGGGCTATACAACAATACCACCATCACGATATCGAATTCGTTGAGACCATGTATATGTGTCTTGAAGATGACATAGAGACTAGTGGTGAGACATTAACCGATGTAAACGCGGTACGTTTAGACCAGTTAATAGAACATTACATTAAAGTAGCGACTGAGTTGTATACACAGATAAAGTTGCTGTTAGACGAACAAGACGAGGATTCCTATATGTCAATACAAATGATAAATCCTTACCACTTGATAGTGGGGATAGAATGAAAATAATAATAGACAGGTCTGAATTAGTAGACGAACGTCAAGAAACACTACCCGCCCATTTAGAGTTAGGTATACCAACGGAAGAAGTAATAGAGTGTGCAGCTGCTATTGTTAATGAGGAAAGAGCACTAGGGTCTAAGTTATCCACTAGTGACCGTCACCATGCGGTACAGGGCTTCCTAGGACATTATGGGATAGCCACAGGTAAGTCTGAAGTGGTTGCTAAGCAGGTAGCGGCATTAGAAAGTACTATCATGGAAACCGTTGAGGTGTTAGATAATATACTGACACGTACTAATCAGTTAATTGAATTGTATAGCTTTATAGAGGTGAAGCATTTAAATGATAATGCTATATCAGTAGAGGTAGTGTAATGAATCAATTATCAACAAAGCAAGTCATTATTGACCCTACTACTATAGAGGCAATGTACGACGTCCTAAAGATGGAATGGTTACAACGCTGGAAACACATCATTGTAGAAGTACCCTTTAAAACGTTCATTGATTTCTTACTTAGATACATGAACCTGTATAGAACCGGTGATGATGCTTCGTTTATAGCAGATATGTTTTGTAGAAGGATGGACTTACCTCCAATCTCAGATGAAGCATTTCTTACACTTAACAATGTGTGTAAAGAGTTACAACAGTTAAGTAGGTTAGTCAACCCCCATTTAGATGGCATGAGGTTGGTATCCATTAATAAACACGTACTAGTAATAGAGATACAGGCCCATGTCACAATTAGTAATACTACAAACCCAAGACCTGCTAATCGAATTTAATCAAACTATCTATGGATTGAGTGATTTATCTATCGAGGATAAAGATATAATTTCAGTAGCTCTTATGTGTACTACCTACAGTCCAAACGATGTAGATGATTACAGAGATGTATTAATAGGTAAGTATATATCCACGCTAGCATTAAACGTCAGTGAGAGTGAAACCTTACACGGCGCTATATTGAAGTTAGTACTAGAATTTCAACTACGATTACAACGCAGTGGTCATGAAACAGTAGGTAAGACCATAGAGCTTGACCGTGTAATTGAAGATGACATATTTGTCAAAATAGGCTGATGTATTATGTTTAAGTTAATAGTAGTAGAAGTAGAAGAACTCAATCCAATATTCAGAGCACTAGGAGCTACCATATTCCCCGACTCTGAAGTATATCAAGTTGATGTAGTGAATATGTTAAACCGTGCCTTAACTCATATTACCGAACATGGTAAAATAGAGAGTAGGGCACTTAGTGACAAATCCTATGTATTATTAGACCTAGCACCTATAGTCGATGATTGGCTTGAAGTACTAGGCACTTTCCTAACACAGCACAATCTCGGATGGGACTGCTGTACATCAATTGAAGCTTTAGACTCTAAGGGTTCAGTGGCACTACTTTTTGGAGATTACAGTTATGGAGATTTTCACCGGTGTACGAATCTTCGACACGGTTAACTTTAGCTTACACGCCAATACGACAATAGGCACAACGTTCAAGCGTGTTAAGATTAAAGGTATAGTCGATTTCGATACAGCCCGTACGCTAATAGACCCTATAGCACTACATGAGAATATCATCCCTAACCTGCCAGACGGTACGTTAGATGACCCACGTCAATACTCTTATCTTAAAGTAGAGTTATTAAATGGTGATACTACGTTTGTAGGTGTTCCTTGGATAGTAGCGGCAAGTGTGGTCAAGGTTACTTCTGGTAAACTGACTATTGTGATAGGTGATATTGATGTTACTAAGGTGGATGATGTACTGACTGCATTATCTGCTAATAACTTCAAAGTGACGTCCTCGGACTTCAGTGGATAGTAAAAAAATAGTGTATAACCAATACTATGTACTGTAACAGTAGTTCCGCCAATTCTGCCGTTACGTAAAACGACCTGTCGCCAGCGGGAAGTTGGGTCTTCGTGACCTCTATATTTGTCGAACGGACTCTCCCGACCATAAGGTCGGGAGTTGTCTTTCTTATGCCCTTTTTTCTTTGATTTGGCTACTTTTCTTTTTATGCCGTCACCTCAGTTATGACAATATAGTAACAACAAGAGGATTGGCAATGCAACATTTTATCAACGATACCCATGCATACGGACGTGATTTAAATATAGTAAGTAACTATCATCACGATACCGCTACGTATATAGCTAAGATGACAGGTCAGGATATGGATTACTGTTTATCTTGGGTTAAACAACAGACTAGTCCTGGCGGTACTATGGCTGGACATGACCCTGAGCTATTATGTTTATCTAAAGAGACCCCTGGGAACCGTACACGCATCCCTATGACGTTCTTACAGTACTTACATGAAGTAGAAGAACGTAAAGCTTTAACTTCACCCACAATGGCTGCCTATTTAAACCCTAACGAGCGTAAGTCTATACTGGCTAAGTATATTGATGGTAACATCAAACTACGTTCTAAGGTTAAGAAGCAGATGTTCCAAGACAAAATGGATGGCAATAAGCAAGCTGCTGCTGATGGACAGAAGATTCAATCCACCTTTAAGATAAAGAACAACTCACTATCAGGTGCCCACGCCTCTCCATATACGCCGTTGTTTAACAAATCTACTCACTCAACTCTGACATCTACTTGTCGTAGTGCTACTGGTTATGCTAATGCTAACAATGAACGGTTCTTATTTGGTAATCGACATTACTACGCTTTGAATGTAACACTTGAAAATATCATCTCAATTGTTAATCAAGCAGACTATGCATTAATAGAACGGGCTATGGTAGAATATGAGTTAGTAGTACCAAGTATTACAGATGTTTGTGCAGCTATTAAACGCTCTACTGATTTATATTGGGCTAACTCTGTATGGACAGCGCAGATAGAAGCATTAGTGTCTAAGTTAACCGACATAGAACGTGCAGCCTATCTCTACACTGCCGATATGTATCACCTACGAGTATTAAACCCAGACATGGTGTATAACTTCCTAGATAAGTTGTCTACTAAGTTAGATACACCACATCCAGACCCAGACCCTATTATTAAAGCATTAGATGCTGACTTGATAGCGTATATTGGTATCCTGTGCTCTAAAGAGTTAAATGGTAATACTATCTGGGATGCCAAGGATAAGAATCCTGAGAACTATGCAATCATTGCTAATAATGCAGCGAACGTAATAGGTGTGTTAGATAGCTACCGTTTACTGATACGTGCCTTTTGGGTAACGAACTCACCACCTAGTGCTATTGCATTCTTTACAGATTCAATTCGCCGTGGGGTATTAGTGTCTGATACAGATTCTACTATCTTTACGGTGCAGGATTGGACTACGTGGTTCTTAAAGGGTATTAAGTTTGGTGAGAAGAATGATGCCCTGTGTGCAGCTATTGTCTATATGGCTTCACAGACAACCATTCATTTACTTGCACAACTATCTGGTGCGATGGGTGTTATACCTGAACATATGTCTTTACTATCAATGAAGAATGAGTTTATGTTCCCGACTCTATTGTTAACCTCACGTGCTAAGCATTATGCGTCGTATATCTCAGCCCAAGAAGGGAACGTATTTCCTAAGATGGATACTGAGATTAAAGGGGTGGCTTTAAAATCATCTAAAGCACCACAGCACGTTATTGATAAGTTACACAAGTTCATCATGGAACCTATGGATTTAGTATTAGCCAGTAAGAAGGTATCTGTTAAGAAGATGTTAACAGAAGTAGCTGAACTAGAACGTGAGATTGAAAACTCTATCTCAACTGGTAAGGTTGATTACTTGACTACGTCTAATATTAAAGAACGTGAGTCTTACGCTAATCCTAAGAGTTCTAACTTTATCTACTACGACATGTGGGAAATGGTATTTGCACCGAAGTACGGCCCTGCCCCATTACCACCTTATCGTGCTGTAAAGGTATCTATGCGTTCAACTAGCGGTACTACACTTCGTAAGTGGATTGATAGTATCGAAGATAAAGAAATGGCAGAACGTTTAAAGACTTGGGTATCTGAAAACAATCGCTTAGGTGGTATGCAGCAAATTCTAGTACCTATAGAAGTAGCTGTTACGTCTGGGATACCTAAAGAAATAACGATGAATGCGGATACTCGTAAGGTAGTGTATTCAACCGTAGAGCCATTCTATTTGATACTTGAATCGTTTGGCGTGTATATGCGTGATAAAAATATCACTAAGTTAGTTAGCGACTTTCATTAGGAGTATTATGGCACAAAGTGCATTAATGGAGTTACCACCTTGGTATAGTCATCCAACTTTCAAGAATGGTAACTCCAAACTAATCAAAGGCATGATAGTAACGCCTATTGAGCCCATCCTTACAGAGTCCCCTAACGAATATGACCCACAAGTCTACGCTTACCCCGGTGAGCGTTTAAAGGTGGTACGTAATAACAAGATAGGGGATTACCCAATTGAGGTACAGCACAGTCATATGCGTGACCAAACCTTCTTTGTTAAGGCTGAGGAAATAACTATCTCTAGAGGAGTAAAAGACATCTTTTACCCCATTGACGGCATAAGAAAAAAGCAGTAGGGTTATCCTACTGCTTTATGCCGTTATTCAATTATTAAAGATAGTTCTTCTAACATAGTGTCAAGATGTAATTGTAACATTGCATCTGGTGCGTTCTTAGTTAGCTTATCTGTTTTGATACGTCTTAACTGTCGTTTTAATTGCTTAGCCCAACGTCTATCTTCACCTTGTTGATTAATAAGGTAGAAGTGAGATAAGAATAATACATACGGTAACCACATCGCAAGGATGGCCCAATAAATCTGTCTGGTTTCAGTAAGACTAGTAAAGGGTAGGATATCGCGTAATGTATTATCTATTGTCAAAGGGATATTATCCAACACGTCCTCAGTAGATGCAGCTGAGTCGTAGAGGTACTCCATGACATCAGGTACTTCTTTATCAAAAGACCCGGTATGTTTAGCCAGTGCTAATGGAGTGCGTTCTATAACCTTAGAGGGAGTAATGTCGTTATTGATATCCCGATAGCGATTAAACATGGCTATCTCTAACTGCCTATCAATCATATTCCCCAACACATAACGGTATATGAACTGTTGTGTAGTCTGACGTCTGTCGATAGGTTTACTGTTCTGCAAGTTAGCCCAATGGGTATATTGAATAGTCAGTAAGGGAATATCAATCATTATCACTGCATAGCCAAACGCATCTGTTTGTTCTACACCGTAAGGTACGTTGAAATTTAAATCGCTGCTAGGATGATATAGGATACGTACTGCACTTATACTATCCCAGTTAAGCAATTCGTCCTGTGCGTTGAACTCTGGACGATTAAGTGTACCTGCAATAACAATCTCCTTAACGTCTCCGCCGTAGAAATTACCAGAGGTAAGCTCACCGGATTGAATGTCTGTGGAGATACGTAAACCTCGTGCTATCTCTTCCGCTACATCTTCTACTAAGTCATAATGACGAAGTGCAGTGGTTGCAGGGGCAGGTGGTATACTCTCTAGTAGTTTTACCAAGAGGTGATTACTGCGCAAACGCTTAGTTGATGTACGGACATATTCTGACATCTTAAGTAAGTTAGCATTCAAACCCTTCTGGGCTTGAAATAGTCCGGGGAATACCCGAGTGTTTCTATTAGCCTTTAAAGGTGAGAAGAACGATTGCATATAGGTGCCCTTAGTCTTAACAGATGTGGTGTGTAAAAAAAGAATGCTCATGATACATAGTATAGAGGATGCCTGTGTATCCACACGGTGAGCGAGAGCTCATCATGCACAGTCCCCTATGGTGTCGTTTGTGTTATTGAAACTGTTTTGACACCTACATCATCACCGTGGTATAACTACGTAGTTATTCCATTAACTAGTTAATGTTCGACAAATATAAAAAAGGTATTATTATTATGGCTATAGATAAAGGTAACGATAAAGCAGCACCAAAAACTGCTATGGCAGATGCAATGACTGAAGCTACAGGTAACCAAAGTACGCAACAACGTGCTCAAAGTAACCAGCGTCAGACATCATCAGAGCGTCCATCCTTAAGTGGATTGAATGCGTTCTTGGCCAACCCTATATCGCGTAACAGTGCCGGTGAAGTAACTTCTGCTTACTTGAATACGTTCAAGAAGTTGTTAGCGAACGAAAGCTCACCTGCTATTAAAACTATTAAAATTGATGCAATCAATGGAGATGCCAACTCCCTTGCCCTTTCTGCAATCGTTTTACAGTTACCAATCGATGGTATCGTCGCATGTTATACATTCATTGTAGAAGCATCTGGTGATAAGTTAGCTGACCGTGTTGTAACTATCGGTCAAAATCAAGTAGGTATTGCAGTAACGTCGGGCGATGTTTACGATGACTACCTATGGAAGCAAGTAAATAACGTATTGAGTAATCAGTACGACAGCGCACGTCTAGTAGATGTAGGTGCATGTGTAATACCAGCCACTACCGTAGCTACAAACGAAACGGCAATACACGCACTTATGTACCATGCGGTTACTGCATGTTGGACAACGTTAATGCGTATCACGCAAGCGTCAGTACCTACATTGTCAGTATCTGATATTAACACTCGTGACATCTTAGTTGCTAAGTTGATATACGCACCGGGCGATACTCAAACTGCTGCTGGTTCAGTTGTACGTTCTGATGTTGAAATTAACCTTAACGGTATTTTACAAACAGGCGATGCGACTTCTGCTAAACAGCAAGTACGTCTATCATCTGTTGATGGTTTTGTAGACACAGTCTTCATTCCTAAAGCACCACATAACCCAGCGACCATGTATGGCCAGGCTCCAGACCTTCGCCAGTATCAGCCACGTTTCGTAATGACTGATGTTGAATCTGGATTAGATGCAAACAACTTAGAACTACAATTGTTAGCCATCTCAACTACAATGTTGTTGACAATGCAGTCTGGTTGGACACATTGCTTTAAGCCTCAGTATGGTGGTAAAGGTACTGACCTTAAAGATATCGGTGCAGTTGGTTACGAAATCAACTTCAACCCAACCGATCCTAATGCACCATTAGCCAAGATTAATACTAAGTCTGATAAGTTCTCTGAGTCTGATTTATACCAGCTGATTCAAACTACTTACCATCCTGAACTAATCTTCTCTCTTGATATCGAAGAGTGTGGTGAGTTAACGTGGTTGCAAGAAACCTTCCTTGCAGCAGCAGTAGGTAACCCTAAAGCTTCTAATGCAATCATCAAGGCGTGTGATAACTTGACCAATGGTCAGTTCTCTAACATCTACCAAGGTGGTCGTCCATTAACAAATGAAGTTATCCGGGTTCACTTGGGATACTACGAAGACGAGAAAGGTCAACAGCGTGACATCCGTGATTTGGATTACGTTGCTATACTTAACTTGTTTGGTGGTCGTGATATGGCTGTTGTTGAACAGTTCTCTAACACGTACGACCGTACAGATATCCCTGAAGAAATACGTTTGTCAGAGCGTGCTAACATCATCCGTAATGCCTTGGGTGAAACAGTACGCATCACTGGCTACGCTCGTCGTGTAACATTCGACCCTAAGTTCATGGAAGCATTATCTAGTGCTATCACAGCTGCCGGTCTTACAGTACGTCCTGAAGGTATCTTCAGTAACAATGCTGGTGTTGTACGTGGTAATCCAAACTCTGCCAATCTTGGTGTAGGTATGGGTGCAGCGGACGCATACTTCAAAACTGCGGGTAGTGGTTTCCAAGGTCATAGCCAAGGTAACTACGGTTCACGCATGGGTTCCAATTTCTGGAATAACTAGTTAGTACTGACGTAAAGTCATTTGAGAGGGGGTAACTCCCCTCTTTTTTTGTGCCGTCATGAGTTAAATATTTACAGACCTACATCATTATTGTGTTAGATAACCCTTACAAATGATACTAATAAAGGAGTGAACATGGGACTACATTTAAAGGTAGTAAATCACGATGAAGTATTCCATTCATTACGTGAACCGCCCATTATTGTAAATGAAGTAGATGTACTTAGTACTGATGCTAAAACTCGCTTTAATGAAATGATATCCACTAAATACGGAGGAGATAGCTTAAGCGTAGTACCCTCGTGTGATTGCGGTGAGGTATTAGGTGAGTACAATATCGGGAAGATGTGTCAAGGGTGCCACACTAAGGTTCAACACTCTACAGAAAGACACATTGAGTCCGGTGCATGGATTGAAGTACCTGAAGGGGTAAAGGGTTTAATCAATCCGGTTTTCTGGTTAATGTTCTCTAGTTATTTCAAAGCTTCAAGTTGTAACATGGTTGAGTGGCTGTGTAACCCTGCGTATAAGAACGATAATCCTAACAACGCCCTGTTAAACAGATTAAAAGCGTATGGCTTTCCACGTGGCTTGAATAACTTCCATAATAACTTTGACGCTATCATGGAAGCATTGTTTAAGATATTCAATATTAATCGTAATACGTCATTACAACATCTTAAGACCATGATTGAAATGCATCGCGATGCGGTGTTCTGTCGATACCTACCTATTCCTAGTAAGATATGTTTCATTACTGAGAAGACGGTAACGGGTACATTTGCTGACCCTACGATGGCATTAGCATTAGATGCTATTAGAACTATCTCGATGATTAAGACGTTACGCACAATGACACTCAAGCGCCGTGAGTTACGAGCACTTAAGTGTTGTATGCAGTTGGCTGAGTATTACGATGAAACGTTTAAGAGCGGTCTAGCTTCTAAAGAAGGTTGGTTTCGTAAACATACGTTCGGTGGTAGATTACACTTTACCTTCCGTGCGGTTATTACATCACTGTCTGATAATCACGATTACGATGAGATACATCTCCCGTGGTCTTTGTCAGTGGGTGCATTTAAAACCATGCTTACTAACAAGTTACTTAACTTAGACTATACGCCTAAGGGAGCTGCTGCTTTATTACAAGAGCATACAAACAAATATCATCCGTTAATCGATGACTTGTTTAAGGAACTGATAGCTGAATCGCCTAGAGTGAAAGATGTTATCCCTGATGCTCCTGTAAAGGACGATACTCACGGTATCCTTATCATACTACAACGTAACCCCACATTGGCTCGTGGTAGTGCTCAAGCATTGCGTGTTACTAAGATTAAGACAGACGTAGAGGTTAAAACAATCTCAATGTCAGTAAACATCTTAGCTGCTCCCAACGCTGACTTTGATGGTGATACACTTAATGGTGTTATCATTCTGGATAAGAAGATGTATAAAGATGTCTACATGTTATCTCCTCACTATGGTGTACTGTCTTTACAGAAACCATTACAGGTAGGTAGTAATGTAGGTATGGCCAAGCCCGTTATCAGTACGATTGATAATTGGTTAATGGAAGGAAGAGCATAAAGTAGTGACGACCCATTACGGGTCGTCACTTATACTTTTTTTGTAATGAGGTGTGATATGAAGTTAGCTAAAGTACAATGTATACCGGTATTACCAGACGAGGACTATCGTAAGGTAAGGCAGCGTGTGTGGTCAAAAGTTGCCAAGGATACATTCCTTCCTGACGGCATTAAGGTACTAATCGTTACAGATAGATCGTGTGATGATGAATATCTTAATAGTAAACAACGTGACTTTGATTGCACAGAGGTAAGGATACAACCTGAAGACCCTACCCCTCTTGTTGATAGTAGTCAGATTCTAAACGGTTATGATGTTGACCCTAGTCAGTTTAAGGTAGTCATTATACATACCCCTAAGATAATTACACCTACTGCTGTAAATGAGTTGCGTAAGTATGTAACTGGTATTGGTGGTACGGTTTATCTTACGTCAGATAGCATCGATATGGATTTAATTGTTGAATGGGATTAGATATGAAAGATGTATTTGAAGGTAGTGATGAAGGGGTAGCTAAAGCTATTAACTGGCTGAAGTATATAGGGGTTGATAAAGACCCTGAAGGTAAGTTAGATATAGTACACGATGTATGTGCACTTGCTCTAGCTAATCGTTTAGCTATACCTGAATTACGAGATACGGCGGTTAAGTGTGAATCTATGGCGGATTATAATATTGTCATGTCGTTATACTTTCGTGCTGGCTGTGGTCGATGGCCTTGGCATAAAGGATATAAAGACCCTGAATCAGATGAGCACGAGTGTCCTTATTATGGTTGGGAACATGCTGGATTTATGAAACACATCATCTGTGCACCTGCTAATGTGATAACACTAAAGCAGTTAATGGATACGGTATCTAAACACCTTCCGGAGTAATTATGACTATATTTCAATGTAACCGATGCGGCTGTGCGGAAGACGTGGCGTTTGGCTTTATAGCTAAAAGTCCCCAAGGGCCCAGGGCATTTGTTAATTATACTTCTGGCACCCATGTATGTTCTGTATGTGCACCTACATGTAGGGTTAATGGTGAACTTACACATATGCACGATGGCACTTGGCATGGTATGTTTCCTAGAATATTCCTACCACACGGAATGTTCATTACTAATGGTCAAGGTATGGTAGAACATATCGAAACTGGTATTTCTGGAAATGAAGCGTATAAACTTTACGGTAAGTCCGAAGAATATCCTAATTACTAAATTTACAAATAAGGATTTAATACACATGGCTATATTTCAATGTCAACGATGTGGCTGTGCTGAAAATACCGGCACTGGTTGGTTTCATTCTGCCCATAGGAATGAAAAGTGGTTTGATGGTTATGCTAAGGATGAGAAGGTATGTTCAGCCTGTGCCCCTACCCATTACAAAGATGGTAGCCCTGTTAAAAAGTTTAATGGTGAATGGCATGGTAGTTTTAAACGTACATTCCTACCTCATGACATGTTCTTTACTAATGACCATGGTACGGTAGAACATATCGAAACTGGTATAATGGGTAACGGTGCATACGAGTACTATGGGCGTGCTGAAGAGTATCCAAAAGAATAAAACTATATTAATCCTTAACCCTAGGAATGTTCATGCCGAAATATAATAACTACCATGACGCTGTTGTCGACCTTAAACTATTCGACCATAAGACCAGTGGTGATATATTAAAACTCTCTGACCATAACGGTTGGACTATTGCACACGAATTAGCTTCTCAGGGTATATTATTTACTAAACGTAAGGATATACTTTCATTAGAAAACACAGCTGGTTTATCGGTTAACGATGTATCTGAATTTGATGAAAAGTAAATGAATAAAGAACTATGTACACGTGGTTCTTTTTTTGTTATAAAGGAGTAGCTCCAGATGGCTTTATCTCTAAACGTCCCTGTTGTAATGGGTATATATCTCACGCACAGGTTACCTAAAGTCAAACTTAGGTTTAATGGGGAGTATACTGATAGTTTAACCCTACATGTAGGCATTCGTTCTCAGTCTACTGTAGTGGAATTAGTTAATGAAATCTATTCTACTTTAAATACCGTTGGGGCTGTTATCTCTAAGAAAGAAGCTGACTTACGTCAATCTGGACTAGATATTAGTGCAGCAATACTACGTGACCTTACTAACTATGTAGAGGCGTGCATGGAATGTATCGACGGTATAAACCCTTCGTCAGAACCGTTTGATTCCTTATTAGGTAGGTTCCACATCACACTTAAGAACATAAATGAAGAGGAGGATGAGTAATGGTTGAAGGTGATATTACAGTAAGTAACAATGATGGTATAATATCCATCCTTGATGGTGACCCTAACAAGGTTAGTACAGTCCATACCCATAGCGTCCCTATTGGCATACCAGAAGGTTTACATCCAGACACTGCCGATACAGTACTATTTGGAATGGTTAAAGTGTTAAACAAATTAACATTAGCACAGAAAAAGCACGGTCTAGATAGAGGGTGGCGATATCCGCCTAGTACTACTACGCTAGACGAGAGAGGTGATGGTAGGTATTTCAATACACCTGAGCAATGCGTAACTGCATTAATATCACACCTAAAGAAAGGCGATACTACTGATGCTATCGCTTACCTAATATACCTACAGTCCCTTTGTGGGGAAAGTAAGGTATCCGAATTAATAACCGCATTTAAAGAGATATAAGAAGATGAAGCACCTAAGACAGATAACCGTTAAACAAATTGGTATTGCAGTTAATGTAATAGGTGTACTATTCCTGATTGGTATAATGGCGTATGTTTATAATAGTTACTAGTGATTCCGTCTAATTTTATGTAACTGTAATCACAAACCGTCTATCAGGAGTTAGAAAATGAAACATCAGGGTACCAAAGAGCTATCTTTATCTGCTAGAATGATAGCATTGGAGTCTCGTACCTCCGCTAAGAGTGGAAGTAGTATGAATTTCTCCCGCATCCCCGCCTTTTTAGATACTGTCGTGAGTACTGTTAAGGGTGCCTTGGGATTTCAAGAAAAGTCTTCAGCAAAGAGCCAACCTATGAGTAATAGTTTTACCAAGTTATTAGGTAAATCTAATTATGTTGATCTTGCCGATGTGCACATTTTTAGACCTACAGGTATGAAAGGAACGTATAGTGATTACCTAGACATGCTAGACTACTTCCAAGCTCGCATACTAGATATAGAAAAACGCGTCCTGTTACCTGCTAGTCAGTTAATTACGGCATTAGTATCTGAACCTTCCAGATTATCTAAAGACGTACGTATCAACGTTAAACATGCTGATATAGACGACTTAAGACAACGTATGGCTAAGAGCATTGATGTATCTGATGAAGCCGATATGGTCCGTTACGCTGATGCTATTAAGCGTAATAGCGATTGGGGTTCTATAGTGAAACGTCTTGATGATATTGCAGCTGATTATAATGCAGTAGGTGTTAAAAACATACTACTACGTATCAGTAACATATCCGAAGCGTCTCGTATATTGATTGAAACAATGCAATCTTCACCTGATACCCATGCGGTAAATGGTAATGCTATTGCTGACATTGTGGAGTTATTACACAATGCTGCATTAGAAGTGGAAATGTTTGCAGCACACGGTTACAATATTCGTACTATGCAGTCGGCGTTAGCTGATAGTTACGATAAGCTAAAAGAAGTCATTTCCTAAGAAGTGGCTTTTAATTATGGACAGGAGTGATTAGTGTTATTTTCAAGAAAGAGTTACATAATCACCATTGATAAGAATGTACTTGAAGTTTTTCTTGGTGTACTTACTGGCATGGGTCGCGGTTCTTTTAAAACCGTATTAATACATGCTAAGAAAAAAAGTACATTAAAGGTAGAAGAACTTCAGGGGATTCCTAACATTACTATAGATGGTGTGATTGTCGATGTCCCCGGCTTAAAGGGCGTACTTGCTAATATTGATAGTAATCCCGATACTGAGAAAGGTATCGTTAGAGTAAAGTCTGGTCATTATGCATACCGCTACAAGCCTGACCTTAATCAAATTATCATCAATGCAAATAACAACTCTTAGCCAGCCCTAGGAATATTTTAATACACGTCTTGACATATACTATAATCAAACACTATAGTCCCTATTCAAGACGCTTTTCATTCTCTATGCGCATTATGCGTTTAAGAAATGACCATGTTTGATAACAGCAAGAATGTTATATGAATCACCGTAGACCGCATACCACTTAACAGACTAGAGGCCCAGCAATTGCGGGTACTCTAGTCTGCGTAACTAATAAACAGTGCTTATGCCGTCATCAATTTAACTAACATACTTAATATAGGTAACCATGATATTAACTAACTTACCCGGTATCTTTCCCTTGATAGTCTAGTCTCGAATCTTATTGCACATAAGTACAGACCTACATTATCATTGCGTTAAGTATACCCTTACGCTAACAATAATGAGGTGCAACATGCAATACATCAACAAAGTCGATGCTATTACTTCCGACGAGAAAGTCAACGCCTTACTAGGCGACTTTCTAACTAAACAAACTAATAAACATAAACCTCAGCTGGATATCGCTGGGTTTAATAGTCAACTACTGGCATCCAGTAAGAAACAAGAAGTTGTTGTTATCTGCAAAGACCAGTATGTGGCACAAGACCTTTACAAAACTTTCAAAGGAGTAAAGGGTGTGTTTACTACTAATGAACCGCTGTGTTTAACTGATGCATTGGGAGACTTGAATAAAGTCTTAGGTTGTAACGGCCAGTACACTTTCCGTGCTATACGTTACAACTCTGATGTAGATAACCAGTCAGTGCTTGATGAAGCATTAGAAGATGTTGCCCTTAGAGCAAACAGTTCTAATGTACAAGTCATAACCAGTGACTTCTTGAAAACTTTATCTACTGAGGATAAAGAGTTTCTATTTGGTACATTCTAAAGTAGAGGGGCCTAGCGGTCCCTCTCTTTATGCCGTTGGTGGCGGTATCTCAGAAATTACACCCAAGGAACATTTATGAATAAAAGAAACCCTTACAAAACAGGAGACGTTATATGGCTACGGTAGTATATGGTGGTGATGCTGAATTTAATGCATTAGCATATGGTGAAAAGCACCCCAACCTAGTACAATTTCTTACCAACCAAGTAGCATCATTTTCACAGAACTTGAATGACCAAGGTCGGTACTTGTACGATAGAGCCGAAGCTGCGTTCCAAGCTATCCATAATTCCGATGCCGTTAGACTAGCTCGTGCGGTACGTAGGAAAGCACAGAACATTTGGGACGATGGGAATATCAAGCCGTTGACGGATATTGGTCAGTTGCAAAATGCACAGTTAAAAATGCAACGTTGGATAATGGCTGAACCAAAGGTGAGACGTTCATATCACGAACAAAGATGTGATGGTTACTCAGATAGTTATATAGATACTAACCCTAACAGCATAGGGGAATCTCATTATGACTACCGAAGAGTGATGGATGGTATGCTGACAACTAACAAAGAAGGTCGTGACGTTATTACTAACTATGTCGATGTTATCTGCGATGGTGATAATCTATCCATCGAGGAACAAGTAGATATACTAGTGACATGGCAATCAGTTAAAGAGCATATGAATCGCAAGAAGGATGACCCAACTAGTCCTTTCAACGCAAGTCTTTAATCTAAAGTAGGGGTATGTTCAATACCCTTATTTTTTTAATCCACTAAGGATACTTATGACTATTGCAGTCCCTACCCTAACAACGGATGGGTTCGTACAAAATATCGGACCATTAGCAGATAGATTATTGAGTTACTTTTTAGTAAGTGAGTATTCTCAATCTAATATCTATTACGGTAAAATATCCTCACTGGCTTACTTGGTTTATAAGTACGGTAGTGACCCACAGCAAATGAATATTGAAATACAACGTACTTTGCAAACTTACCTTGACCGTCATTTTGATAGCGTTACTATTAGAGTCACTATTGAAGATGACCCAGAAAATCCTGATAGTGGTCAATATGGTCTACGTTTAGATATTCAGGTTTCTAAGGATGGAGAACGTTATTCTCTTGGTAAAGAAGTAAGTGTTATTAATTCTAAACTTGTTTCGTTAATGGATACTTTAAACAATGGCTAAAGACAGAGCTCAATCAAACAGAGATGTGTTATTGGATTCACAGACTCGTGAAGCAATGGACACCATTACAAAACTATCTCATCAAAAGGCAACTATTGACTTAGATACGTTCGTCCGTGTTTATTTACCCGCACTGGGACAATCGCATGAAGACCCATTATCTTTAGTACCGTGGGTTAAGCTAGCCGGTGGCCCATTCATGCCCGTAGACGTAGTCTCTAACGGTCGTGTAGTACATACGGTACCTCCACTATTAAATCGTACCCAAACAGTCTTAAACAGCACTAACGGGCAATCTCTTTCCAATCTAGTTGAGATAGCTAATAAGAAACGTGATGTCTCACCAAACTTAGGCATTAATCACCTACGTCAAGGACTAGAAGGTCGTGTGCAGGATAGACGTGTGGTTGTATCTGAACTATTAGAGTGGAATAGCATATTAACAAAATACGGTTACTCACCTATTGAGATTCCAGATGCTGTTAAGAACGCTGACCCAAGCGAACCTGCAAGTAATGGTAACGATAACATTTTCACTGAGTACGAGGACTTATAACTAAGGAACGCACCATGGCATATAAAGGTAAGCACCTCAAGATGGCATCCATATCGGATATTCACTTAGGACATAGTAACACTCCTACAGTGGATGTGATTGCACGTCTTAGGGAAACCTTTAGAGATTGTGATGAAACGGGTGAATTGGATATCATCTGGCTGGCTGGGGATATATTTGATAAGTTATTATTCTTTCCAGATAACAATGTACATGAGTTGCAGTTGTGGATAAATGATTTCTTACGGATGTGTAGTAAGCGAGATATCGTAGTACGTGTATTAGAAGGTACACCATCTCATGATAGGGGGCAGGGTAAACACTTTGTAACTATAAATTCACTAGGTGGGCACAACGTCGACTTAAAATACGTAGACACGTTAAGTATTGAATACATAAAACGATTTGACATCAACGTACTTTATGTTCCCGACGAATGGGACCATGACCCTAATGTAACGTGGGAAAGTGTTTGTGGGTTGTTACAACAGCACGGATTGGATAAGGTAGACTATGCTATTATGCACGGTCAGTTCGAGTATCATTTACCTGAACATCTTAAATTGCCTTCACATGAATCCAAGCGTTACCTTAGTATTGTTAAACGCTATATCTTCATTGGACACATTCATCTTACTTCTATTGTAGAAAGAATACTGACTGCTGGAAGCTTTGATAGGATATGTCATAACGAGGAAGGACCTAAGGGTCATTTTAGAGTTCAAGTATCCGACGACGGTAAACATGATAAGATTACATTCGTTGAGAACAAACAGGCTACTAAATACATTACAATAAACTGTATGGAAGTGAGCATTGAAGGTGTGTGGGAACGTCTAGCTGAGTATAAAGAATATCCAGCCAATAGTCACTTTAGATTACAGTGCACTAAAGACAGTGAGATACGTCACTCGATGTCAGAGGTTAAAGAACGATATCCTCTTTTCCATTGGAAGCTTAAAATAACCGCACAGGAGACGGATGGTCAAACTGCTACTACAGGACTTGTGGATAAGTTTGTAGCAACTGAAATATCCCCCGGGAATATCTGTGCATTGGTCCAAGAAAAACTAAACGCTCAAGAGTTAGATAGTCGTGTATTACAACGTACTATGTTACTGCTTGATAAGGTAATTTAAGATGTTAACATTAGAACAACGTATTCAATACGCTATAATAAAAACAATAGTTCAATCTCACAGCTTTATAAGAAAAGATGCTGCGCAGATAAAAGAAATGTTACACGAGTGGGGAGTCCACCCCTACAAAGACATCTCTAAGGTACCAGAAGGTCCAGTTAGAACCATAAAAGAAGCAATGCCTGACAATGCAGCTTTAAACGCATTAATTCAAAAGGCAGTGCAGTATACCAAAGGTGGTTATTCGTTTAGGAGTAACGTCTTTGAAGAGGAGATAGTGCCAAGCGAAGAGTTACGCTTAGTATTGTCAGATGTTTTAAGGAAAGGCGAGGTGTATGACTTCTTTGATATCATTAGAAGGTACCCGCCGGGTGTAACCCATAAAGGATGTTGGGATTGCAACAGCCCTCTAGTTGGGGGAACCAGTCTACCATTTGATATACTTTGGTTCTTAATCGGACCCAGTGTACGGATGCGACAGGGTAAACTATGTCAGCCGTGTATAGAGAATCGCACGAGGGCCATAACCGAAGGTAAGGGATATGCAATTAAAACGTGAATTAGGGGAGTTTGGTGTTTCTATTGGAACATCTGTAGCCCTAGAAGAAGGCTTAGTGCCTTTGGATAAATATCCACAGCAGATTTGGATAAACGTCAAAACGATATATCGTAATCTCTACAGTGCTCTTTCTGAGAACGATACTTATAACCATCCGATGATATTAGAAGACTTAGTAGAAGAACTATCCCTGATTGATACCGCTATTGTAGGTATTACTAGTGGGAAGATGGACACTGTCTTTTATTTACCATCGTACAAATCTCTAGCAAAGCTTTTTCCTAAGGCTTTAATAAAGAAACCTAAGACACCCATTCAGTTAACGTATAGCGTGACCATGGATGATGTGTTGGAAGAATTCCTAAAGGGCAAGTATACTGACTTTAGGTTGGTACAGTGTGATTGTGCTGTACCGGGTGAGGATAAAGATAGTTTAATGATAACTCATTACCCTGTTGATATTCTATCTAAACCAAACTTCTCTCGATTAGCCTTACTGGAAAGTCATACTGGTAAGATAAAGAAAGAGAATGCGTGGAATAGTAAACTTACCTCAGGTAAACAATTACTTAGAATACCTTTTAATGTGCTAACATTACAAGTATTTGGAGACCAAGCAACTCACTTTAATTCAATGCCGCATCGGGTTAAGCAAGACTTAATTGTACTGGCCGATGAGCGTAAATGGAACAGTCTTACCACTAGAGATAAGATAGTTAGTGACTTGCAATACGTTAAAACACCCCAGCACATCCAACTCTACAAGTCTTTACTGGCGTGCCGTGTAAGATAATACAGCAAACTGTTATTACATGTAGACTACAACTAAAAATTGGAGAAGTACCGTGAGCGATTTCAGACCACCCCCTCGTAAAAAGAACGCGTTAGATGAAGGTAAGCTTAAGATTATAGGCGAACCTCAGAACGGTTCTAAGCGTAGACCGACCCTTGGTTGGAGTATCGTAAAGAATCATCCTCGTATCGACGTTTGGACTAACATTGATGGCGACAAGAACAATGGTAATATTCGCGCAGCAATGGATAGCCCTACATTCTTTGTACTGCTAACATTCTTAAAGCAAGCAATCGAAGCAGAACCCGGCTTTAAACAAGCTGTTGAAAACATGGGTTATACTTGGTTTCAGAATAAACGCTCTGAAGAAACTAAAGTACTTTCTACCACTCACATCGGCAAAGACAAAAACGGTATTGTTTACATCTCTGTAGTTGCTCATGACCGTCCTAAAATTAAGTTCGATTTCCGTTCTGGTATTTATCATAAGCTGCGTAATGCAGATGGTTCTGATTTTACTAAAGAGCAAGACTCCATAGCTTACGCTAGTGCGTACCTTGGTCTACTATCCGGATTAGTTCCAGCAGTACTTGAAGGTGAGTACGTGGAGCCACCCCCTAGAGACATGAATGGTACTGGTGGCAATGGCGGCGGCGGTTGGAAAGGTAATAACAACAATAATAGTCAGGCACCTAAAGCAGCTGCTAGTAATGACTTTGATGACGACATTCCATTTTAATTAGTCATCTATAATAATAATAAATCAGTCCTTTACCGGACTCTTCGGTAGGTCCGTATGGACCTACCTTTTATGACATTCGACGTCAATACACACCTACATTATCAGCACGTATACAATAAATAAGGTGCAATAGTATCCATGAAACTAATACCCTCCCAATTCAATAACAAAGCTGTGACCGCCGTAAAGGTTGAACATGGCTCTCAGAATATAGAATGGTCAATTGGTCTATATGACCGTGCGACACTTAAACGCAAGGAGAATCTGTTTGACAATGCAAACCTTTATCTCTCTACATTAGATAAAGATACACACGCTAGAATCTGGAACGTGTATAAAGATATCTTTGATTCATTGGAAACGGTAGATAATACCGAAGTATTGCAGCGTATGGTAACTGAATCAGTAAGTGACCTATATGCAATACTAGATGTAGACAACTTACGTTACTGGTCAAGTATGCATGGTCAGTACACCTATCCACCTAATCTTGCTGACGACTATGGTCCTAAACATACTAAGGAATTAACCTACCTTAGAAAAGACTATACTGGTTTACTATTCTTATCTACTGCACTGAGATTCATGGTGCCTATATGGGGAGAGTTTATTAAGCGTTACAAGGGTATAACGGGTACTGTATACAAAGAATACCTAGGTGCGATGATATTGGGACAATCAGAACTATTTACTTCACCTGAAGTAGAACGGTTACACGAGTACATTGTAGCTACAATTGGTTCTGGTAAGATTACACCTACAGCTATTCATGGTGGATTAGGCAGTGCCGACCAACCTGATTGGTTACTATCGCTTACTCTAATTCGTAGATTGGCAATAGCAGAAAGCTTTGATGCAGAACCTTCTATTATCTCTAGTATCTATAACTTCCTAACCAGTAACATTGAAAATATGGATAAGAAGTTTGGACAAGGTAATAAAGTGTTGGATAAGCATCCGCCAAATGGTGGTGGTGATATTGAGGATAACTCTTCAGTGGCTGAAAACTACCGTGTTAATCAAATGGTATCTGATGCACCTGCTATCATTAACAGTGTATATGTAGAAGATGTAAAACGTTTAGCATGGTTAATAGAGCCTGACCTGCCAGAGTCATTATTGAATGCTTGTGTGAATAAGCTAATCAAAGACTCGTCATTAGAGATAGAACCCTTTAGGATAAACCTAGTGGGGGTAATAGTAAGAGAACATATATCAATACGTTCCTTACATTCTCTAGATTACGTGACACTACTTCGGTTAATCGGATTAACACAAGCCATCTTGTACTTTCATGAGTACGTAGACTTGGCACAGCTTATTACTGCACGTGGGAAGGACCCAGACCTTTCAGTAATAAGAAGTAACATGATGGGCTCGGAATCCCGCTCAAGGCTCTCTAAAGAGCATACAGAGGCTCTGAATCTATTGTATCCATACTACAGGCAAATTGGTCGTAGTACTGAGCGTAATAAGAACGATAACGTAGGTATTCAGTTTATCGAATCTTTTAATCGCGATACGTTAACGAGAGAGTGGTATTATCAATCTCCTGTTCAGATACTTGAACGAGGTGTAGGTAACGGCAAGCCATTCTTCATTCCAACTAACCTTAAGAATATCTTAGCTGGCTTAATCTTAGATAAGTTAGGCAGTAAAGAACCCGAAGAAACCGTTCAAACGGTATAAACCCCTTACGACAAATATACAAAGAAGAGGCGCATTATGAATACTGGCGGCAAAATGATTATTAACAAGATGATTATGTACGAAATGGGTACGTATAACTCATTAGCCATCCGTCCTTACCAGTCACATCTGGACATGGATAGTATTAAACACTTTAACGAGTTAACCCATGGTGGTACTAATCTTACTACTACTAACTTAAGTGGTATAGCGGGAAGTATCATCAGACCTTCGGGTCAGTCAATTGGTGAAGTGTCAATGTCTAATGGTTGGGACACACCTAGATTTGCATTCATGATGCAGGTGGAGTTGGAAATCATGGGCGTTAAATCCCATCAGGTGCTAACAGGTTATACTGACCACGTGGGTTTTAGTTACCACAGTGAATCGTTTGACCCTAACATGATACTGCACTTTAATACCAGCATCCTGTTACGTTCACACATGATGTCAGGTGCCAATGGTAGGTATCAACAAACGACTGTGCAGAATGCATCTCACATCCTTACAGGTATCCCTACTAAGGATAGAAATGTATATGGTGGCACTCAAGGTGCAAGTCCTACTGTAAGTATGCGACCTGAAGATGTCTTTAGTCGTATCGGTACACCGATGATAATGGAATCTAGTTACGCTGATGCTATTGATACGCGTGTAGATTTCTCACTAGGTGCTAAGAAGTCAAGACGTTCTAACGCTTCTGCACCACAGTACCTATCAAGTGTATTAACAGCACATACCACAGCACAGCGTCAAAGTGATATTTCTTACGATGATGATAGTGAGATTGCTGGACGTGCTAAGGGGATGGTTAAAGAAGATACTTTTGCTGCTGACTCGTTCTTGAATTCATTTTCACAGAACGGAACAATACGTGAAGGGGCTACTTTAGCATGGAGTGAGTTGACTTACACCAACCCACACGTTTCTGACTTGTGCGTGGTAGTACGACGTAGAGCAGGTGCTCCTGTGCATCAAGCAGGTAGTACTGAAGGTTGGCATGGTTCTACTATAGAAACTATTGCAGCGACTATTATATCACATGCAGTACCAGCACTCATGTTAGACTTGATGTTAACAACGGTGCATTTTACGGCTACTAACAGTACTATTGACGGACAGTATGCCATTTCTATTAACCATGTAGAAACCTTTGCCAGTGGCATTGACCCTACACCTTACGTCCAACGCTTTATTGATAAAGTGAGATATGAATTACTTGATGACATATCTAAACGTAATCAAATGTCATTCAGTATAGATGTTAAATGCGATGCAATAGGTGAAAGCTTTATTCGTGTTTCATTAAATGGACAACCTGAGATAGACTACATGATGCCGTCTTTCTGCGATGCGTTATCTGCACCCGTTATTGCAGGTGGTATTGATAACCTAATAACAGTGGCATCCGACCTTAATAGCCTTACGAGTAATCTTGATTACACAGCAGGCAGTACGGATATCTCTTCCCTTATAGCTTCAGGAGTATAAAACATGAACCGACTTACAACCCTGTATAAAGACATACTAGAATCAGCAGGCTTATCTGTAGATAATGATTCAGTGGTATGTTTGCCGACACCGGCTGAGGACGTACCAACTATCATTGATGGTAAGTTCTTAGTATTGCCAACCGATGACATCTTGCGTAATCCTAATTGGGAAGACACAATTGCATTCCATCCACTATCTGAAAACGTTGTACGTGGCGAAAGTGAAGTGTTAAAGAAATTGCGTGAGATACTACTGACTCGCGCTACTAATGTACTGACCGAAGTAACCTCTCAGTTAATTCATATTGCCAGTAACACTAGTATGCATAAGTCTTTATCGCCTACACAAAGTGAGTTTCTTTCTCACTTGCCGGAAGCTGATAAAAAGATGGTTGATACGTATCTTAAGATGATTGCTTCAAGTAGTCCAGTTGGTGCTAACCGTTTCATCAGTATGTATTTGAAGCGTGGTGGTACTCATGACGGTGTTAAGTATAACCGTCTTTGCGTAGTAGACCTGCCTGTACTTAATGCAGATGAAGATGAAAGAAGTATATTTGGGGTGAAGATGCGAATCAAAGACTTATCGTCTATTCGTGACCTCATCACTTATACACTACCGGGTGATTATACTTGTGGTTCTAAATCACAAACAGCACCTTACTTTCAAGCATTACTAATGTCTTACATCGCATTAATGGAAGACTTAAACAAAGTAGTTAAGTTGTTTAAGAAGATATTCCAAAATGGCGACGATTTGATTACTGACCTTAGTTGGAAAGCAGAAATCACATGTCTTTCAGATATGCGTGATCTCATTCCTATCTTAGATGGTAACCAAGGTACTGCTGTTAAAGGTGCTACTGAAGAGCCTAAAGAAGTAGAGTTAAAACCTGCAACGCGCACGGTACAGCGTACAGCGGGTAATAGTCAAGTACAACGTCCAGTTGCCAACCAACCTGCTCCTGTTACTAAAAGTAATGATGGAACAATTAGCTGGCAGGACATACAGCGTACTACTCAACCTCAAGGTCAGTATCCTCCACAACCAGCGTATGCACGTGGGTATCATCAGCCAGCTCCAGTTGATCCTAACGGCGGTACTTCAGCAGGTCGTGCTCGTGTACAACAATCTCAGTATCATGGTGGATACCAGCAACGGCCCCAACAGCAGTATGGTGGTTACGGTGGTAATTACAATCCTCATCAAGGCGGTGGGTTTACACCAGTATAGTCATGACGGCATAGAAGAGTAGGTAGCCCCTACTCTTCTTTTTTTGTGCCTTTATACTGTCAAATAATACATAAAACCTAGATACTATGGTTAGCGAGAAATACTTGCGTTAGCCTATCTATTTCGTTTACTGATGGCATGATGATGGTGTTATTACCGTCATATTCGTTGGGTTGTTTCAGTCCATTGACAGCCATTACAATCCAGTGATATTTAGGTAGGACATCTAACTCTAAAAGTAGTCCGTAAAAGTCACCTAGTTGTCTATTGGCACTTTGTTCGCTCACGGCAATCTCTTGTGAATCAGTAGAAGTACGTAGTTGTTCGATATGCTGCCCTATCATGATGCGGTACTTATCGTTATAGTAAACGTCTTCGCCCCGTTGCTTTGCCAAGGACTGTATTGATAATGCCATAATATTCCTTCCTACTCCAATAAGCTTCAAACCTACATTATTCAGGTAGTACAATACCCTAACAATAACATAGGATACAATATACATGTCCAATAATGAGAACCAACTCGACCCGCGACTATTGGGTATAGGTCTTAACCTTAATCCATTTGCTGCCCATGACTCTGCTTCGCGCCAGCAGATGTTTTGTAGTCACGTAGGTCAAGCACTCGTCATAGATGGGTCTAATCCACGTCGCATACAAACAGGTGCGGAACGTGAAGTGGGTAAATATACGTTTAGCATTACCATGCCAGTAGATGCTAACATTATTAAAGTTATCCAGAAGTATCCACCCACTGGGGGATATGGGAGTATCAAGGAAAATCCTACCTATGTTATTCTGTATGAAAACATAGATACCAATGAAATAGACGTTCTGATGGTAGAACGCTTCCACACCATGCATACTACGTTTGGTTTTGAATATGTCCTTACTGAAAATGCAAAAAGAATACACCCCGGACAGATGGTACCTGCTGGTACAGTCATTGCCCATTCAAGTTCTGTTAAGTCAGATGGTAATTACTGTTATGGTCGTGAAGTACAAACTGCCTATATGTCAATACCTCAGGTAATTGAAGATGGTTTCGTTATATCTAAAACGTTAGCCAGTCAGTTAACCACACGTATGGTTGATAAGCGTATAGTAAGTTGGGGTCGTGAATATTACCCGTTAAACTTATATGGTGATAAGAATCATTACAAACCTTTCCCAGACATTGGTGATAAGATACGTGATGATGGACTCTTAATAGGTCTACGTCAATACGACCCTGCATTGGGTGTTATTGAAATGACACCCGAAGCACTGATGGAGCCTGATGGTACTTATGATAAACTGACATATGCCCTAGCTGGCGCAACTGTTTATGATGTAGATGTCGTAACTGACCTAACTCAAAACGTATCGCCTTCACCGGTAGGTATGAATGAGTCTACTGATAAGTATCTACGTCTGCACGATGTGTTCTTTAAGGATATCCTAAAAGAATATCGTCGACTAGCAGCTACGCGTAAAGACCAGCTACATGTTTCGCCACAGTTTCAACAGTTAGTAGTCCGTGCAATGGCAAACGATACTGAAGCAGTACCCTACAAGGTTAAGCGTCGTTATCGTAGAATACCGTTGGATGATAGACGTGTTGAGATTAAATATGCTAAGAAGATTGAACCTACTATTGGTTACAAGCTTACTGATGCACATGGTGGTAAAGGTGTTATAGTTGATATATGGCCTGATGAAAATATGCCTGTAGATAAACATGGTGTACGTGCTGATTTGATAATGGATGGTATATCTGTTGTTAAACGTCTAAACGTAGGTCAGTTGTACGAACAGTATATCAATGCAACCTCTGACATGGTTTCACGTAACCTTAAACAAATGGTTTCAGCCGGTACTAAGAAAGCGATGATGGCAGGATGGGATTATCTATTACGTTATTATCAGATAGTATCACCGTTGATGTACGATGTGGTAGTACGTGAAATAAAGACACCAGATGATAAGCAACGTCACTTGGATAATGTCTTAAATGATTGTATCTACTTATACCTACCGCCCAATTCACCTAACATGGGTTTAGATTTACTCAACGGTAAAGAAGGTGGTTTGGTAAATGAATACCCATTAGACTTTGGACCGGTAGCATATACTGGACGTTCTGGTGTACCGTGTGTGACTAAGGACCCAATCATTATAGGTTCTAAGTATGTGATGCTATTAGAAGCAGTACCGGATAACTGGTCATCTGTATCTACGGCTAAACTACAACACCATGGCATACCTGCTAAGTTAACTATGGCAGATAAGAACGCAGCACCTACTAGAGAACAACCTGTAAGGATTGCAGGGGAATCTGAAGTACGTCTATTCAATGCAGCTATGGGGCCTGAAGTTACCGCAGATATATTGGATGGTTCTAATTCACCTTCTACCCATAAGTCTATTATCAGAAACATACTTGAAGCGGGTAACCCTTCTAATATCGATGAGATAGTAGATAGAATAAAGGTACCTAGGGGTAACTCTAGACCGGTGCGTTATGTAGAGCATATATTACAATGTGCCGGTATAGCCTTTAACAGTACGGAGTATGATCATGAAAAAGATTAATGTTAGAGAACTGGTGGCAATGACTAAAGAACAAATATGGTCTTTGCCCAATGAACAAATGATATTAGTGTTTGATGATGGTGAGTTAACTACGTATGGTAGAGCCAGTATTATAAGTTGGTACTATTGGGAGATTCACAGAACCTATCCTACTGCACCAATATATAAAAGTCATCACGTGGGGAATGGGCATTATAAACCTAGTGTCCATTTGAATCTTGCATCGAACATCATGTGGGATACTTACTTTGCGTTAAACGAAGTACCTAGCGTAGACCATCTGTGTAGGTTGGTATACGGCATTACTGGTGAGTTGTATAACGACATGACTTACCGTTTGGAATCGCATATTACTACGGTGTCTTTATTAGACTATGTGGAAATACATGAACATCCGGTATCGGTAGAGATGAGAGAAAAGACTCGTCCTACCGACGATAGTATATCGGATGCGTATGCTACTATGAAACATTTGCTGTATAAGACCAACGAGATGCCTAACAATAACGTTACTAAGTTTTGTCGGGCTGATTTGGTTTCAGCAGGTCAGGTGGTACAGTCAGTTGCTCCTCGTGGTTTTGTTACTGAAATAGATTCTCGAATCTTTAGACATCCTATCATGAATAGTTATACTGAGGGTATGTTATCGTTACAAGACTCGTTAGTCGAATCACGTTCTGGTGCTAAAGCGTTATTGGCACAGAAAGACCCATTGGAGCATACGGAATATTTTAACCGTAGAATGCAATTGGGTTGTAGCGTTATTCAAAATCTACACATGGGTGACTGTGGTACTAAACGCACTGTGAAGTTTAAGGTACGTTCTGAATCACTGAATCAAGTGGCAGGTAAGTTCTACGAGGTGACAGATGAGAATGGGGATAAAACATTACAGGTAGTAGCTGTTAATCAAAAGAGTCTGATTGGTGAAACGTTAAAGTTACGTTCATCTATGGTGTGTGAACATCCAGACCCTTATGGTGTATGTTCTACTTGTATGGGTCAATTGGCCCTATCGGTTCCCAGAGGTACCAACATCGGTCACGTAGCTGCAACTGAACTATGTGCACAGGTATCGCAAGCGGTACTATCTACTAAGCATTTGGATGTATCTTCTTCAGCGGTCAGTATTGATTTATCTGAATACGATAGGAAGTACGTCTACATTGGACAATCAGGCGATAAGATTTATATCAAGAAGCCTAAGAAGTTCACTAAGATGTCTCTAGTGGTAGACTCTGCTGATGTTAAACACATTGGTGATATCTCACGTATTGAAGATGTAACTGAATTGTCTTCTACTAAAATGTCCTCGTGTCGTTACATTAAGTTAATCATCGAGAATGAAGAAGATGAAGATGTGGTGGTCTTAGGTGTATCATCAGGTAAGAACCTATCCTCACTATCCTTAGATATGTTAATGCATCTTAAGGACAACGGGTGGTCACTAAATGAGGATGGTCACTATGTGATTGACTTAACTGGATGGGAGTATAGTAAATCTATTCTTATCCTACCTATGAAGCACATGAATATGTTGGACTTTATGGATATCATCAAAGTGATGGTAGAGTCAACATCTAAGAGTAAGGATGAAGTAGGTGGTGAACATAAGCGATTGGTGGATTACGATTCACTGTCACATGCTCTAACCGACTTACATCTTATCGTGGCAGAAAAGATTAGCGTTAATATCGCTCACTTAGAGATTATTATCCGCAGTATCTTAATACGCAACGACGCCGCAGGTGACCATAGATTGCCTTTACCTAAGACTCCAATATTATTTGGAAGTTACAGGGCTAATATGGAAAACCGTTCTTTATCTGGCTTAATGGCATTCGAAGCGCAATCAAAAGCGTTTAGACGTGCTGAGTCATATGCAATCACTAATCGAATGGATCACCCAATGGATGTTATTCTCAAGGGGTGATTAAGGAGTAGGTAGTATGGGCACGGCACTCTATGCCCAGGTTGATGTATACTCCCACCATGTGGCCTTTAGCAGGTTATTACCTAACTGCTCAAAGGCCCTATTGGAGTTTTGTCGAGACCTGATGCAATTTGACGTGGGGTATGACCACCGTACGCAAAGTTATTACAAAATACCCAAACGTGTCTACGCCTCTTCTACAGCTGACAGAAGTGAGTATAGATTCCATCGACATCAATACAGGGAGATTATTGAATTTCTTGCTAGGCGTGGTATCTTTGAAGAACAGTTTGATACAAAGGTACATACTCCATGTGTAGGACATCCGGTTAGTACGTTTAAGATGCCAGATTGGTTTACACCTAGGGACTATCAAGTAGGTATCATCAACTACTTTGTTGAGCCCGGTTATACTAAGGTAACTACGCTTCAGACAGGTAAAGGTAAAATGCAATCGTTGGATTCACTTATACGCATACCCGGTGGGTGGAAGCGAATGGGTGATATTCAAATGGGTGATAAGCTGGTTGCTCCTGATGGCGGCCATACGTGGGTTAATGGTATTTTCCCACATGGTGAAAAGCAGCTTTATGAAGTTACTTTTGCTGATGGTCGTGTAACCGAAGCAGGTGCAGATCACCTTTGGAAGGTTTACTATGTTAATACTAGTAAGCATAAACGCTGGCGTGTTGTAGATACGCTAGAAGTCCTTAGATTGATATCCATGCCGAATCCACGCGTATACGTACCGCTCATTGAACCCGAACGGTCCTTGCCAAAGGATTTACCATTGGAACCTTGGTTCTTAGGTGCATGGTTAGGCGATGGACATATAGGTGCTAATGACATTAGTTTCGCAACTACTTATCCGTTTATATTGGATAAGTTAAATGCACTAGCACCTGAAGGTGTAGTTATAACAGAAGGGTGTAATGGTAAGGACCGTGGGCTTAAAGGAAAGCCTATATTGCGTGATATCTTTGAGAGGTTGGGTCTGATAGGGAAATTAGCGTGGGATAAGTATATTCCTAGGCAATACTTGGAAGGTTCAATTGAGCAGAGGTATGAACTACTACAAGGTTTGATGGATACTGACGGTACTGCAAATAGCATTAATACCGGAGGTGCAATATCATACTCTACTACCAGTGAACAACTTGCTAAGGATGTACAATACTTAGTTCGTAGTTTAGGTGGAATTGCAATGATATCTTCACGTATTCCAACTTTCGTTTACAAAGATGAAAGTAAGAATGGTAGGTTGGCCTATGATGTTAATATTAGAATGAAGTTTCCTAGTATGATATTCACGCTACCTAAGAAGAAGATTCGCACCAATGACAATAACCAGTACGCTAAGGGGTTAAAGTTACAGGTTAAATCTATTGTACCTTCTAGAGTTGCACCAGCGCAATGTATATCAGTCACTCATAGAGACCATTTGTACGTTACAGATGACTTTATAGTTACTCATAACACGGCAATAGCGTTAGCAGCTGCTACTCAAATAGCAGTACGCACTATTCTTTGTGTTCCGGCTAAGTATATCTACAAGTGGATAGGTGACGCTAAGGAAACATTGGGTGTACCTGAAGATAGGTTAATGGTTATTAAGGGCTCTAAGGCACTACGTACGGCCATTGAACTAGGTATTGCTGGTAAGATTGATTGTGATTTCATTATCATCTCAGCTACTACTTTATATAACTACTTTAAAGCTTATGAGAATAATGAGTTAGAGGAACAAGGTTATCTTTGTCCACCACATTTATTATATCAAGTAATGGACGTGGGGTTACGGTTAATAGACGAAGTGCATGAAAACTTGCACCTTAACTTTAAACAAGACCTTTATGGGCATGTTAATAAATCAATCATGCTTTCTGCTACATTGGAAAGTGATGACCCGTTTGTAAATAAAGTAATAGAGATTGCTTATCCGTTCTCCACCCGATATAAAGGTATAGAGTACGATAGATATATAGCTGTTACTGCACTAGCCTACAGGGTTCGGGATATAAACAAGTTACCGCATAAACGCCGCAAGATGTATTCTCAAGTTAAATACGAAGAGAGTCTATTGAAATGGAAGAAGGTAATTGAAGCGTATGCTGAAATGATTTATCAGATAGTTGTGAATGAATATGTTGAGGAACGTGAAGAGGGTCAGAGAATGATTATCTTTGCAGATACCAAAGACATGTGTACCTTTCTATCTGACTATATCAAAGAGCGCTTACCTAATTTAGTGGTAAGACGTTTTATAGGTGAGGACCCTGATGAGCATCTATACGAGTCTGACATAGTAGTATCTACTCCTAAGTCTGCTGGTACGGCTGTTGATATTGATGGGTTGAAAATATCGTTGTTAACATCGGCTATTAGTTCTAGACAAGCTAATGCGCAAATCCTAGGTCGCTTACGACACTTAAAGGATTGGCCTGACGTAACCCCTAGATTCTTTTACTTAGTTTGTACTGATATTCCTAAGCACATGGATTATCATAAGAAGAAGGTAGAAGCTTTTAAAGACAAGGTATTATCACACAAGTTAATGCCCACATCATTTTCGATATAAACTGAGTAGGGGGAAACCCTTACTCTTTATACGTCATTTACAATAAGGAGTTAATCCAATGACTGTTAATAAAATACGGGCACATGGTAAGTATGGCCACCACTGTATAGGTAACGGCTGTAAGGTAGAAGGCTGTGGTTTATCCAGTAATCATTTTGAAGATTCTAAGGCAATGTTAACCGATAAAGAAACCTCATTACGTGTAAGTGGGGCTAAGTCTGATATGGGGTTTAGAACTATCGATAGTATGGTAGCAGAGCAAGATGGTGGATTCAAGCGTGGTGAGTTAATTACTATTTTGGGTAGTAGTAATCTAGAAGACCCATATAACCCTAAACATTTAACAGGTCCCTACCCTGATGAAAGCACTTTTGATTTTCTACATCGTAATCTTGACCACATAGACCCTACAATAGATGATGGTCGTATGCGACAGGAAGGGATGTACGGAATGACCATTGCACATATAGCTGCCGGTAGGGGTATAGCCTTTCCTGAAGATAGCGATATATGGGATATAAAAGACCATGCAGGTACTACAGTACGCGATGCATACAGGAGAGCCGTAGGAGTAAATCTAGAACGATACAAATCACCACCAAACACTTAATTTAACTAACCTTAGACGTAAGGTACCAACATCATGGAGACAATAACATGAGTGACCATAAAACGCCTAAGCGGCGTCGAAGTTTGAATGACGTAGATTACCTAGCGTCTTTACTATCCCATCCGTATACACGCATCCCTGACTTTTTAAAGGGTGGTATATACGACCAGTTAACTAAATCGACTTACGATAACACGTACCTTTCTACTCTACACTTACTAGAAATTCCCATCCCTAATAAAGAACCTTTGTGGGGATTGGAGTTTATAGAGTATATAGAGCCTTACTACAAGGAAGCGTTATTAGAGTCTAGGGTAACTGACCCGGAAATGGATTGGGAAGAGCAAGTACGTAAATACACTAGGTTGACTTCTAAACAGCTTACCGACTTACCTAAGCGTATCAAGATGATTGAAAAAGCTTTGAAAGTAGCAAAGCGTTCTAAGTCTGATGTTCGTGAACAGATGTTTGCTGATGCACTATTTGCAGTCAAAGATGGCATTATGCCTAACGACTTCATATTCCAACGTACGTTATTCAGGGCAGGATACAGTCCTACCGATAGTAGTATGGTGAATATGATAGAAAGTGCTATCAGTAGAATTAACATGGTAATGTAAGGAGTAGTTATGGACATTACACGGTCCGATAACGTCGTTGCTTTTTGGCACGAGAACCAAGAGAATGGATTTCTATCTAACTTATATCACGCACCCATTATAATAGATGATGTAGAATGGCCTACTACCGAGCATTGGTATCAGGCTATGAAACACGTTGACCTTGGGTTAATTGAAAAGATACGTAAGTTAGAAAAACCTATTGCCTCTAAACACCTAGCCCGTAAGATGTGTAAGAAGTTGAACCGATGGCCTACTGATCCATATAAACTCAACAGTATGCGTATGGCTATTAAGTTTAAGTTCGACCAACATCCCGAATTGAAACAGAAGCTTATGGCAACGTGGCCTGCTACTATTATAGAAGACTCTCCTAAAGATACCTTTTGGGGAGTAGGACCTGATGGTAACGGGTTTAACTGGATGGGCGTCCTACTAATGGAACTTAGACTATCTTACATAACTACTGAGAATTTACCTTTAACACATTAAATACAATACTATTACCATAAGGAAGTACAATGGCAGACCACATGCAACAACTTATTAAGAGCTTAAAGGCAATTGAAAAAGATACCGCTATCACCTCAGACGATGGTGACATTACACAGGTATCCCTACTAAGTCGTAACACCATGCAAAAGAATGTAAGGGAGTTATGTATTGTAGGTAAAGAACCTTTACGTAGTAAGAATAGGGCACGGCTAGGTGAAGCCGGTTGGGATATTGAAGGTACCGTACTTACGACTATTAAGGGTACTATCGATTTGGATAAACTTCAGCACATGGATTTAAAGTCTCTCATTGCTGATGAAATAGAGATATTCACCTCTTAAGGAGTACCTATGTCTAAGTCAATAGGGTTTCTATACAGGCCACAACGCGGTACGTTAATAAACGCGATGCGTGAGATGAGATGGTTTCTTAATAAGGAAGAGTTATGTACTTACCTTAGAGAGTTATATAGTCACCTACCGCATAACTTCGATATCAGCCCTATTGGTTTAAAAGTAACTAAGTACGGTGAAGGTATTGATGAACGTACTGGATGGGATACGCATATTCTGACACTAGCAAACGATTATGGGGTACTTGGATATGTAGACCGAAGTATAGATAATCTACTTACACGTCCAGAGTTTAATCAACGGTTAAAAGACCCTGAATGTAACAATCGTTTAGAGAACCTATCTAGTGGGATAAATGCTACAGTACAAAAACTAGTAGATGCATCTCATGTAGATTTGTATTCTAAATAACGGCATAAGAGAGTAGGGTTGCCCCTACTCTTCTTTTTTTGTCTTAACTACCGTAGTGCGGCGTGATAGTTACTGTCATTACTTGTTCTAGGTTACCCTTAATAGGCATCTTGACAGTCAGAGGATCATGTACCCTATTGAGTACTGCCCAGTTAGTGACCTTTTTATTCAGGAACGTTTTACCAATCTCATAAAAATGTATAGTATCTACAGTGTGTTCCGTAAATGACAATATCCCTTTCTTGATTAGTGCTTGTAGTTCCATTCTAACATTTTCGTCTATATCGTTTAATACGAGATCAACACTGTGGCCATCAACAGATACACTGACACTAATGTGTGCTTGTTCCATACTACTCCTCTACTACTTCCGTCATCATTAACACCCAACCGTCTTTAATACCATATATGTTCATTTCCATATACGTTATTGTACACCTTAAACCCTTACCAGTATATGCTAAGGGTGCCCCGTCGGCCATCGCATCACCACTATGGCATGTTTCTTGAAGTATGATTTCATCGCCTACTTTAAAATCCCTATCATTGAGGCGTATTTCCCAAGGGCGCTTTCCAGCTTTACGTAATGCTATCAGACCAGGGTCTGTTTTTAAAATGTGCGTTTTCATTAACCCCCTCCTTAATGCCCGTTATTTAAGCCAATCCAATAGGCGCTACCTGTTATAGGATTAACTACTAACTTATCAACCCTATTACAACAACCATTCTGCATGGCTCTAATATACCCATCAGTTTTACCATCGCCGTTAATAGCTTTATCGACACGCATGTTATCTATACAACCATCGTCATTTTTCTGATATAAACTAGCCATTTGGTTACATAACCATTTACAGTCACGTTCGTTATCGACTAGTCCATCTCTACTAAGTAGATAGTCTTTATTAAATCGTTCGTTGAAAGTTTGTTTTTTATCAGACACTTTACTATCCCCAGTTACACTATAGCCTTTGTCAAGTCTACCTTTGCGGTTAGTAATGCTTTGCCGTGGAAGGCGGCGAGAAACAATGATAGGAAGGCACTACCTACGTTTACTGCTAGTAGGGATAAAGCTTTCTCATTGTCTGATATCTCATCACCCATACACACTTTACAGTAATCGGTAAACTTCACCTTACAACTCATAGGACTACGCAACACAATAGCCTTACCAATATATCCCTTCAAGTTAGCTTCAGTTAACGATACCTTAGTATCCTCTACGGTAAACCTACCCACAAACATTTTGTAGTTATCCGCATCGATTAGAAATGGAATACCCACTTTATCCTTACAATCATCTTCAGAGATAAAGCTGTTTTGGAATACACGAGAGATAGCCTTCACCGCTTCACCACCTAATGCAGTCTGTGCACCACGAGAGAAACTACCATCACGCAATGAGTTGATAAGGGTAGGTAAGTTCTCTGGGTCCCAACCTTCTTGTAACGAAGTAGGTACTACATCAATCTTAGTCTCATCACTAAAGGCAGTTTCACCACCATGCATCAGGTGAGAACGCTTACGAGTAACGTTAAAAGACTTGTCTGCTTTATAGAACCCTTCAGAGATATCACCTTTAATAAAAGCTCTATCCATTTCAATTAGCTCTTGCTCTATCTTAGAGACAACCGCAGGGTCATGTAACTCGTCTTTATGCAATTCTAAGAGCTCTTTCTTACGCACAGCGATGTTAGGGTCGGTAGTAACGCTCTTAGCGCTCGCTGAAGGCACACACAGCTGCGTTAGAGATGAGAGGAAGTAAGACTGACGGTAATACAGTTTAAGCTCCTCTACAGTGATTACATCGTCTTTCAGTAATCTAGCAATAGAGTCGTTAATCTGCTTGATACTCCACATTTCATTCATGTAAGCTAACTTATCACCAAACGAATGTGCAATGACCATAGCGTTAGCTAATGCTCTGCCGTAAGTAGTTACTATCTTACTCTTAACGTTTGCCATGTCTCCTGATTCGAGAGTCAGTTCTGCTGCTAATTTAATTGTAGCTTCATTAGTAACCACGCCTGTAATGGAAAAGGGTTCACCGGTTTCACTAATGTAACCAATTTCACCGTCGTGTAATGTCACTAACTGACCCACGTAAGGTTCAGGGTTTTTACCTAAAGGTACTGGATTAGATTGTGTAAAGGCAGTGAAGCACCACTCTTTACGATTATAACACTCATTATTCATTGCAAAGAGAAAGTACTCTCGTAACGATAATATCATTTAAATTCCCCTTGGTAGTTAGCACGATATATATTACTAACCGCCATAATTTGTTTATCATCACTTACGTTAGTATTAAGTAACGTAGTGGCAAACCCATCTAACATGGTATTGGTCACATCTGAGATAACCACTAATGCAAATAACTCTCTGGTAAAGGCGTCGTAATCTTCAGCATCAAGCAGTGCGTATAGGCTATCCTTTAAATGTAACCATAACGTAGTAGCGGGCGTTCCAAAGCTACCACCTGATTTAAGGAAGTCATTAATCAACGTAGAGGTAGCTGCAATGGCATGTCCATTAAAGCGGTTCATGGCGTGTTGTTTAAACCCATCACCAATCACGTTTAATACATCACCTCTAGGAATGACACCACCGGGTGCTTCTGTTTCTTTAACGGTGCGAAGTATAGCCTCCACTAACGAATAGTCTACATCTTCAATAGCCTGACTAACCTTCATTCCCGTGATAGTATCATCAACATCAGCTACGAGCTCCACTAGCAGTCCTATGGCAAAAGGAAGGTCGTTCTCATTCCCTTCTAGAATATCTTCTATGTCCGCTGCTGCATCTATATAAGGTATAGTAATCAGGGTGTGAAGGATGGCCACGTATATATGTAAATTAGGCTCTTCATCTTTATTCATGATTAACCCATGACTAAGGAGTAAGTTCTCCATGTACTGGGTGTGTAATATATGCAGTTCGGTATATAACCAATCTGTACCTTTTTGATCTGCTTGTGATACTAAACCATCAACTTGTTCTTCATAAGCAGGCAGCTTCAACTCAAAGAAGATTTTGTTCATGTCAATGTAAAGTTGTGCTCTTCCATCTGGCATTGCCGAGATAAGTGCATCAGCATTTGTTCTAAATTTAGTCGTTAACATGTCAAGACCCTTTGTTCTATTGTTTTTTTATACACAAACTTCGTAACTATGAAGACTTATGCCACTCATAAATTTAACGGATAGGAATATATTTTAATTATGGCCACCAACAAAAGTAAACCCAGAAAGACAAGAAAGAAGGCTACTCCTGTAAAACCGGCAGTAGATGGCTGGGCAAGCCTTAAAGAGTTACACGCGGCAGCCCAAGGTCTAGTTATCGAGGCTAGTAAGGTCAGTCTCATTTATCGTGATGGTGCTACTATTAAGACTATCCCAAGTCATAACATCAAAGAGTTTAATATCCAAGGCGAGATACTACTTCGCGATATGAAGCAGCTAACACAGCGCCTAACTGCTATTAAAGACAAGCACATTAACATCGACCCTATTAAAGATGATGTTGATTGTAATATGTTGGCCATTATGATTGGCGACGAATACAGTCGTTGGATGGCGGATTGGACATCAGTAGTACCTGTGACTATCACTAAGATATTTGCACTATTACCAGACCCAAGTGGTAGTAATAAAGTAGCCCCAGCTGCTAACCTACCTACCAGTGGTCCTACTAATTCATTTGGCGAAGCAGAACGTCCATCTGGACCACGTCCATTGGCACAAAAACAACCATCGATGAAACCATCGGACCTAATGGCTATGGCCAAAGGTAAGAAGAAATAAGGAACTGTGATGTCAGATGATAAGATTGATGATAATGGGAATGAAGAAGTCGTTCCCACTACCGATACGGAATCTCTACAGACTGAAGAGACTAAACCAGCTAAGGGTAAGTTGAACGAAGAAGACCATGTTGAACAAACCGAAGACGCTTCAGAACCTGACATGACTCGCGGTGTTAACTTTGTAATTGATAGTCCTATCTTTGGCCCTGAAAAAGACGGCGCTCCTAAAGAAGACTTCTATCGTCTACCTATCCCTAGTATGACACTAGATGATTACGACGAGATGATTGCAAACGTACCACGTGTTGAAGCGGGTCGTTCTGAAGAAACGCAGATATGGCGTGAGCTATTGGAAACTGCTGCCTCTAACATCACAGCTTCTCGTGACCTTGGTGGTTCTATATTCGAAAGGGTATTGGATAATCCAGCTGCTGATTTTAGACAATACGTTAATAGTGAAGAAGGTAGATTAAATGCCAGTCGTCCTAGTATTGCCAATAAGACACCCGGCAAGAAGTTAACAGGTCAAGCTGCTGTATTAAAAGCACAAGCTTTAATGGGATTGGGGACTATCATTCAAGTTCCTTTATGGCACTCTGGTATCTGGATTAGTATTAAGGCACCCTCTGAGTCTGACATATTAGAACTTGACCAACGTATTGCTACTGAGAAAGCTGAATTAGGTCGTCGTAGTAATGGTGTGGCATTCTCTAATGCTAACGTATACATCAAGAACTATCTGTTTAACTTCATCATGGCGCGTGTTTATGATTGTAGTTTGAAAGATTGGACGCCTGATAAGCTACGTGAAACCATTCTAATTACCGACTTCCCATTGTTAGTTTGGGGTACACTTTGTACAATGTATACTAACGGATATCCGTATAGTCGTCCTTGTATAAACGATACCATGGATTGTCAGCATGTATTGCGTGAAACTATTAACGTCCACAAGATGCTTTGGACTGATAACAATGCCATGTCTGAGACGCAGAAGAAGTTCATGTCTAAGCGTAATGTTAAAGTCACACCTGAAGATATAGTTAAGTATCAAGACGGTTTCGATTTTAAAGACATGAAGGGTGTTGAAATTGGTAACTCTACCTTTGTAGATTTACGTGTACCAACTATCGACCAGTATTTAACTACAGGTATGCGTTGGGTGGATAACATCGAAGCGGTGTTTAATAATTCACTAAACAAAGACCTTAAAGGTAATGCTCGTCGTGATTACTTAGCCAATCAAAGTAAACTTACCTTACTTGTTCAATATGTACACTATATTAAACGGGTGTACTGGGGTGAAGATGCTAGTGATGGTGAAGTGGTAGAGCGTGACCGTGAAACTATTGAAGACTTGTTCGAAACCTTCTCTAGAGATGAGAAAGTAACTGAACGTGTATTAGAAGTGGCTCGTGGTGTAATAGATAGAACTACATTTAGTTTGACTGCTATTCCCACTTACAAGTGTCCTTCTTGTAATCACTTTCAATCGGACATTTCAGAGAAGTATCCTGAACTGATCCCTATCGAGGTGGATCAAGCTTTTTTTATCCTCACCAAACAAAGGCTGTACCAGATGATAAGTCGGTAAGGTCTACAGGTGATGTCGCTGCGTCTAGCTTTGGATTGAAGGTACCTCCTGATAACGATATCAATCGGCTATTAGAAGAGATGCCTAAGTTATCGCCCATGATGGCTCAGATAGCTTTAAGTGAAGCGTACGATATTGCCTACGGTATTTTTAATCACGATGCAGCTCCAGACCGACCGCTATCAATCATTGCCCATCACCCTAGTGAGGATGTGGTAACCAACGGACCGTTACGTCAACGTATCTATCGGTTTATTAAGTTTGATATTAGTGATCGATGTGGATTGTCATTGATGGAGTTCTTAGCATTACCTCGTGACCATGTTGAAATGATAATGAAGATAACGCAAGACATTATCCAAAAAGAGATGGAAGTGCAGGAAAATGCTACTAGTACTACTAAAAAATGATAATACCTAACCCCGGAGAATGAAATGACTATTAAGTTATTGGAAGGGGATATCTTTTCCTTTACCAATGCTGTATTAGTCGTTCCTGTTAATACCGTAGGTGCAATGGGTAGTGGTCTTGCTTATCCCTTTAGAGAAAGGTACCCACTTATGTATAATCGTTATCAGGCTCACTGTAGGTCTGGTAAGCTTAAGATAGGTAACCTTTGGCTCTGTACAGCGTATGGAGATGTGGAGATATTGTGTTTCCCTACTAAAGAGGATTGGCGAGACCCTGCCCGCCTGTATTATGTTAAGATGGGCTTAGAGAAGTTTGTAAGAGAACACAAAAGGTTCTTAGGTAAGACAGTTGTCTTTCCGCCATTGGGTTGTGGACATGGGGGGTTGGCTGAGGCTGACGTGATACCTATCATGCAGCGTGTATTAAAACCAATTAGTCATCGTGTCAACATTATTATATTGACCAAATGGAGGAGGGCATAGATGATTGCCTCTGATAAAACAATCAAAGAGTTAGTACGTGATTTCAATATGATATCACCTTTCGTACCTGAGAGTGTTAATTACATTGAAGGTATGGGTAAGGTACCATCATTTGGTTTGTCATGTGCAGGATACGACGTACGTTTAGAACGTAACTTCAAGTTGTTCTGTAAACCACACATGGGTAAGGTCATTGATATCTTGGATTTTAAAGAAGATGACTTTTGCGAATCCTTTACTGCCGACTCTATTATTATACCACCCGGTGGTTTACTGCTAGGTAATACCGTAGAGTATTTCAAAATGCCTACTAATGTATTGGGTACGTGTGTGGGTAAGTCAACGTGGGCACGGTTGGGGGGTAGTGTATTAGTTACACCCCTTGAGCCCGGTTGGGAAGGTCAGTTGGTGGTTGAGATTACTAACGGTACTAATCATCCCTTGAAGATATATGCCGGAGTGGGTGTTGCACAGATACAGTTTGCACTTTTAGACCAAGAACCAGACATGCCTTATAATTCACGTAACGGTAAATATCAGGGTCAACGGGGTGTTCAGCGCAGCATTTTATAACGGTAGGGAATCATGTTATTAGTTGAGGCAGTAAGTCTAGGGATAAAGGAAAAACAATGTGATAGTTGTAAGCAGATTAAACCATTGTCTTCTTTTGAAATAACCTACAGTCACCAGTTACGTGGTAAGCTACACGGTCACTGTTATACGTGTCGCATATTGACACTTGTTAACAACGTAGATGCTATAGTAAAACAGAAGAGGTCTTAGGACTTCTTCTTACTATGCCGTCAGTGAGGTGTAGGTATATACATACCAACAACATGTTGTGACTATGGTAACTAATAAAGGATAAGTGCTGTGAAACAAACATTGCGGTACCACATTATCCCTGATATTACACGGATACCCGCTTGGCGTATTGATAATTTATACACCGTTGATAGACCCCACCGTCCATGTGGAGTAGATTGTGCAGAGGTATATATAAAAGTAAGGACTCAGGACTATCCTACCGCACCTCAGGGATATGTATTGGCAAAGTCTGATGTGTGTGCCTTTCAACGTAAAGGGTTGATACGTATTCTAAATCACGGTACACCGCAACGATATCTGAATACGGTATTCTACGCCATCTGGCTGAAAGATGATATCCATCAATACATTACAAGTAAATACATATTAACATTATTGGGAATCGAAGACATGAGTAATATATCTGTAGCTACCTTTGAAGGTTTATTACAACTAAGGTCCTTAACTGGGATACTTCGTATATTTGACCATGGTTTATTAAATGGTAGGTCTGTACATACGTCTGAAACAAATTACGTAATTATACCACAATCCCTACGTGAGTTTGATATTATATCTGACATTCTTAAATTAGAAGGGTTTTTAATTGAATCTACCTTTAATGATGCAAACTCTACTGCGTTATCCCTTAATGCGTTTAAAGTAATAGAAGGTATTTGTGAGGAGTTCGTTAGTATCCAGTGCAACGATAAAGACCTTGACATATCCCATTATTGCATGGATACCTATAAAGCGCCACCAGTGGCACTACAGAAGCATCTAAAGGGTATTGAGTTGTCAGGTAAGGAGACGATTGATATTTCAGCGTTAGTTGGCTTCGATAAAGATGGCAATGGGGAGATAGATGATAGGGTTGTAGTCGCACCTAGTTATCCAGTCGATGACTCTTTCTACCCCTTTATAGATGAAAGTATTGATGAGTTAGTTGCAAACTTCAATACATCTAAGGATAACCTACTATTTCTAATAGGGCCACCGGGCACAGGTAAGACTACTCTATTACGAGAGATAGCCTTTAAAATGAATTCCATTGGTAGGCAAGTCATTCACATATTCGGTGAGAAGACTTTACGACACGAAGGGTTTGATAAATACATCTCTACCATACCGGCTAATAGTTTGGTGTTAATAGAGGACGCGGATTCACTATTGGCTAAACGTGCTGATGGTAATGAAGCAATGAGTACTTTGCTTAATGAAATAGACGGTATTAGCAGTAAGAATAATAAATACATTGTCTCTACTAACCTACCTACGGTAAAGAGCGTTGATGAGGCTATCTTAAGAGTAGGTAGATGTTTCAAAGTAATCGAGTTTAGAACCTTGACCACTAGTGAAATGGATTTAATCAATATAGCTAATCCAAATATTACCATACCGGCTACCGATAGAAATCTACCACTTAGTGAAATATTAAACAATAGAGTAAACGAGTCAATCACTAAATCAGTTGGCTTTATTAATCGCAATTAGGACACACACAATGCCATATTACCCCACTCCTGTAGTTGGAATAGTCGCCATGGATAATAACCGTGGTATTGGATTTAAAGATAGCTTACCATGGAGATTGTCTGAAGACTTAATACGCTTTAAGACCCTTACGCATAACTGTCCGTTGATAATGGGTAGAAAGACATACGAGTCTATAGGTAAACCACTACCCGGCAGGCAGACTATAGTACTAAGTCGTAATCCTAAGTTAGTATTAGGCGCAGAGGTATTTGTAGTTAACACGGTAGCCAAAGCTTTAGAGCTAGCCAGTATGTGTGCGGTAATGATGAAAAGCAACGCTATTTTTATTGCAGGTGGTAACGAGATATACTTAGCTTTTAAGGATGAAATAGAAAGGTTCTTAGTCACCCATGTCACACCTATTAATGGTAATGACTTTGAATGCGATACGCACTTAGACCCTGACGTGTTAACCGATTTCGAAGCGGGTGAATGTACAACCTTAGCTATTTCTGAAAGGGGCGATATTAAATATGCCTATGAGGACTTCAATCGCACTAGGCGGTGATTGGCAACGTCTGTAAGTGCCATTTTATAGAGTAACTGCAATAACAAGGATACTGTATTATGACTCCAGAGTTAATAAGACAACGTAGAAATAAGACCACTGCGTTACTACATCAACAATGCACGGCCTTAACAGTCTCCTATGAGGATATTGATAAAGATTATTCTAGAATTGATAATCTTTATAACGGTATCCTTTCATTAGAAGCCATTCTCGATCACATGCCCAGTCTGGAAGATGTGGGTGATGTTGAAAATACTATTATCGCTAACGTCCTACAGTATCAGGAGCGTACATTAGGCTTAGAGAGTATTGACATTATTTCGTTAGAATCTATTCGTAGTAGATTAAAAGAAGTTTGGAAGATGCTAGTAAAGGATATTGGTAATGTAATGAAGAAGGTAGCCATGTGGTCCACTAGTATGACTAGGACTCTACCTGCCATCCGTACTCATGCCAATACGATGCTTGACCAAGCTGGTGGTTTAAGTGAAATAAAGGGAGAGGTTACCCTATCGGGACAGCTCTCTTATCTCAAATCCACACCTAGTGATAAATTAAACGTGACAGAAGGTGTAAGGGAGTTCATGACTACCTTACGTGAATTCTTAGTGTTAGACAGTACTACTAATATTGCAAATGCTAAAACCACATCTTCTTTAATGAAGGATTCACCTAAGGTATATAGTGGTGAGAACCTCAACGTAAATCCTGACGCTATTAAACACGTAGAAAAGTTATTGACGGCCAGTGGTTTAGATAAAAAGATTGATTCACGTACACCACCACCGGGACCTTGGAAACGTGCTGCGGTTATTAAAGGAATAAGTAATAGTAATACAGTAACGTTTGTGTATGACGATAAACCACTACTAGGTGGGCGCATTGCTGTCTATCGTTATCCTAACATGGATGCTGCGAATCCAGATGCGTTATTGGAACATAAAGCTGTTACGTTGACTGACTATGTTCAAGCTGCTACTAGACGTATTAGAGGTTCGAAAGTAGGTATTACTGGTATTGGTCAGACTGGTCCTATGGCAGAGTCTAAGGTGACTGCACTCACACCTGATGAAATAGTCGTTACTTGTAATGGTGTCTTAGAGATGTGTAACATGATAGAGACTTTTAATAGTCAGTATGGTGAAGTCTCTAAGATAAAAGAAGAGTTAGTCAAATCTGGTAATACTGCAATGGGTATCGTTAGTGATGACGACACTGATATGGTGCGCGGTAAGGTATCGGAGATGATGAGACACTTAGTAGTGTATCACAACGGGCGGGTTGATAAACCCTACATTCCCATGGTGAACCATTGTATTAATGTAATTAGAAGTACACTATCGTACTGCGATAAGTCGTTACGTTTAGGTTATGACATTTCACAGTAAATCAATTGTGCCATGTTGGGTAGATTTACCCTTTTATATGAGCATGTTAATATAATCAATGAAGGATATTCTCAGATGACAGCTAAAAAGAACACAGGTCGCAAGAAGTCGGCAGCGACTATTGCTAAAGAAGAACAGGCAAAACAAACTGCTGAAGCAGCGAAGTTAGCCGAGCAGGAATCAGCTAATAAAGATGAGTCTACTAAAGACTCTGAAGTTGAAACTGCACCTAAGTCCGAAACTCCACCGACTGGTGATGAAGGCGATGCTCCAGCCGCAGGCGATAACGAACTTATACCTGCACCTGCTGAAGGCGAAGAAGGCGAAGAAGACATGCCTGAAATCGAAGAAGAAGGTGAGTTTTCTGTTGAAGGCCTTAGCCTACCTGCCAAGTTAACTATTCAAACGTTAGAAGAATATGTAGCTAAGATGGGTAAAGGTGTTATGGTTTCAGAATCTAATGGTATTAATAACCAGATGGGTCTGTATCGTGCTGTTACTAATCTTCTTACATTAGAAGGTGAAGAGTTCACTGAAGTAATGACTCGCGTATTATCAATCATCCACGCCCATCGTGATGGTGCTTTCAATGATAAGCGTTTGTTCCGTTTCTTTAACAACCTTAAGTTGGCTAAAGACAGAGCTAAGTCATTCGAGCGTCTATTAAGCTTGTTCACCACTGTTTGCGATCCTACTACCCGTAGTATGACGTTAGAGCAGGTTAATGTTGAAGAAGCGGTCTCTGGCGTTAAAGACGGTCAGAAGCAACAACAGCTGCTAGCTTACTTTACTAAGTAACTGGTACCCTAGTAACTGGGAAGGTGTAAAAGCCTTCCCACTATGACCGTGGGAGCCTACAATGCAGACAATTGACGGTGTAGAGATTACACCTGACCAATTACTACAACTGGCTTGTCAACGTGTTAAAGATGGTGAAAACAACACCAATGCCCATCTGTTAGCGGATGAAGGTATTACGTTTCATGACCTTAACATAGTGACAATGACTAACGACGTTGGTGTATCTGTTGCCAGCGTGATGATAGCTAATGGTAACATTCCTTTCACTGATAATGAGTCTACCTATCTACTCTTTGAATCAGGTGGTTATCCAGAAGCCTTATTAGCGACAGACAAAGGTTATCGATTTACAGATGTCCGTGTACTGTCACTAGCAGATGAAGATGGTGAGACTATTGCGCACCATGCAGCTAAGCGTGGATACGTTTTTACACAACCTGAAATACTATCAGTGGTGGATAGAAACGGTATCAGCGTGGCTGACTATGTGTATAAGTCTATCCCTGCTAACCCTATGCAAACGGTGTCGTACACTAGACACTAACAACTTGGAGTAAATGATGGAAGCGTTCTTATTACCGATTCTGTATGCTGTTGCTAAGAAAGCAATTGCTGCACTACTAATGATTACCTTTTGGTTTATCGCTTTGCGTGTTTCAGATAAGTTATTGGATATTAAGTTCAAAACTGAATGGGATGAAATCAAAGACGATAAGGCTAAAGTTAGCTATTGGAATACGCGAATGATTGCATTCGCTATAATGTTCCTAGGTTGCTTTGCCTTCGTGTAGTACAATCAGAGAAGCTTAACGGCTTCTCTGCTTATGCCGTAATCCTATGATTTCAATTTAATGTCATGTGAGGTGATAGCGTGAAGTATATTAGTGTAGTAATATTTTGTTTGATGATATTGGGTTGTAGTGAACCTAAGGAACCTGCAACTCCTATAAAGGAAGAAGTAAAACCTGTAGAGGTTAAACCTGATGCAACTGAAGGGCCAGAAGCTCTACAGTTATCAGCAGTAGTTGAGGTGGAAGAACCCTCCTCTTTAATAAAGGAAGATATTGTTAGAGATACTTACCAAATTACCGATGCAAGTAAGCTTACAGGTTTACAGGCTATAAAGTACGACCTCTACTTTAGACAGTCTATGAAATGGCATATGCCTTATTTAGATTGGCATTGGTTAAAAGCTCAATGTTGGCAGGAAAGTCGATTTAATCCTAAAGCGGTATCGCCTGTAGGGGCTGGAGGTGTGTGTCAGTTCATGCCGGGTACGTGGACAGATGTACCAGAGGCTATCAGGGAAGGCAGGGAGGTCTGGGATGCACGTACTAACATAGAAGCAGCGGCTTGGTATGATAATCGCATGTATAACTTCTGGAAGAGTCCTAGACCTATGCAGGATAGGATTAACTTGATGTTAGCTAGTTATAATGCTGGTGCGGGTAACTTACACAAATCACAAATTAAATGTGGTGACCCTAGTCTGTATGACGATATTATTGTATGTCTGCCAGATATCACTGGACATCATGCAGCTGAGCCAATTGATTATGTAAAGAAAATAGCTGGATATAAAGGTCAGTTACAATTTTAGATAGGTAGGACTACGGTCCTACCTGCTTATGCCGTATCCTAGAGATTTATACATCTATATTACCTTAGTGAATATACACGCAAACCATTCGCTAAGGATTAACATGAACTACGAAAGAGTACTACATCAAGTTATATTATCTGATAACGTATCAGAGATTGACCTATCAGAGTTATCCTTAAAGAACGATAACGGTTACACGGTAGCACATACCGCTGTTTCATTAGGTCTTGCAATAGAACCCAGCAATCCTGCCTTAGAACTTACAGGTGGGAAAGACAACGTCAGTGTGAGAGAGTTGCTTCATCGCTTTCAACCACAAACCATTCTAACCCATAAATAAATACAATCAATCCAATACTAAAGGAATCTTTATTATGAGCTTAATCATTAACTTTACAATCTTACTATCTTTAATCGCAACATTAGTTGTTATGTATGTACCACAGTATAAACAAGTACCGGCATTAGCAGCAGGTACTAACTTAACTAATAACCCTAGAAAACATGCTTGGGCTATCTTAGTAGGTGGTTACCTTATTACCTTTATTGCAGTGAATGCATTAGGGGCATATAGTCTACCTATCTTAGTACATGTAATACTTACTCCTGTTCTAGCAGTGGTGCCTGAGTCTACGTATAGCAAGCTTGCTAGTAAGAAGAAGCTAACTATCATCTCTTATGTAGCACTAGCTATCGGTGTTGTAATGACACTTGCCTAATACGCCTCCAAAGTGTATTGCCGTGACGGCGGCATAAGTTACCTACAGTTTGCACTGTAGGCACCTAGAAACATAACACCTCATACAGTTGTTTAGGCTGTATGGGGTGTTTATGTATTCTTTTTTATTTGTGTTGTTCGTTAAATGCTTCTAACAGAGTAGGCATGTCAGGCATGTCTAGAACAGTGGTTGCAATGTGTACTGCATTAGTTCTAGGTGCTGTCATGTTCAGTGCTGTTGTGCGATAAAGCTTTTCAGGTTTACCTTTAATACGTGATACTTCCCTCCATGTAGTTTCTTTACTACAGTTAAGTGCTATCTCACCGTGCGGGTATGCCCCTGCCACATCTAAGTCAGCTACGTTGATATTAAGACTACTTTCAACATCAGGTAGTTCTTCTAGTATCTTTAAGCCACGTTGTGCAGTTAAATGACTAGGTAGTGTAACAATCCAATCCGTCATGTCTACAACGTACTTATCTAAATCATCTTCCATAGAATCCGAAGTGCTGGCCATGGCCTTACCTTCTTGCTCTAGTACGACAAAGTGTAGGTCATCGCAAAGACGTCTAGGTGTAGATGTAAAACGACTTAGGTCTGAGTGTCCTAATAACATCCGCATGGTCTTGATGTCATTATTCTTCTCTTCTAACAGTTCAACACCAATACAGTCAAAGATGTTATATACCACATATTCAACACGATGGTCAGTCTGCATGACTTGGTGCCACTTCAAACCTTGATATTGACTAGCAGCATCAAACTTCAACTTACCTAAATTCAATTCACGACCTAATATAGCATCCAATGAATAACTAGGCTGTTGCGCTTCAGTTACTCGTAGTCTCTTATACAAACACATTGCATCTATAAAGTAGAAACTAGCTGGTGCAAATACAGTGTGCCATAAATCAGCAGGGTGTTGTGATGTCACTTTACCCGTTGCAGTGGTTTTCTGTAGTTGTCCTTGTTTAAAGTTAAAGCTTCTATAAGCAGGTGGTATACTTGGATCGCAAAAGATGTCTTCAGGATTAATGTGGTGTCTTGTACAAGACTCTAACATTTTATTAACATCAAACGTAATGTTCCAAATAACAACAAAGTCAGGTTGCCATTCATGCGCTTTAGCAAGTATAGCTCTAGTTGCATCACCGTCGTGTTTAACCGTTACTATTTCCAGTTTAATATTACGGTCTTTCTTATACTTAGCCAACTGCTCATCAAAGCACTGTTCTATCTTTGATTTCATATCCGGCATAATAGAAGCATACTGCTCAGTGATAACAACAAAGACTTTATCTTTCATGGTAAGCGAACCTGTAATGATTGGCGTCGCGTGCATTTCTTGAGTCTTCTTAATACTACGTATCTTTTCCTGACAGTCATCGATATCACTAGCCAACGAACGCTTCTCACTAGTACGAGTCACTTTACCACTTTCTAATATGGACTGACACTCACTAATGCGTTTACGAAGTCTGATGATGTTATCTTCTAACTTATACCAACGGTCTTGGTCCTGTTTACTTAGATTCTCAAATACCGTGTTTGTTTCGTAATCCAGTACTGCCACATCAGATGGATAGGATGCATCGTTGAACTTTTCGAATGATTTAATATATCGATTCTTAATCAACACACTGGACGAAACGTCTGTACCGTATAGGAAAGGTGACCTTGCCAAGAAAGACAGTCTAGGGTTACTTACAGGCTTCCCTAAGGCGCGTGCTACTACAACACCCATCTTAACTTGAGTGGATGAGAACTTTTGCAACTTAGAGAGGTCTTCCCATTCTTTTTTATCAGCATGGTTACGATGTTTCTCACGGGTTACAAAGAAGTCCTTCTTATAGTTCTGGATTATCCTTAAATTAGATTCCCTACTCCCATCTTTTGAATGGATGTGTTCTTTTACTACAACGATATCATTCTCTCGTTGTTTATCAGTGAAGTAACATGCATGTATACATTCTACTCCAGCGATATCCTCTTTAGGTATTTTCGTTGACATTACACAGCTCTCCGTTGGTACTATTTATACTATCTCTATGACACGTATTTTATTAATAGACCTACTATGTAAAGGCAGCCTCATGAACAGACTATCTCAATATATACCCTCAACTGAGGCTATAGACCATCAGTACGATGGCATTTTCAAGCAAGCATTGATTAACCGCATCAATACTATCCGTAAAGGCACCGTTAAGATCGATAAAGCCATAATCGACGCAGACCTAGGTAAGTTAATCGGAGTGCATACTGGTATCAACGTTGAAATCAAGGTTGTCAAAGGCATTGCCGCTCAGATTCAAACTATGGCAATTTCTCCTAATCATCCAATTATTAACGAGATGCGTACTGTAGGGTGGGATAAATCCAGTATCAAGGCATACCTACGCGCTAGAGATATCACCGGTGGTGAAGTTGATTTAGCTAAGGGTAAGGTATCTGGGTCGTTTACTAAAGTTGACCATCTCATGTACGTCGGCACTACCTTTTTTACTAGGAAGAATATTAACGGTGGATTTGAATATAGCACTGAAGAAATAGCAGCTGTTATCATGCACGAAATGGGTCATGCATTTACGTACTTTGAATTAACTGGACGTACTGTAAGAACTAACTACATTATATTAGGCGCAGTACAAAGATTACTTAGTGAGGACGATCGGGCGAAGCGTATTCAACTTATCATGGATGTTGAAGGTAATACCGGATTTGTAGTGGGCGATAAAGACCGTTTGGTTGATATAAATAAAGATACTGCATATGCCACTGCACTATTAAAAGCATCTATGGATAAATGTCGTAGTGAATTAGGCGTAAACCTGTATGATAATACGGGGTCAGAGTCACTTGCCGATCAGTATGCAGCACGTCAGGGTTTAGCTGTACCGCTAGCCACTGCATTGTCTAAGATGTTACGTGAGTATGGACATAGGGACTTAGCGTATAGTCAAAATGCTAATTTATTATTTAACATACTTCAGTTTAGTAGTATGGTTATCACTTTAGCAGCACCCGTAGGTGGTGCATTTCTACTTGTAAAGGCATTGGTAGCGGCGTTTAATATATCGGCGTTTCTAAATACTGGTAAGTTAGCCGATGAATATGACCGTCCAAAGGAAAGGTTAGAACGTCTACGTAGTCAACTGGTGGAGCAGTTGAAAGATAAATCTATCCCTGCTGATATCAGAGCTAGCATTAGTGATGATGTTGATAAGATGGATGACGCTATGTCTTACATCAATAACAATGTCCATTGGTTGGACTTTGTATCTGAATACGTTATCCCGTACAAACGTAAAGAAGTCAAACAGGTAGAGTTCCAAAAAGGTTTGGAGAAGATGCTCAACAATGAACTGTTTGTCAGTGCCGCTAAATTAGAAACATTAAAAGTATAAAGGAATCCCCATGAAGAAGTTTACACACCTATCCATGCTAGTTAGCGACCTTAAGGTTATGTTGGATACTAAGAACGTCCAACCCCAAGACCGTCAAGAAGTGATTGCCTTGGCATTCGCTAAAGTATTAGCATATAACTGCGACCTACCTTCTAGTGAAGTTAACAACCATCGCCGTTACTTCCTTGAGCAGTTTGAACAAGACTGCAATCAAGTCATCGCTGATTTCAATGAGAAGTTCATTGTTGATGTGACGCTTATTCGTGAGACAACTTATCGTCTTTGGGCATTACGTTATAACTTAGTGTATCAGCCTGATTCTGTTGACTTGCAAACGTTAGTGAAGTTACCTATCTTTGGTAAGTTAACACCTAAGATGGAAAGTGAGCAGTACGTTACTGTAGCCACTGCCGTATCTAACCTACTTAAACAGAGCTTCACATCCAAGGTAGAGTAATATGGAACATCCACTACTACAAATCACATTAGAAGAGCACGAGGTCAGTGCTCTAGAATTAGCGTTTGAATCATTTGACGTTGAATCTAAACTAGTAATCGATTTAGGCGCACAGGTTCAAGACTGTGGTGCCTCTAGAGAACTTGCTTTAGCGTTAGAAGATATCAACCCCGGTGCTATTGATAAACGTTATCCTGTTATCTCATTTACACAGGTACCTTCACAGACCAATTATGAAGTGGCGATTGAAGGTGTGATGGCTACCAGTGCTAAGATACTTAAGCAGATAGGTGAAGCTATACTTAAGTTTATCAAAAACGTATTTAAAGCCGTAGCGGATTTATTCAAGGATTTATTCAAGACCTCAGTAGATGTTGAAAAGGTGGAAGAATCGAATCAAGAGTCTGCTAAAGACTTTACAGACTTAGTACAGGGCGCTGACATTACAGGTAGTCCTATTGTCGAAAAGGTCTTTAAAGGCGAGAAGGATGTACAGCAGGTTCGTGTGCGTGCCGAAAGGGTGAATGGTCGTATTAAATTCTACAACCCCGCTTCTGGCGATATCAAGTTTAATGAATCCGGTGACCGCAAGGTAGATAAAACGACTGATGAGTTATTACAAGAAGGTGTAGACCACATTGTTGATACTTTAAACGGTTTGATTATCTATCTACACAACAACCCGTTAGATCATAACGGTCTGGAAGAAACTGGTAAAGGGATGGGTGAGTTGGGTGAAGAGGTGAATCGTATCTTCTTTCATCTAACGTTATTGCAGGAGAAGGTTGCTGAAGATCGTAATAATAACACATTAACCATGTCTATTACAAAGATTAAAGAGCTTAACAAACCTTTTAGTGTAGACTTCTTAATGCCTCTTTTTCAACCTGCTGACTTTACACCTACATCAGGTACCATACGTGAAGACATGACTCGTCTATTACAAGTGTATCGCGACTTAGCTGCTCAGAAGTTTAAATCTAGTGGAGACTTATCTAAGGATAAAGAACTGCAAGGTTTGATGCGCGGGAGAGTTAATATCTTCGGTAGACTGATGCAAGGTATGGAAGCACAGGTTAAAGTGATGTCTAAGTTAGATAACGATATTAAGAAACTGAAGTTTCCTCCTGCACTTAATCCTAAAGTTGACTTTGCACCATCATTGGTAAGTGAATATCATGCAAGTGCTAGGGAGCTTTATAATCACCTTAATGAGATGTCTTCCATTCTATTATCAGCTGCTAATATTATCGGAATGATACTTACATCGCATAAAGCTATTGTTATGGCACGTGCTAAGTACGAATCAACTCGTGTAGATGCATACGCTGCAATGTCTGACTATCAGTTTTCAAAGGACGTATAAACGCATAATAAGAGACGGGCAAACGCCCGTCTCTCTATGCCGTTATTGGTGTTTAATGAAGTTAACAGTAATGTCATCTATAACTGACACTGTCCCATCACTTAACAATTCTAAGCGTGTTGCCACTGAACTAACTGAAGACTTATCTACTACTGTGTAAGTTGATAATAAGTTATCCTCACCCAGTCCATCCAAGTCAACAGAGATAACCTCACCTCCTGCATCGTCTTTGAGTGCGTTCTCAATGTTTTGTACTGAGACCGTATCTAACGTTAACTGCTGTGCAATAACACTGCGAGTAGAACGTGTGATAGCTGTACGTAGTGCAATGTCCTCAAACCCAGACGTAGTTAAGTAGTACGTAACTACAAACGACTGTGCTGAAGGTATTTCAACCACCTCACCGTTACTAATAGTTACTGCAATAGTACCAACAGTTTGTTTAGGTGAGAAATCAATGCGAGTACGCTCTAATAGTAAGCTAGATATATTAGCAATATCTTCATCTAGATAATCTACAACAGATAAAGGTATCGTATTTCTGTAACTTACTACCTCAGGGTCAGTGGCGTAGAAGAACCTTGCATCAAAACAAACCAGTGTTAACTGTCTGTTTAAAGTACGTGGGTCTCTTACCATCGGATTACCATCGTTATCCAGTATCACTTCACCGTAGAGATGTTTATACTGCACTTCATTTTCTTCGTTTAATACAGCATCTCCTTTTCGGTGTAGGTACTCAAAGATAACATCGCCATTACCGTCCACTGTAAAGCTCTGTGCGCCGTCTTCATCTAATTTAGGTACATCCTTATCATAAACCCAAACTACGTCCTCCTCGTACGTCTGGTAGCGAGATGAAGAGATTACAGAACGTGACTCACTGCGTAGCAATGACATTTCGTAACCTAAGCGTAATGTGATAGACTCATCCATAATACCAACAGTATTACCAACAACTAAACCGTTATTGATAACATCATCAATCTCTGAAGTAGGAAGGTTAAGGTTATCATCATCAATTACAAAGAATAACAATCTAAATGAAGTATCTAAATCAGTATAGTACACTTGAATATCATCAGGATACTGTCTAAAGTTAGTGACACCTAAACGATGTTTAGCATCAACATCGTAGTTTGTCTCAATGATAAATTCAAACATGGCTTTATCATCAACGTATCCAGCAAAGGTAGCGTTAAGTAATGTGTACCTATCATCACCTTCAGGAAGGAAGCCTAACTGTAGTCCTAATTGATTGATATCAAACACGTCATCAAATCCACTGGTCTCTACTGTCACCAATAAACGATATCCCTGTTCTACACGTTCAAAGCTAGTACCAAAGGTAGAGGCCTGTGCTGCAATTTGAGTATTATCTCTATTAAAACGTCTAGAGATAACCGAAGGTGCATCTAAGTAGTACGGTCTTAAATCAAAGATATTATCAGAGGCATCTAAGACATAGTGAAAAGGTGTGTATAAGTACGTACGTTCATTAAGCGTTTGTATCAATCGCTGTGAACTTAAAGCACCCAGTGCTACCTGTTCCACTTCTGGTAATAGTTTCAATAGACCGTTTTCAAACGTATAAATAGATTCAGGGCTAAGTGTTACCCGTAGTCCATTGTCGTAAGCATATTGTCTGGAAGCTACTTCATTCATATCCACTTCAGTTAGTGCCGTAAGGGTACCAATAGGGGAAGATATACTATCTACCGATGGCAGAGGTAATAAACGAATAGCCTGATACACTCGGTCAGTGATATTATCAATACGCTTAACAATGCCGTAACCTTTATCACTTAATAACGTTTCTAATTGAATATCGGTTATCGGTGTTTCTTTGCGATTAGCATTAAAGATAACACGTTGCTTCAATTCACTTAGACCAATACCATCTCGTCCACCACGCGTTGTGTCGTTAGAGAATATACCCATACTACTGATAGAAGCTAGGGGTGCGGTAAAGGTATCTGTCCCGTTACTAGTGATATTATTAAAGGAGATAGCGTACTGCTCCATAGGGAAGTTAGAAAGTATCACTTCCTGATTACCCTTAGTAGAATAGATATCAACTCTAATTTGAGTACCCAACTTACCACCACTAACATACACCTGTGGAATGTTTACCTTCAACCGTTGACCAACTACTTGTAAAAGAGCAGTTGCTTCGGTGGGGTCAAACACTTGGTCAGAGTGAGTGGTTTTTATTTGTCTCCATCCAGCAGCAGGAGAACCTGTAAATACACGTGCATGATAGAATGATTGTTTAAACGTGAATGTTTGAGTTAACCCAGTCGATGCATTGATGGGGAAATACTGGTCTTGTAACACGAACTGATAAATAGGTGTATCTATTTTGATGTAGTCTAATCCATCTAAGGTAACTATTTCAAAATCCACCACGTTGGTTGCTAGGGTTTCTAATTCGTTTACTACAGAGGCATCGTACACTATCTGTAATGAATCGTTAGGCAGTACGCGCATTTCGATAGGATAATGTATACCGAATGTATTACCGCCCACGGTAATAGAAGTGTTTCTAGGGATGACTATCTTACGTACACCCCCGTTAACATCATTAACAGCCAAAGCCTTTACTTCATCTACACTGAATATGAAACTACCTGTTGCACGTCCCGGTAATGCAAAGCGACCGATGTAGTCTTCATCCGCCATATGACGATAGAGTTCTTCTTGAGAGGTTGCAATTGAAGGATAGAGTTCTCTGGCTATCGATTGACTATATTGCATTGAGGTAGCAGCAGTAGTTGCACTGGCTTCCATTAAAAAGATAAAGGGATTAGTTGCATCCACTACATCTATCTTACCTTCCAAGGCTGTTTCTAATGTATCTAAAATGGCAGACTGAATAGCACTTGGGTCAAACCGCACTATGTCAATTTTATCTCTTAGGTTATTACTCATTTTATCCCCCTGCCCGTAGAGCATTATTTTCGTTTACGAGTAGTTTGTAGCGTTCGTTCTCTACCCACCACTGTAATTCATTATCTTGAGCTATCCAAGGATACCCTTCGTAGTTAAACAGTCGTTGTTCAGACTTCCCTAACTTTACAAATCTATCTGCTCGGTAACGTTCATCCATTAATGGGTTAAACAGTATCACCGTAGCATTAAACTCAACAATGGTAATTGGGTCATTATACTCAGCACCTATACAACGAAACGGAATACTTATCTGCTCATTGTCTTGGGCTAATGGTGAATCTGAACTGTAGTTAAATGCAGCACCTAAGGGTGAGGCAGTTGGAAAGGCAGCACCACATGCTCCTATCTTCTGTACGAAGGTACGAGTAGGGTCTAAGACTAAACGATATATTCTAGTCATGTAGTCTATTTCATTTTCCACTATCATTTCAGGATAAGGAACTAATTCCCCCATCGCTACCGCAGCGGCATAATGTGTCCACGCATGGAACAGTGCGTTAATTGGGTCACCTGCTATATTACGAAAGTTTGCAGTTAAATCAAAGGTACCAAAGTTACGAGGAACATCATCCACCATTGACCAACTTTCTTTTACTATACCTTCTGGTGCCGTGTAAGTATCCAAATCAATATCCGGCCATCCACTAATAGATAGTAGGTTATTTGTCAACATAGGTATGAAAGGCATACGGTCATCTACCATTGGGCAGGTGACATTACGCTCTAGAGCCCCTACGTGATCTAATAGAACACGGATTAATCTAGGTAGTGTATTTGGCGATTGTGTGAGTAGTGGACTAAGGATACGGCTCGTTGCAACGTTATCGTATGACAAATTTAACCGTGGTCGTGTAAAAAACGTTAACCCGTGGTTGTCGGTATTTTGGGTGGTGGGGTTTCCAACACCTCTATGATTTATTCCCCGCTGGATATTTGCAGTGGAGGTACTTAGATTCCCCAGACCGCTATCACGTGCTATGTTATTGATAATATCACGATTTGACATTGAGATTAATACTCCTAAAGAGGGCGTTTATAATGATTAAGGATACCGTCGAGACCACCCTATCGGTGGCCGGTAAAGTGGCAAGTAGTGTAGCTAGTGCCGTCGGAAGAACCCAAAGTGGATCTCTAATAGAGTTTACCAAAAGTACTCGGGTAGAGCCTATTGTAATGTTAGAAGGTTCCTTACGTGAACAACCTTTCATTACAGATGTGTTACAAACCCTCACTTCTCTTTTTAGTGCTTATTATCTACAAGCTGTAGCTTTGACTACAACTGTAAATGGCGTAGATGTTTTGCGTACACTGGACAGATTATCCACCGAACGTGATGTGGGTAAGAATTTCTTAAAGGGCATTGGTTCAGAAGCATATGCTCATGGTCTACCTAACTACGATACTAAAACCGTAGGGACTGTTAGTGTTGAAAGTTTAGTATCAAATGAAGACAGTAAACAAACTGGATTTGGTGGTCTAACTGACGTTCCTAATCTTGCAATAGGTAAACTATTGGAAGTTACGATTGGCGTAGGTAAAGATTCTGTTACCATTCCCATGGCCGTACGTTTAAACGTTAAAACTGTTAATGCTGATTCATTGGTTCATATTTTAACGCTTGGGGTTAAAGATAACAGCGCTAAAGCCCGTTTCCATAGATGGCGTTCTGGTGAACTAGACTTCATCCGCGATTTGATTTTGTGTCAAGATTTGATTGATGCAAAACGTAAAGGGATGATAGAAGATAAGACTGGAATAATCGAGCGTCAGGCTCGTCGTGATGAGAAGAATAAGTTCTCAGCATTGTTCTCTGGTGAAAGTTCTATCAACGCTGCCTCTGGCTTAGTGGTTATCAGTGCCGCTACTGCCAAGAAGATTGAAGGTGAACTAAGTACTAAACTATCTAAGTTTAGAAAACGTGAAGAACTCTTTAGAGAAGCATTCATCATGTTAATGGTAGTCATCGACCCTGAATGGGAACGTGTTACTATTTACCATCGTTCGATTGAAGATGAGACTGAATTGTCTCTTAAAGATTTAAAGAACGTTAACAAACGCTCAGGACCAGATGTATTGGAATTGTTAAAAGCATTCCAAGCCGGTACTGCCCCCCAGCTTTAAGGAGCACCTTACGTTATGAAACTTGAACAATTAATTGACTCCCTTTTGCCTACCTTCAAGAAGTCTCAACTGACTGAAGATATACGCCTGATACGTGAGGAGTTAAAAACCTCTACGTTACCTGCGTTTAAAACGGCACGGGAAATCACACGTACTGCTCCTTTTACGTCTGAGTTCTCTAAACAATTTGATGCACAGACTAAACGTGATGTCGATAGTTATAAAGATTACTTCATTGCTACCATCGACACAGCATTAATGCGTGGAATGAATCACTTAGATACCGTTTTAACCATGGTCGATAAGCACTTCGAAGCTGAAGATATCATGCGTGATGCATTAACCTTTACTAAGGCACACTTGATTCAGTTTACTGAGTTGATGCAGTTCCTTTCTAGCTACTCTCGTCGTCTTTTATTAGTAACTACTAATTTAGAAACGAATGTACTAGGTGAAGACTTTAATGCAAGTGCATCGAAAGACCTTCAATGGTTACGTACGTATCAAGATGCGTTCTTACGTGGTATCAATTTAGTTGCCATGAAAGATGCGGATATGCAAAAGAGCTTTGCTAAAGTTCCTGACATGTTGTTAACTGTTGATTCAATTGATGCAGCTAAACAAACGGTAGGTGCTTCTAGTGTTGACCCTCTTAAGTTTGGTTTAATACCTTATCGTTACAACCCAATCTACCACGTACGTCTTGCAGTCACTCGTTGGCAGGTATCGCGTCAGAAGTTAGCAGCTGAAGAGTTTGAATCTTTAGAGCTACGTTTACTACATCTTCGTGATAAGCGTGCTGGGAAAGAGAACCCTAAGTTAGAGAAGCAAATTCAATATACTCAAGAGCGCATTGAGAAGCTTCGCTATAAGTTGCATAAAGCTGAAGAGGATGCCGATGATGAATAGACAGCGCTACAGTCCTAAGATTGGCGTTGAATATCCAAGTGGCATAGTCTGTCCCGATAAATTACGTGAACAGCGTAACTATGGTGGAGGCCCTAACTGTAATTATGGTTGGGCTGACGCCAAGGCGGAACTGGAAGCTATCTACGAAGATGTATTGCAACGTACCACCAATCAAATCCCCATGGATACTGTAAACGATATTGTTAAGATAGCGATTTACTTATTCGGCGGCAAGCAGTTTTATCCTATCATGGATTACCAGCACGATAATGGTAACTTCCAAGGTGATAAAAGACGTTTTGCTATTGACACTTTGAAGTTTATTCAAACAGGTCAACGTGATATGTCGATTACCACATGGATGCGCTACCTAAGTGTTCAAGAAGAGACGTATACTTCTGAACTACGTGGGGCTATTAAAGAGCCATCAATGATTGACGCTGTGAAAGAATACCGTGTCGGTGTGAAGAATCCATATACGCAATGGCTTTCTCACGAAGGTGGTTTGATGGACATGTTACATTCCATGTTTATCTTATTTAGTCAAACTGGTAGAACTAACGAGGTGGCGTATTAATACGCCACTTTATTATCCGTAAGGAGTAAGAATCGTGTCTAAACGATTACAGAACCTATTACATACACCTGTCAACCTACCGGATGGTAGTGGGATAGATGTAGAGTTAGGCTTTAGTACGTTAAGTGTGGAATCTTTTGAAGTCGAACAGGCTAACGATAATCATGATGCACTACTAGCTATCGCTACGGGCCTTGAGAACATCGCCAACGTACTATCCGAAGATAGTGATACTACTTTAGTTAATATTGCTACCGAGTCATTACTCGACCCTACAGGGCTAAGTACACAACCTTCAGTTGAAGGGATAAAGGAAACGCTTAGTAAAATATGGGAAGGGATTAAGAACGCTATTAAAACAGTGATGCGTACACTGAAGAAATGGTGGATGACCTTTACCAATCAATTACCTAAGGTAAGGAAGAAAGCACTTAACCTATTAGCTAGAACTAATGCCCTAACTGGTGATAGTACTAATAAAACAGTTACAGTAAAGTCTTCTTTGGCTAATCGTATCGCGATGGAAGAACGGGTTGATATCGACTTAAGCGTTAAGACTATCTCCGGTATGGCACGTGTATTCACTAAAGATGGATATGCTGGCATTGAAGCATTTGAAGAAGCAGTCTCTGCAATCATCCCTGTCATGTCTAAGATTACTACTTCTATTAACGATTTCTTCCTCGGTAAACTTAAGAAGTCCTACGAAGAGATTAAAGGGATATTTGTACCTATCCTAATTCCAGTACCCGGTCATAAAGAGTTTACTTTAGATAAGGACACCTTCACTTTAAAAATAGTGAATATGGAAGGTATGAAGGATATCGAGGATGCAGTTGCTATCCCTACTTTATCAGTAGCGGACATCAAAGCACACCTTGAAAGTACTATCGCAACCTTAGACGTTTTAATAGATTCCCACAAAGGTTTACTATCACGAATACATGATACTGAATCTCGTATGGAGAAATCTGGAAACGCTTTTGTAAAAGGACTAGGTGATTTAAAGGGTAGAGTTACCTCTGCTACCGACAAGGTATCAAAGCCGGTTGATGCGTTTATATTAAACCGTATCAGTAAAGCCACGGCTACTGGCCCTGTAGGGACGATGAGAATATTAAGTTATACCGCTAGTACGATTGATGCTAATTTGAATATTATTAAACTATCTATCGAGCAGTATAAAAAGAAATAACTCATTAAACTGATACCGTCTGGTTCTTGATAGTATGAGTATACTCGGGTTCGGCATTCACCGTGTTCAGTAAGTAATGTCATATAAGCTTATATTTTTAATTGCAATTAAATGGAGTAAGACAACCATGTCTAAACGATTACAACAATTCTTTCCTGAAGCCACAAAGCAGGAAAAGACCCCGGCACCAGTAGCCGTATCTGTAGAGCAGGACCACGCATTAGCAGTGGAAGCTGGTTTTACATCTTTAGAACTTGACCATGTTAGTGTTGAACAAACACTAGAAGACCAAGATTCATTAGTATCAATCGCTGCTGGCCTTGAAGGTTTGCAAAACGTAGCACAAGCTTCTTTAGTAGACGGTGGTCTTAAGCGTCAATCTGCTACTCTTTTAGCATTAGGCGTTGAGTCTTACACTGCACAACTAGGTTTGCCTTCTGGTACAGTACCTTCAGTTGAAGCATTCGGTTCTGACGGCGAAGCGATTACAGCTACTCAAGTATCTGTTGAAGCTATTGCTGACCAGATTAAGAAAGTATGGGAAGCGATTAAAGCTGCTATCATGAAAGCTATCGCTGCTGTTAAGAAGTGGTGGGCTAACTTCTCTAACCAACTTCCTAAAGTTAAAACTCGTGCTGAAGCGATCGTCAAAGCGGCTGAAGGTATTAATGGCGATGCCAAAAATGCTAAAGTTACTATCGGTGAAGGCGTTGCTAACCGCTTAGCATTCTCTGGTAAACTTGCTCCGTTGGACAAGACTACTAAAGCCTTGTTACCAATTGCTGCTGACTTCGGTTCTGAGTACTTGAAGACTTCTAAAGAAATCGTTGGCGTATACGCTACAGTTGGTTCTTTAGACTTCACTGCTAAAGTTGATGTTGAAGCTCAAGAAAAACTTATTGCTGATGCAATCGAAGCCACTAACAAATCGTTAGAAGGTAAATTGAAACTTAAGATGACTGATGGCGTTTCTCAACAGTTGCCTGGTGGCCAAGCTATCTCTTTAAGTGATAGTGCTTCTAAAGTATCTGTTGTCGACCATGCTGACAAGAAAGATGTTGCTAAAGGTGATTTAGAGCAAGATACCATGCCTGCTACTGAAATCATCGCTATTGCTAATGAAGCTATCTCAGTATGTGACGCATTGATGGCATCACAGCAGTCTGTTATCGATGGTATCGGTAAATCTTCTGAAGAAGTTCAGAAAGTTGCTAAAGATATCGTTGACGGTATTGCTAAAGCTGACGATAAAGCTGACAAAGGCGCAGTGTCTTTCGGTAACGACATCGTTAAGAAAATTGGTGCACTTGCTACCAATGGTCCTGCTGGTTCATTGAAAGTATTTGGCTACACAGCTTCTACTCTTAATGCTGTATTGTCAGTATGTGACGAGTCTGTTAAACAATACTAATCGTTAAGGGGGGTGGCGATTGTCATCCCCTGTTTAACATATTAGTTCCCTAGTAAGGTAAGTGCGTATACACACCCCTTACTATTTATCCAAATTCCGGAGTATTAAAAATGAGACAAGGTTTATTAGACCATGTACGTCCTACGGTAGCTGAACCAGTTGCCCCAGTAGTGTTGAGTGAAGACGAGCAAACAACTGCGCTTATGGCTTCAGTTGAAGACTTTAACACTTTTCAACAGTTAGATGAAGAAAATCAACGTGCCCACGATATAGCAATCGGTTTAGAAAACCTTGCTTTAGTATCTGTTGGTATCGAAGAAGCATCTAACGTCCATTTAGGTTTGATTGACGTAAGTACTGAACTTGCATTAGCCGGTACTGGCATCGATACTGAAGAAGCATTGCCTGGTTTGGAAGAAATGGCTGGTACGCAAGTATCTGTTGAATCTATCCGTGACATGGTAGCTGCTATCTGGAAATCAATCCAAGAAGGGTTGGTTAAGATGTGGAAAGCGATTTCAGGTTTCTGGAAACGTATCACACAAGCTATCCCACGTATCAAAGATTCAGCAGAATCTGTTAAAGCTAAAGCTGCTGAAATGTCTGGTGCCACTCAAGAAGAAGCTAAGTTTAAAATCGGTAGTGAAGCTCAAACGCTTTCTGTTGATTATAAAACTCCTTCATCTGGTTCAGATATCACTGAAAGCCTAAACGTGCTTGGCGCGCTTATGGACAGCTTCTTTGGTAAGCAAGCTAAATCGTTAATTGCTGCTGGTAAAGACATCGCTGATAAAATCGGTTCGTTTGATGTTTCTACAGTAGACGCTGCGGATAGTTCACTTGCTGCTGTTAGTGCTGCCACTAAAGGTATTGACTTTAACGAAGTATCTAAGTTGGCTAAAACTAAAGTTGCTACTAATGACAAACGCTTCCCTAAAGATGCCGCTGTTAAATCTCTTTCGTTGGTAGGTAATAAGTCTTTATTCTTTACTGAAGAAATGGCTGAAGACTCAACTGATACAACTTTACGTCTTGCTGAGAAGCATCGTGCCTTGCGTGTTGAAATTCGTGAAACTGATTTCAATCCTAAAGAAGTGAAGAAAGGTGATGTAGAAATCTCTACTATCTCTCCAGAAGATGTTGTAACTATCTGTGATGTGGTAATTAAAGTATGTGATTCTATTCTTGACTACGATGCAAAAGGCCTTGAGTCTACTGCTGATGTTATCAAGAAAGCAACCAGTGACCTACAGAAGAAGCATGATGCCGCAGCTAAAGCTGAAGATTTCTCTACCGAGATTCGTCAGTATGTGCTAAGTGCAGCTAACTTCAACGTAGCGTACACTCGTTGGTCTACTAAGACAAGTGCTACTTTAACTAGCCTGTCTGTAGCATCTTGTCGTGCAGCAATTACTGTCGCACGTAAAAGTTTGTCTAACTATAAAAAGTAGACATTTCGCTTTAGCTAAGTGATTTAGTAAAGGTCTGGGGTAATACCTAGACCTTTATGCCGTTAATCTATGTAGGTTGTCTGTAGCTTAGTCTGAGGGTGTGGTATTTGTTTGTGTGTTTTCCTGGGTATCACTAAACCATTGCGGACGTAAGGGGGGTTAATAGCCCTCCTTATTTTTTACTGTACATCCGCATTAGTATGAGCAAAAGGTTCTCAACCACCTTAGCTCTTTTTTGGGTGACGCGGGCGGGTTTTGTAGGTTCCATAGCCTGCCTTTTGACCGCCTCTTTAATTCGCGTCTACCTCGCTAGCGGGGGAGTGTAAGTCTCTTATCGGACTTACACTCCCCTGTCTATGCCGTTAATCTCCAATTTTATGTAAACAACTTTAATAATAGGAACGTAATCATGCCCCGCATCGCAATAGATTTAGGAGATACCTACGAAAGCGTAGTACGGCCGTGTGCCCGTCAGGCATTATCTGATGTCATGCGGGTGACTGGTATCGACAGTGGTACTCGTGTTGTATTTCCCGGTAACGTTGACCGTAGGGTTAACACAGGTAGTACATTAGATGATAAAGGTAGTGAAGTAGCATTCCATGAAGACGAAACGTTATTTGTAGAATTACAAGTGCGCTACTTAGATGAAGGGATGTTAACCTCCTCTACTTTTCGTAATGACACTTTACGTATATTCACTGACCATGACCTAGGTGTTTATATGTCACCTATAAAGGGACAGGCTGAGATAGTTATCTCTGTTCGTTATAAGTCACAGTCTCGCTCTGAAGCAGAACGTTGGATATCTGAAGTCAAACGTCGTACCGCTCAGGGGTTTAAAGAATTAACACATGACGTAGAGTACCACTACCTTGTCCCTAGAGAGATGATAGTGATACTAGACGGTATTCATCAGTGTCGTGAAGCAGTAGAAGGATACGGTGAAACCTTAGGTGTTTATCTTAAGGATAAGTTTGCTAGTGCCATGACGTGGTTAAGTAATATCAGTGGTGCACAAAAGGCCATGGCTATCCGTGAGAAGCAGACGGGGATATTAGGACACTTTAACTTTGAGGGTGTTGCTGAGAAGGAAAAAGAGGAAGGTGATACGTGGGTTATTGCATTTGATTACACTATCAGAATGGATAGACCTTATGGCGTGACCATGGAATATCCGTTAGTTGTACATAACCAACTGTTACCTGCCCACCTTTACGATACTACATTAGATTTCAATGAACCATTGACGTTGTATCTATCTGATGTATCAAGAGCAGCTATGGACACGATTGCTAACCTACCTAATACTCATGCTGGTAGTCAAATAAGTGGATGGAGTATTCCTGCGTTTGATGATTGGTTACCTGACAAAGTAGTAACAGGCACTACAACCATTGCAAGGGTAATGTTAGCAGTTGATGCAGATAACCCTGCTCAGTTATTAAACTTAAGTGATTTAGGGGACTATCAGCTAATAGACATATTAGAAGATTACCTTAGACTCTACCCGGTAGAAGCTACGACTAATCGCATGACACCTATCTTATTTACGCTATATCAAGACGGTGAGATAATGTCTGACACGGTATTGACAATGGATACAGATGGTAATATTACCACTACCGTACCTTTATCACTTCGTCGTCGTTATCATTTGCGAATGAGTATGTATAATGACCTAACCTTATTATCTGACCGTGCTCTGGATAGATTACGTTCTACTGGTGATGTGGCGCTTACTATCCTATACGCTCTAGAACCGTCTCTAAGGGACGATAAGGAACTTAAGGTGCTATCGGGTAACTATTTACCTAAAGTACCGTTCTGGAAGGCTGTGCGTCGTATTAGAAGTACTAACAGTATATACAAGAATACGATTGAAGTGTCTAGGCAGACTGTAGCGACATGTACCGTAGTGTCACAACGAGGAGAATACCATGCCAGTAATGGGCAGTAATACCACAACTAAACCAAATAAGACGGTTGTAAAGAAAGCAGCGGATATGAAAGCGCTGATTACTTCAACGTCTACTCCCGATGCGGCCAAGCGTTCACACCTATCTGAGGTAGTGGATACTGAGGTCATTAATGCAAATGCCCTACTAACCATGGTAGAAGGTAGTAAGTGGACGGTTAACTACTATTCACAAGTACTAACTAGTGAGAGTGCGGGTAATAACCAATCGTTCGACCAAGACCCTGTACATCAACAGTATCGTTTTATAGTGGGGATGGAGTTTAAAGTATCTACCCCATTAGACCAGTCTGAAAATGGCGAGACGGGAGAGTTCCAAGTAACAGGCACCGCACTTACTTATCCCGGCTGGATACCTAACGAAGGTGATATGTTTATTGCCGATGTAGGTGATGGACGCTCTGGTGTATTTGGCGTTACTAATACAAATCGTAAGTCGATGTTTAAAGATGCTGTATTTGAAATTGAATACACTATGGTATCGTACTTAACGGTAGAGCGTGAATCTGACCTTTCTAACAAGGTAGTAAAGACTGAATACTTCAATAAGGAGTTTTTAGTTGCCGGTGAGAATCCGTTCTTAGATACGGAACAGCATAAGTGGGAAAAGGATTTAAAGACTGAGTACCAACGTTTAGTACTTGTTTACCACAAGTCATTCTACTCTAGGGAGAATAAAACTATTACCTCTCCTTGTGATTGTGTCTTTTATGATTACTTCTTATCTAACATGTTTTCTAAAGTAATATCTCGTAACGACCTTGCCGGTCTACCTGAGCCTACCTTGAAAGCATTAGGTGGAGATATCAATAAAGATGTATTTACACTTTGGGATATGTTGATTCGTCGTGATAAAAGCCTGATGTTTATTCTTGCTACTCGTTTTAGAAAGGTTAAAACTACTGAGTTTGCAATGCAACCGTACTTTAGTTCCATTGCGATGAGTGATATTAACTTTGCCATTTGGCCAATGAGTGAGCTTACACATGCGGAAAAAGTATGCCACAAGTCTAGAGATAGTTTGTTGGATGACATTGCTAACAGTACTGATAATCCACTGGTTATCTATTCTAGTCCGGACAATATCGACATTTACGATCCTGACCATGACCCGTTTTATGTTTTCAGTAAAGCGTTTTATGAAGAAGATAACACGAAGATGAGTGCGTTAGAAAGTCTAACCTACGATTATCTACAACACGAAGCTTTGAGTTTAGATACGTTGTTACGTTTAGCCAAGGCCAGTGATGAATGGACGCCTCTCCAACGATTTTATTTTATACCAGTAATGCTCATCTTAATAAAGGTGTCTATTAAAGGAGTGTAAACTCATGGCAAAGGTAAAGCAGCCCCACACGTGGGCATTTAAGTTATTTCACTATCCATTTCAGTGTATGATTCCTAACATGTTTATTTTCAGTGAACGTGAACAGCAGACCGTTGGGGTGTTTTCTACTGGTACTGTGGATGGTGATGAGGAGTGGGCTAACCGTTTGTCTCCTTACATGACAACGATTGCTAAGTTGGCTGAGATATACGACGAGGATGGGATGTTTGAGTTTATTCAACCTACCGACTCACTCAAGGCATACAACATTATCCATGGACACTTAAGTGATTGTGTGGAAAGAGCAAAGACCCGTATCAACGGTACTGCTCCTCCTATCGATGATTTGAAACTATTGGATAGGTTAGCTGCTGAGATTTATCGCAGTGCTAAAGTGGAAATGGCTGTTAACTACGAAACACCAGACTTGATTAAGAAGTTAGAAATGATGAGTCCGTTTGCTGCACCTTCTAAAGAGAAGTTAAACAAAGTAGCAGACAAGCATGACCCCATCACTAATCTCATTATAGGTCAGGATGTTGAGGATATGAACAAATGGCGACAATAGACAATACGTCTATCTATCAAGATATCATTGAGATAGCTTCACAACCAGCTCTAGATACTCACTATCGTTACGAAGTTGAGTTTTGGATTGGGGATGAAAAGATAAAAGCTATTAAGGTGATATCGCTAGATAGAGTGCGTAACTACTCACAAGACCACAGTGACGTAATTATGTTACGAGTAGCGGTTGGGTTAGGTACGTACACACATCGCCTATATCCGTTTAAGCAATCTCTTAGCGTTAAACTGTATCAAAAGGAAGTCCTACCAGCAGGTGGTGGTAAAGACTTAGATAGTGTACCTATCGTTAGTGAAGACTACGAGGCAATATTAGTAGATGCTGTGTCGCCTAGTCTAGTTAACGGTACTCAGGCAGCGGATGATGAGGAAACTGGAGACAGGTCTGACATTGTCACATTAGATGTACAATTGATTGAAAAGGTAGCCAACGTCCAACGGGGTGTTGAAGTAGGAGGTGTATTTAGAAATACAACAGTGCAGAAGGTAATTAAGTTACTGTTCTCTGCTGAAGTAGATGTAGATAAACCACCTATCCTACCTTTCATCAGTCAAGAGTATATTGATGACCAAATCCGAGAGGCTGTAGTTGGATGTGATATTGTGGACTGTGACAATACAACCGTCTATGACCACATCGTTATCCCTCACGGTACACGCTTAGTTGACGTACCACTATATTTACAACGTGTGTATGGTGTGTATAATAGCGGTATAGGTTACTACTATCAGCATGGCATTTGGTTTGTATATCCGCTCTTTAATCCCATGAGATTTAATGACGAGACTAATCATCTTATCATTGCTAATGTGGCTGCTAATAGAATGCCCGGTATAGAGAAATCGTATCGTATAGAGGAACCTATCTTCTACGGCAAGACATTTATCATCGCCACAGGAGATGTAGTGCATCAGGATACGACCGAAACCTTACAGTTAAATCAAGGTAACGGTTATGTCATGGGACGCACCTCTGGGATGTTAGACCGCTTTAGCGATGCCACTGCAAACGTAGTCACTGTCAAGGGTGATGATACTACACTAGAAGGTTTAGTCGAAAGTCGTAGTGGCCACAACTTTATACGCACAGCTAAAGAACATATATCCGATAACACTTATTTACAAAACAGTAGACTTGCCAAACAGGTAGGTGCGCTGGTTCAACTTAGGTGGGATAATTCTAAAGCTAAAGTACTTTACCCCGGTATGCCTTTACGGTTACTTTACATAAAGGGTGGAGAAGTCGTATCTCTAAATGGTTGTGTGTTTCAGGTAGAAGAACAATCCTCTGTGGTTGAATCTTCACCTAGCGAACATCGACATGCCCGCAATGCAGCAATTACTATCTTTGTACAAAGGGATAAGTTGGATTAATACTCCAGCTTATCTCAAACCTACATTACCCGAATGAATACAATAAACCTTACTACTATAATAAAGGATACTACCATGCTTACTTCAAATACTTTAATCACTACCGCGCTTATGGCTAGAGTTAGCCAATACTCTTCATCTGTAAAACGTTTACATGCGCTACTGCAAGACGTTAACAGTAACGAAGAGATAGACATGTATTATAATAACTTTATTATCACGTCACAAGTCCCTCCTGCACTCTTAGAGACATGCATGGATTGGGTAGCTAGTGTAAATGAATTATCGCCAGATAGATTACGAATGTTAGCTGTTATTAATCTGATTATCAATACCATGTCCAAGTTAAACTTACTAGACGAACATTTCGTTGAGGAAGGTGCGGCATTCTCTAGAGACATTAGTAAATTAGATTTTACTAAGTTTGAGTATGTGTTTGAAAGTATTACTGAAGATAACTGGGACGACAAGAACATTACCCCACAGGAGTTAACTGTGGTTTACGAATATGCTCCGCTATTGGCAGAGTGTTACAGCATTCTAATTGAAAGGGTGCGCAAAGATGATGCCAGACAACTCAATTAGGGGTACGTTATGAATCGTGTAAGTAAAGATCGTTTGTATAAGAAAGTGATGTTCAACCTGTACGCATTTAGAGTGTTTCGCATTGCGTTTATAGGCGTAGTGTTATACGGTATACATATGGGATTAAATGCTCAGGAGATACCCCGCTCATTCTCCACGTCCGTTAAGTGGATGATAGAGGATGTATACAAAGATAACCATAAGTCGTTCTACTGCGGCTGTGCCTTTGATGATAAACAACTCACAGGCACTAGTTGTGGGTATATACCAAAAGACGCATACACGTCTAGCGGTAGTGTTAATACCAGAGCCTTTAGTATTGAAGGGGAGCACGTAGTCCCTGTTTCTCGATTAGCTACTAACTTAATGTGTTGGGGAGATGAACGAAAGGACATAGAGGCTTGTTATACAGGTTCTGGTTCTTTACTCTCTGGCAGAGCATGTTGCGCTAGGGTAAATGATGATTACCTTTATGCTCAGAATGATTTAGTTAATCTAGTACCTGCAATAGGACAAGTCAATAACCAACGCAGTGATAAACTCTTTGGGGAAGTGACAGGTGAACCTAGGGACTTTGGTATGTGTGATGTAGAAATTACAGACACCATCATAGAACCTGATGAACCTATCCGTGGTGACATAGCCAGAATTCATTTCTATATGGTTGAAACTTACGGACCTGCCCTAGGTATAGGCATAGAAGATTTTCCAATGGACGTTCTACGGTACTGGGATTTAAAAGACCCTGTTAGTGCTGAAGAAATAGAGCGTAATAAACGAATCTGCACCCTGCAAGGTAAAGGTAATCGCTACGTTGGAACGTGCGATAACTAGTAAGGACTAGGGCGGGCTTTGTGCCTGCCCTGCTTTATATTCTTTTTTTTAGTGATATTGGATAGTTGTGATGAATAAGGTTGGGAGTAATTCTACTGGGGATGCAGTAGAAGAGATGGAAGAGTTTTGTACTAAAGGTGTACGTAGGTTGGTTATTGTGTCGGTGACTATCGCTTTATTAATTTTATGTGGATTGTAATATGAGTTTAGATTTTGATGATTTTGAATTGCCCGATATGGACGAAGAAGCATTAGAGCGGACACATGCTGCTAGAATAAAAGAGCAGGATGAAGAAGCAAAGGCTTTGACTGAAGGTGACACTGATGAGTGTGAAGGTGGGGCTTGTAAGATATAATTAGAGGAGACCGCAATGGTCTCCTCGTTATGCGTTTTTTATTTGTAATAATACTCTATTAACTTTACTCTGTTGACACGGCAAACCATTAGTGCTCCAGCGGCTAATATTCCTACTAGCAATACACTAACAGAGAAGTACAGAAATAAACCACCAACGATAGCACCTGCTGCAATGTAGGTAGAGTTTAATTTAGTATCCAGAAGTGCATATTCATCATCCCCATTTACTACTTTAGATTCAACGGTGGAACCTATAGAGCGCATTAGTACATTGGTAGTGATTATCATCCAAATGCTTAAGATGATAATAGGCTCACTGTAATAACCCAAAGCTGCTATCGTTGCTAGTGATATAGCCACAAAGTCTGTTATAATAGTCGTCTTCATACACTTCAGTGCGTGCTTAGGCGGATAACTAGACAAAGGCCCTATCGCTAATATCAATAAGGTGTAAAGTGAATAGACGTATTCTTTATAAATGGCACCATCAGCTCCCCATAACCCTATTATAGTTTTGGTAGTGAGTACGACCGTAAGTGCACCGGCTACCATAACGCAGCACTTTGCCATCTGTTGTTGTTTCCGTTGTGGAGAAAGTGATGTAATATCAGCTATAGTGAACATGGTATTTCCCGTTGTGTTTAATTAATCTATAGTTTACATTTAGTTATTTATTACGCACAGTACCCTTCTATGCTACGATAAAGTATATATTAAATTAGGAAGTAGTGTATGTTATTCACTGTAAATAAAAATACCAATAGACTCCAGTTGTCACAGTTATTAGAAAACGTTCAAATGTTACAAGCTGAGTTTAATAAATCAATGAACGGTGCGAGTTATCAAGAGTACTTCTTATTTATTATTGGGCTAGGTAAACAGCTTAGTAGAGGTAGTAAGGTTATAGAAAGTAAAGAAATGACTACCCTGTGGCATAAAGGTGTTGTAGTAGCAGATAATGATACCTGTACCATTCATGTATCGCTAGTGCCTGAAGGTAAAGATGCTGTACTTGATATAAAGAAGCGTAACAAAGACATATTAAAGAACGAAACCTCCATCACCTACTACGGTCAATATCTTAAAGGTAGAAAGTGGGCATGGGTACCTTTTATCCATAATGAATACCGATGGCGTTTCCAAGTCAGCTTTAAAGACCACGTGGTGGGAAGGAAGATGTATATTCATCATCTACTAACTCATCTGAAGATAGGTCTTAAGGTATCGATGAACGATAAAGGTAATCCAAAGATAAGTGAACACGAAGCAATACGTATCAACCCTATTGTTAATGAAATAACAAGGATAACACAATGAGCATTCCATTTAACATGTCACCCAAAAGCGGTGAGCACCAATACCTTGCATTCTTAGAGTATGTCTATAATGAAGGTAAAGACATCGTCAATGACCGCACCGGTGAGATATGTCGTACGGCCACTGGTGGTACATTACATTACGACTGTAGACGTAACGGTTTCCCTATGGTTACTACCCGTAAAGCTTACTATCGTAAAGCCATCAATGAGATGTGTGGTTACTTTCAAGGATTTAATAATGCTGCACAGTTCAGACAGTTAGGTACTGACACGTGGGATGCTAATGGAAATGGAACACCTGCATGGTTAGCTAACCGTCATCGTAAAGGTACAGACGACTTAGGTCACGTCTATGGATACGTTGCTCGCAACTGGCCTACTTTTGATGGACAGGTAATGGACTTAGTCAAAGACGTATTAGCTAAGGTCATGAAACATGAAGATGACCGTGGTTTAACGATTACCTTTTGGAATCCAGGCGTATTCTCGCGTGCTGCATTAAGACCTTGTTTACGTCAACACACGTTTACTATCATCGACGGTATGCTACACCTAACCTCAGAGCAGCGGTCTACGGACATGGCACTTGGCATGGTATTCAACATGATGCAGTGTGCATGGTTATTAATGACAGTGGCTCATCTTGCTGGATTAAAGCCGGGTATCGCTACTCACAATATCATCAATGCCCATATTTACGAAAAGCACTTTGAAGGCGTGAGTGAACAATTAACTAGGTCTCCATTTGCACAACCTAAGTTAATCATTGACCCCTCAGTAAATGATGTCAATCAACTTACCACCCCGTTTGCATTAGACGCGTCTTCATTTAAAGTAGATGGTTATCAATCGCACGAGGCTATTAAGTTCCCCATGGCCGTATAAGGATTCACTATGATAACAAAACGCCCACAACAAGTATTAGAACTACCTCAGTTGTCTTTATTGATGTCCATAGCTGAAGCTGAGGTAATCGCTGAAGCGGTTCTAAACTTTATCAAGCGCAGTTATCCTGATGAGTTATTAGAGAGATTATCTGCTCTAGGTCTTAAAACGACTAATGTTCACGATATAAAAGAAGGATGGCCTGACTTGTATCTGCCTTTTCTGTATTTCTGCTATTGGTATAAGTTAAATAACTTTGTCATTACCAACGGTAAGGATGCAGGACCTTCTGGATTTCCTACCGACCTTAATACTTTAGGGACCGTTATTCATAACGAGTCTTTGAAATTAAAGAACGTAGAGCATATCACTATCAGTAACTCTTCAATAAAGAAAGGATAAAGACATGGAACATCAATATTGGTGGAGTTGGTATGTTATTGTAAGTTTTGTATTTACGATGTGGGTTTCATTACAGGTTCCTACAAAGATGAGTAGAGGTGGTAGTATAACTGGCTCGTTTATGGTAGGCTTGTTTGGCTTCATGTTGTGGCCACTACTACTAATAGCCCTTATCATTATGAAACGTAAACACAAGGCAGTCACTACTCACGTTGAGTATAAGTGACGCATAACTGATAATGATGGAGGGTGTGATGTCAGCAGTAATATGGCACGAGCAATTTGGCCCTTCTTATTCGCCTATGCAGATGATAGAAAAGGGTGTCTTTATGGATTGTCACTATAACGTGGCGATTGAAGGTATGTCTAAAGATTGGTATAAGCACCCAAAAGTATACCCGCGTAGTAAAGAACCTGATGAGACTAAAAACTTTTATGGGGTTAAATCTAGACAATCTCTATCTGTATGGAAAGAGAACGGATGGACTACCAAACATTCCCCGTTGGGTTGGTGGCAGTGGTATTGTCTTTACTTTCAAGGTAGGCGACTTGAAAAAGAAGATGAGTGGCAGATTAAAAGGTGGCGTAGTTTTGTAGCACGTCATCAAGGTCAGATTAACAGCAACTGTACATTAGGTGATAAATCATGCAGGCCTAAACAACGTCAAGGTTTATTACAGTGGGGTTGGGATAGTAGTAGTAAAATCAGTGAGTTACAGATAAAGAATAATGCTCGTAAATTAGCAGCACTTAGTGGCGTCTCGCTTGAGTCCCATTATATCTGTCAACCATCGGATGCGTGGATGTATTTGTGTGAGGATTAATCCTCACACTGTCTATGCCGTATACCTGATAATATGCACCCAATAATGACATAGACCCAGCAGGGACTTTGTAGTTTCTTAAGTCTACTGAGGAGGATAGTAATGAGAATAGGAGCAGTAAGGGTAAAGCCAGAAGAGGTCGGCGAATGGATCACACTATTCACCAATGCTAGGGCTACGCTAAACGATACACTTACCCAGTGTACGACCCTAAAAACATCATTAACCAATTTAATATTATTCAAAGATGGCCCCACTTCCGGTGATATCGAAGGGAAGATGACTGTCAAAGTTGATGAGTTTATTAAGTTATACATTCAAGACAAACGCTTTGTTTCTGAGCGCGGAAATTGTAAAGACACCATAGGTCAAGGTAGTTACTATAATACGTACATGAAGATTTTTGATGTACTCATGGATGCGTTGCGCGCTGAAGAGGTACCTAATAAGTTGTTGCACTCGCTTGACGTTACGGTTAAAAGTAAACAACTTGAATCTATAGACGATCACTTCTCTACGGCGTATATGGCTGAAAATAACATTACTCCAGATGATGTTAAATATACCCTATACGGCAACGAACATTATTGTAATTACTACATTGCACAGTCTAAGGTTCCTACTAACGGTAAGATACGTTGGAGTGTGGGACTTTACTACTTCATGGGTAAAGAGCAAAGACGTGTGGGCGATATCAATATCATGATAGCTAAGATACGTTTAGAACTAAAAAGCCTAGACTCTCTACTTGCTAGATTATATAAATTAAACGACGATAAACAACCTAAACGTTTTTATCATCTTAGAAATAGATATTTATTGTTAAGCGTCTTAGAGAAGCGTAGTGCAGCTGTTAAAGAAATAACGGAAACGTTACATACAGGCATTATAATAAATTTAGAGTAACAAACAGGAGGAGAGGTGATACTCTCCTCCGCTATGCCCGTAGGGAAACCACATGTTAGAAAAAGAACGTTTATTGCAAAAGAAATACTATCAGTATTTAATCAATCCAACCGTGGCTAAAGACCTTATCTCGCCAATGGGGATGGATGCAATCACCGAAGCAAGTTTAACACACCAATATCAAACGGACGAACGTCGGGTATTGTTAGATGTAGAACAGAAGCGCGCTAAACAGATACAAGCAATATTTGAAGCGGATGGCTTACAGCGCTATAGGGTCTCAGTAACCTACCATAGTGAACTACTTGCAAGAGTACTACAGGACCTATCTCAGCCTCAATATATACTAAACACTGTCTTAAACTTACCTGATACGTTTAGTGATATTATTGATTGCCTATATGACCCTAGGTTGAACTTTGTAAGGTTGGAAAGGTTAATCAGTGAGGATACACAACTAGTAAGGGATGTATTAGGGGTTGTTAATAGTAAGGAGTTCTGGGATTCTATAGAGAGGCCATCTAAGTCCATTCGTGACCTAAAGGGTGCATTTGGTATATTAGGAGTGAAGGGACTGCAATATCTTATCCCGTTGTATATAATGAAATCTCGTATTCCATTAGAGCGTGGTTTGGGACGTAGGGGTACTGAAGATAGATTGTGGGAAGGGTTGGTAAGTACAGTAAATGCACATATCGCACTGTTAAAGGTGAGTGAGCCTGAAGATAATGTGTGTATGGAAGGAATAATGTTAGGACTATTGGAAGGTATAGCCCCTATTGTTATTTATAAATTGTACTTTAAACACGCCTCATCTGTACGTTCTTCAGTGTTGGCAGGGTTTGAGAGGAGTGCTGAACCTAAATTGTATGAACTAATGGTGAAGTTAAAACTGAATCTAGATGTTCTGCCCGGTATCATGAATGACCATGGACGTAAGGTTTTTAATAACCTAGGTACGTGTTTAAAATGGACCCATACGCCAAGGATAAGAAGGGCATTTGAGGAAGAGAATGAATACCTTCCTACAACCGTGTGCTCTAAACACACCGTCATTCACCGCCGTGCGACTCAATTCAATCATTACAATACCTTAAAGGATATTGAACTGATGACCGAAGAGGAGTCGTTATCGTACTTACAAGAAATAGGTATTGAAAGTAAAGATACAGATTACCTTAAAACACATAACATCGACGAATTCTCATTGCACCAGTATGTAGGGTAGTCGGGTCGCTTTTAAAAGAGGATTAGTACAATGAAAGATAATGCTTTAACGCTCATTATATTGGAAAAGCTAGATAATAACACACTAGTACTTCCAACGCTGCCAGATATAGCCCTACGGGTTAGAGAAGCAGCCGAAGACCCAGAAGTGGACATTGCAGGACTTGCTGACATTATAACCACTGACCCCGCTCTAGCCAGCCGTATTATCACTTTTAGTAATAGTGCTATGTTAAGAGGGACTAAAGCCGTCACGGACGTTAAGGAAGCGTGTATGCGTATGGGACTGTCTAAGGTAAAGACTATCTCTACTGCACTAGCGTTAGAACAACTTTTCGTTACTGACAGTGAAGTAATCAAAGTGCAGATGCATAAAGCGTGGATGGATAGCGTTACCATTACCTCAAATGCAGTTGCTGCGTTTTCAGTCTGTAGAAAGATTGCTAGATTAGATATCGACACACTCTTTCTCACGGCGTTAGTACATCGCATCGGTATGATTGCAGTTATCAATGAAGCAGGTAATAGTCCTGATAAATATGGCAGTGAAGCATATTTAAAGAATACAGCTAATCGTGTTTGTCCTATCCTTGGTGGACAGATATTGAAGAAGTGGGGATTCGATCAGGATATCATTCATGCAGTAGAGAATTGGTCTACACTTAAGAACGATACACCTAGCGTAACGTATACGGACTACTTACGATTATCCGGTGCACTTATTGGTATCTTTGGTCGTAATCAGGCTAAGGTGATTAAGTTGTGTCAAGGTAAGAAGATGTTTGAAGATATAGAAGTATTTGACGGTGATGACTTCCTAGAAGTACAGAACGCTGTATTAGCTTCCTTCCTATAAACGCATAATTAGAGAGTAGGGTTGCCCCTACTCTCCTATGCCGTCTTTATACCTTAGCAGTATCCCACCAAGCTGTTTCATCTGCATTACCCGAACCACGAGTAGCAGCACCCACACGCTTACGTGACAGGTCATTACCGTTTACATCGTCAGGTATATCCCCGATAGGTTCAAATCTATATACACAGTACAAGTCATTCTCAGGAGTAATCTTACCAGACTTACGATGCTTACCTCGCATCATGGTTAGGTAACTTCTATCATCCCCAGGTTTCTCAATGTGTATACTAACTTCAACATCTACCTCTTGGTCAATACCTTTAGCACTATCGTAATAGCCTTTGTTAGCTATCTCTTTAACAAAGTCTTCTGCGCCTTGACGGATTAGATACTTAGCGTCTGAAGATAATTGGTGAGCTGTTAGGCAGGTAATGTGCTTAGGGTTACAGTAACTACGTACACGCCTAAATAAATCACGTATACGGCCAGCATCGTTAGCCCCTTGACAACCTTCCTTACTCATCATGTTTAAGTAATCAATAGAAACTAAGTGTATTTCATATCCGTCAGCTAAGAAACCATCTAGTAAAGATATCAATCTTCTAAATGTAAACTCAGTAGGGTCATAACGCAACAACCGATAGTGGTATCCGTTAATACCTAATTGAGAAGAGATGTAATCGGCAGCCTCTTGAATATCCAACGAAGTGATGTCACACTCAACACCCGTTTCATTCTCTTTAAGGTTCTTATACAGAATCAATATATTATCCTGTACTTTGTTCTCTAGAGAGATGTTGATAATTAAAGGCTTCTTAGTTGGGTCAATCATGTACGGTTTGTTATACAACGCTACATGCTTTGGTATCTGCATTAACATACCTGATTTGTAATTATGTTGCAATGCACCGATTAGAATCATATCCCCTCGACGCATTCCATTATAATCACCCATCATGCGATTGAAACCCTGCCAACCGGTTTTCATGATACCTTCAATGGAGTTACTTTCCTGCCCTTCTTTTATTACCGCTTTCAATGCTTCTGTATCAGAGATATCTAAGTTAGTTACCTGACCGGCAGTATCGGTAATGGCACCAGAGACATAAGGTTCTAGTTTCTGTATGACATCAGCAGTGAAGTTTCTCCAGTCCACATTTTCTTCATCAAACAGAACATCCCGAGATGCATCTTTTATTACCTTCTTTATTTTGTTACGGTTTAAATACTGTAACAAGGTATTGCGATGCTCATTACATATTCTCAGAATTCTATCTTGTTCTACAATGGTATTCATTCCACTTTCTACAGCAGAGAATAGTACATTGTCTTCACCTATGTTCACCCTAAGACGTTGTAATATCATCTCAGCATCGTATTTGGTTTCAGGTGGTTCTTCTGCCATCCAGATAGCGGTAGAGCGAAGTGCTATCAAGGCCTCTCTACTGTCACCAGATTGTATTGAGCTATCATTTAACTTGACACCATCGATGATTTCTCTGACCAGTTCATTAGAGTTAACCATGTTATTATCTAGCTCACTTTCTCGATAAAGCAGCATGATAGATTTTATCAAGAGTAGTTTAGAATCCATGTGCGTTCCTATTCTATAGACGATTTACACAAAGTGATAAGGGTATTTATGAATTTCATTATCTTACCAAAATGGCTATGTGAGACGTTAACACGATTAGGGAAACCTTTAGAGACTGCTCTCGACTTGGATGCCCTTCGTACTATACTATCTCCCGAAGACGTTTTGATTTACAGCCTTAGCCAACATCTAATAACAATGACAGGTCATCGTCATCCTCTTATTAAAGGGTTAAGTAATACGTACCAGTACCAAACTATTAAGGGAATGCCGGAAGGGCTTACACAAGAGCAGCATGTTCAAATGAAACTCACGTGTAATGACATGGATGAGCACGACAGTATTGCTTACTTATTAATACATGGAGCAGGTCCAGGTGAAGCGTTAGTGAAACCTGAATTTAAACCTTGTTTGGTAGGTAAGGATGTTCTGGGACTAGTTCCAGAGATTAAAGATACAGAGAATAATGTGGTTTTATATGAGGATGTATTCAACATACTTCAGCAACGCTCCGACTACAGCGCGATAACTAAAACCCCACTGTATGAAAGTTATGTCAATATGTTGTGCAATCAATCGGTTGCGTAGCAGTATATCTTATGAAGTCACGGTAGCGGTAAACTAGTTACCGTCTACTAAACACCAAAGACTTCTTTTAATAACGTTATTAAGGAAAAGGTAAATTCAATGTCTCGATTTAAAAGTAAACAAGTTGCTCCCGGTTTAGCCGGTGCACGTTCAAATATCAGTACTTTGCTTAAGAGCCAAGGTACCGAGTTAACTAACGAAGCTATAGCTGGCGGTATGATTTCATTGGAATCTTCTTCTCCTGAAATGTTATCCAACATTCAGCATAGTTTTGAATCAATGGAAATCGCACTTAAAGGTGAAATGGCCGAAGCGTTCGGCGATGATTTCGTAATGAGCGATGTAGGTCTTGAAGCTGCTACTATCGTAGCTCTTGGTATGGGTAACCCTACTGCGTATGCTCGTCAAGCATTACAAACTATTGGTATGGAAGGCGCAATTGAGCCTATCAGTGTTGGTGTTGCAGGTTCTCTTGATTTCAGAATGACTCCGTCAACTGAAGCATTTGACGAATCTTCTTTAAACAACTACGCTCCAATGTCAATCGTTTACAACGCGTTGTCTGCACAACAAGACGAATTTGGTGAAGCTTTCTTCCCAACTTACGTAATGTCTGCTGACCAAACTGGTCTTACAGTTTCTGTTCAACGTACTATGGTATTTAACGAAGTACGTCGTGACGGTAAAGGTAACGCTACTGACTTTAATAAAGTTAACTTGGTTGATGCTCTACAAGATGCTTCTATCCTTGAGAACGATACTACTAAAGTTATCCCAATTTATTTAGCCGATGATTCTCGTGCCGAATTCTTCTTAGATACTGATCTATTAGCTGTTCGCGATATCGAAATTGATGGCGTTGCACAGAAGACATCTGCTCTTGCAATCAATACTACTATGGACGTGCTTGCACTTTCTGTTGGTACTGGTGGTGTTAACTCACAAATCCTTGATAGCACTGACGCTCTTGATGCGCGTATCGGTCTATCTAACTTGTACTTACGTTTACGTAATGCTGCTGCCGTTGCTGATCCAGCTGCTGCCGGTAGTGAAACTAACATCGTTAAAGTACCAGTTGAAGGTTTACCTCGTGCAAACTTCAATGCTTCTGCTGAAGGCGAACATCGTGAGATGACTTTGACTTTCCGCAACAACACTCTTGTTCTTGATGGAAGTGTTAAAGATGTTGAAGGTACTGATGCAAGCGTACTAGCACAACTTAAAGCTGATGGCACTAGTGCTCTTCTTAATGTTGGTGTTACTGGTACAGTTAACATTGAAACTGCTTCTTTAGAAGTTAATGCCAATGCTGTTAAAGTTCACAAGCTTATTAATGCTGATGGTGAATCTGTTCCAGTTGGCTCTGGTGCCGGTGCTGCAATCGTTGATGAAATTGTTGTCGATATCGTTGGTTACGACTTGTCTGCGTATAAGTCTAACGCTAACCGTCGTACACGTGGTCTATTAATAGACCGCACTGAAATCAATGAAAACTACACCATTCCATTAGGTGCTCCAATCTCTGCTCCTGCTCCTGTACATAACGCTACAGACGGTGCTTCAGATTTACGTGCATTGATTACTACTTCACGTACTCGTACTGCTAACAATGCGGTAACTACTCTTCTTAACTACGCGTCTAGCCTTAGTGCAACAGTGCGTCGTCAGAACGAAAGTGGTTTCACTCCAGCAGTAGCCGGTATTGCTCGTTACTTGGTTAAGCCTTTCTTCTTAGAAATCGAAATCGATGTTGAAACTGAAATCGCCAATGCTCGTACACACGAAGCAGCTGATGATGTTTCTGCTCTATTAGTAGATGCTATCCGTGACATTGCTTACCGCATGAACCGTGATTCAAACTACCAGGCCGCTCTTGATATGGAAACTGCCGGTACTCAGTCTAAGCCAAAACTAGTTATTGGTACAGACAGCGTATTAGCACGCCACATCTTGGTATCTGGTGATGACCGTACTGCTTCAATTGGTATGGACTTCCAAGTAGTAACCAGCCCTGATAGTCGTATGACTGATAAAATCGTATTGACGTTCAGCCGTGGTGGTCAAGGTAAGCCTGACGCATTGTCATTTGGTACTCACGCTTACATGCCTGAGCTTACAAGTGCAGTGACTGTTTCTCGTGACAACGCCACGACTAAAGAAACTCAGGTCCAGCCTCGTGACTTGCACATCCCACACTTGCCTATCATGGCAGTGATCAACGTTAAGAACTTGGATAAGGTTCTTAAAACTCGTAAGTAATTACTGGTTTAGTTGATTTAGGATTAACACCCTACCCCTAACAATAGAGGTAGGGTTTGCTCCTTAACAATTTAAGTGCATCGACAGTCTTAATACACTAAGCACAACACCCAAGCAATACACTTAACTGTGTAATTAGAAGAATAACTACTTCTTGTTGTATGCTAATACATATAACGTATATAAAACATAAGAAAGAGAACCCTATATGGAGATTCTCTTTCTTATGCCGTCTATGCCGTTAATGCACGTTATTTCAGACCTACATCATAATGGTAGACCGAGCAATCTAAAATAATAACAAGGGATGAGTGCTATGCCAGAGCATCAAGTTAATAGTACCTTATATTACGAAGTATCAACCATTAATGTCGCAGACGACACGTCGCATAAGGAGAAAGACGAACATAACCAAATAGCATGTCACAGCGTAGAACAAGAGATATTAAACTATACCGGTGAGGTGATTGTCCTTACTACTCGAAACGGTCTTAAAGTACCCACGTTACCTATACCCAATACTGGTAGGGTAGGACATTCGTCTAAACGTGAATTCATTATACGGTATACGTATCGAATAAAGAACATGGAACAGCTGGAGAAAGTACGTAAGTATTTAATCTCAGGTGACCTTAACCTTAGACCCTTAGAACGAAAGAAATTATTGGAGGCAATAGATAAACCTAACCGTGCATTGTTTAATACTGATAACTCTAAGATAGATTACGAGTACGTTATACCCTATCAAGATATCATCGATAGAGCCGGAGTGGTATACGTTAGTGAGGCAGATGTGTTACTGTCACTTGAAAGACTAGCAGACCAGTGTTTTCACCCACATAGTCAAGATGCGTTACAGCGAAAGGTACTTAGCGAAGAGGAGCAAGGTAGAAACATTGACCGCTTCTTCTGTAGGGTTAGTATCGTTGATAATCACAACAAACATTCTGACAAGTACATTAACATAGCAGGACACGTGTATAAGGTCCCTGTTATTTCAGCTAGTGATATGCGAGAGGGTGTTTATGTCACAACCTCAGGTGCACTTAAGAATGGAATAGTAGAAGGTAAGGGTGCGTGTACACACTACACGATGGAGGACTGTATGGTAGATGGACAGACCCCTATCCTACTTTACAATACCATAGAAGCAGCTTTAACATTAGGTGGCTCTAGTGCAGTAGAGGAGCGTATTAAGTTACAAGAGAAGATACGTTTAGAGGAAGTGAAACGTATTACTGATGAGGCTAAGGCTAGACAGGATGAGGCTAAGCATTTACGTGAGGAGAAAAGATTAAGGCGTGAGGAGGATAGACTGGCACGTGAGGAAAAGAAGTTGGAGCGTGAGGAGAAAGCAGCAGACCGTAAAGACCTGTATGACCAGAGGAAGTCAGAACAGTCTATGGTGATAGAAGTAGTTAAGTTTGGAACTACTGCTATAGCGGGTATCTTGACAGGAATAGCACTTTTCAAGAAGTTCTCAAGTTAAAAATAACAGTAAACTGTCTTATTATGACAAATGTATTACTAACGGTTAGTATTTATATTTTTATTCCAGATACAACACCATAACTACCTTGCGGTTATGTATGTATTTTTATATCTATAAAAACAAGAAACGAGGAAGGATACGTGGATAAAATACTCTTTGATGCTATAAACAAGAGCGTACCCAAGATTAATCCCTTACTGGCAAACGGTATTGTTACAGAACAACTTAAGGAGGTAGAACATTATATTGATACGGTGTTTAAATGTGCTTCATTATCATTTCCCGAAGGTTTGAATTACGTAGGTTATAAGCGCTGTACTCCCAAGGAGGAATATGCTGAGATAACTCGTAAACGTTGGAATAATACAGTCTTTGAATTGGCGGTCACAGACGTGTATATGTTAAAGTATTACTTTAGCTACAATGGTACCCAATTACCCCCTCGATATCTTTTCCTTCCCTTTGTACGTAAAGGTGGAACGATTTATATCAGAGGTAGTCTGTTTGTTATCAATCCGGTAATGACAGATAGATTGTTCTCTGTTGACGGCGATAGTCTTTTTATGCCGCTTACTAGAGACAAGCTAACGTTTGATAGAATCAACCATAACTTCTATGCTAACGGTCAACGTCGTTCTGTATCTGTTGTGTGGAGTCATATCTACCACAGTCCTAAGAATAGCCGAGCTCGTAACATTGTAATGGGGTCTAAGCGTATAGACGCACAGACTACGTTAGGACATTACCTATTTTCTAAGTATGGCGTAACCGAAGCATTTAAGAGGTTTGCTAATACGGAAGTAATATTAGGTGATAGTGAAATTGATGCTGAGAAATATCCACCAGAAGAATGGATAATTTGTCAATCAACTGGCATTAAGCCCGCAACTGTTAAAGATAAAGCATATCAGAAAACCACAGTTAGATTAGCTATTCGTGAAAAGGATTATAACTTTGTTACTGAGTCACTAGTGGCAGCGTTGTTCTACCTTACTGACCACTTCTCTGAGAGAGTGTTAAGTGAATACCTAGACCAAACTAGATTGTGGCGTACACTGATGGGCCATATTATCTTTAAGAGTAATGCTAACGAAGGAAAGTTAGTAGAAGATGTAGATGCACACCTAATCTCCCTAGATGATTACCTAGATGGGATGGTAACTGAGCAACTTCGTGAAGAAGGGGTTTACTGTGAGTCTATATACGAGTTATTTATCCACATAATCGAAACCATGACTGAACGTATAGTACATACAGACGTCAGTAGTCTCTACGATAAGAGGCTAACAGTTTTGAGATATATATTATCAGATGTGGTAAACGCTATCTTTAGATTAACGTTTAAGTTAAACAGCAATCAAAAGAAAGTCTTAACTGATAAGGACATCATTAAGATAATGGAAAAGATGTTACGCGTCGATGCTGTCATGAAAATCAACACTGGTCATGGCGAAGTAAGTTCGGTAAGTAACTCTGGTGATAACATGCTCTTTAAACTAACCAGTAAGACGGTGCCTCAAACTGATGCAACGGGTAATGGTAAGCGAAAAGGTAGTAACACCGGTCCATCCCGGTTCCTTCATACGTCTCTGGCGGAAGTATGTAGTTATGGGAACCAACCTAAGTTCTGTCCCACAGGTCATTCACGCATAAACCCTTACTTACAAATAGGCGTGGATGGTACCATTACTCAGAACGAGGAATTTAAACCATTACTAGACCATGTGCAGGCGAGAATAGCACGAGTATAGTAACGCAACGTACGCAAATATAGAGGTGCAAGTATGTATAATCAATCGGCATTACCATTTGACCCGATAAATTTGGACCCCGCTCCAAGTAATCAAGGGACATTTAACATGACGTCACCTATGCCACACAACTTTAATCCGAACATGCGGGAACTATTTCCTAATATCGATGGACAGATTAAAGCGATTGTGGACGATAAGGCTGACCTCAATCCATTACGAGGATTTCTGTATAATCAGTTATCCAGTAATGGCTTTAACAATCCAGCATACAGTCAATTACTTTGCATGGTGGCTGACTGTGCAGAACTGTATTTCGCAACTAGAAAGTTCGGTACAGACCCAGGAACAGTTATATGGAATGCAGCAGAGAATCTTGTTGGAATAGCAGCTTCTGCTAACCTGTTTGAATTCCCTGAGTTGGCAAACTTTATAGAACCCTCCCTAGGGACAGGTGCTGAAAGAAACATGGCAATCTTTAATTCCTTAAAAGGCGAGATTGCACAGTTCCAACAAAGTCGTGGTGCTCCACCACAACATCAGCAGAACAGTCAGTATAGTACGTCATCGTATCAACCTACTAGACAACCTCAAGGTCAACACTTTCAAGGTGGCGGTCAAGGATATGGTCAACCTCAACAACCTGTACGGCAAGTACAACGTGCCGGTGGTCCTAATCCTAATGGCGTATCTAGTAATAATGGAATGTTTAAAGCTAATAGTGGACATGCCCCTAATAACAATGTGGGTGTACGTACACGCGGTGGCGTTCATGAGTACGATGATGACGAAGAAATATTTGAAGCGCCTACGAGAGTAGTTCGTGGTGCACCAGTAGAAGTAGAAGATACTCCAGCAGAAACACCTGCTCCATTACAACAGAGAAATAAGTTAACTGGTCCTGTTATCATGGACGAAGTACCTGAAGGCTTCACAGTCAAACCAGGCACATTAACTAACCTTCTTTACAATAAACAAATGCAACGTAAACTTTACATAGTAACCCCTACTAACAGGTATGTAGAAGTAATAGTTGCGCTAGGAGATGACATGGATTACAACGAACACGAATTAGACGCAGCACAAGTATCACAAACTCTTCCACCTCACAAAGCTAAAGTGGCTAAAGATGAAGAGGGTGATGTGAATACCGTATGGAACAACTATCAGTTTGACGGTGAAACACTTGCTATCAATCCTAACATGCAAGGTGGTTCTACTTCTATACAAGTACATTCAACCATTGATGCGCATAGCAAAGAAGAAGCAGAACTGATACTGCGTCAATCTTTACAACGCCAAGGTGTAAAAGTGAACGATGGGACTATCCTTGAATATCACTATCGTCACCTTAAACCTATTTCATTTGCTAAGGGCTATGATGGCGAACAAGTACTTCTTCGTTGTGAAACGTTAGAAGAGTTCCTATATGAATTACCTCGTGCAAATATGCCTGCTCGCATCATTGGCCTATTGAGTACCAGAGCAATTGCGATTATTAATGAAGTGCTTAACCACTCTCTCTCTATTCCATGGACTATCAGTGAACTGTCTGATTACGATGAGTTGATTGTTTCTCTAGCAGAAGAGAAAGGTAAAGTGGCGCATGATTTATTCGTAGCTAAATCTGGTGAGCTAGTACCATTAATGTTCAATGCCTTACCTGCCCCTGAAGCGGCTGAGTATTTATCTAAGTGTTATCCACTAGACCTAGTTGAAGGACATGTGTTAGAAATTCGCGATGGTGTGAATGCTGACTCTTATGCTATTGAACGTGTGGATGGCGAAGAAGGTGATGACTTTAAACCCGTTGAAGAGTTTGACGATGTGTTTGAAGTGATGGTAACGTACGATACTGTATCCGTTACTTTATTACCTTGGACACTTGATGATATGGGTATGGCTGCAAGTCAAACCGAAGGTGTGATTACTGAATCAGCTAACCCTGTTGAATTCAATACACTTAAAGAATTATTCAACCGTACTAAAGAATCTAATGTAAGACATTACTACATTGATACTGAAGATGGCAAACGTCTTTCTGTACATCGGGGTTGGTTAAACAAGAACTACTACAAAGTAGTAACTGTTAAATAGTTTGAAGTAAGGGTAGCACGTAGCGTACGTGCATTTTTGGAGGAGGGGTTTTATTACCCTCCTCTTTTTTTTGTCTTATTAAGGATTGGGAATATGATAGGTAGCAAGTCTAGTAGGGTAAGGGGGCAGGCAGCCACTATGATTGCATTAGCTGCATCTATGGAAGCGGATATGGCGATGAACCATGCAGTACGTGCAAGTAGTTATCTAAGTGGCAACCAACAGCGCCATAGTACACCCTTAGATAAAAGTGGTAAAAAGAAACGTGCAGCTGCTAAGCGTGCAAGTAAGGCTCGTAAGAAACATAGGAAGTAAAACATGTTTAAACAGAATATACTACCTACTGTCATATCAGCCGCGTTATCACGATATCCAACTGAGGAAGAACTCAACGATTATACGACACCTCTTCCTTGGGAGACGTCCTATTACTTAATACCCTTCCCTGACTTCATGGAACCTTGGAAAACACACTATGGGAACATTGATAGTGAGACTGTTGGTTAAAGTATAGCTGATAGTACACTAGAGCTCCTGTAAGCCACGCTATGACCATTTACGGCATAAAGAAAGGGCATTACACCCTTTCTTTTTTTATGCGTCTATACTAAGACTCAGGGATATCTACAGCAAAGTCATCGTCAGGTAAATCATCACCCGGAACATCTTCTTCATCTGTTGGTGGAGCTATCTCCTCCTCTTCCCCTGGCGGCGTTTCTTCTTCATCGCTCGCTGGCGGTTCCTGACCATCCAATTTCGCTTGAAGTTCAGCCACTTGTGCTTCAAGTTCAGCCACCCTTCCCGCTTCTTCTTCTGCATCAGCAGCCTCCTTCTCTTCATCAGCAGCCAGTTCGGCGTCAGTCTTACGACCTTTCTTACGAAGATTACGTAATAACTCTGTCATGGAATCGAGTATTGCTTTGGTATGTTCAGTATGTACGGTATTGATATCGAAACCAAATACTTCATCCTTAACATTAAGCATACCTTCCAATTCAGGCATGATGTTATTCTTACGTAACCACTGACGTTGAAAGTAAGCCTTAAGTGCGGCTATCGTAGGTTCAATACCTTCTTCCAACTCAGAGCCACCTAACATCCCATCAAACATATCAGGATTGATATAAGCTATCAGTGCTTCGTCTAGTAATTCATTAAATTGACCAAACGCTTCACCCTGATTAGAAAGTTTAGCAGTATCTGGTGTAGGTAGAGATACAATGATACTTTCCACTAACTTACGCGTTAATGTGAATATATTATCTTTCTCACCATCGCCGTCTACATCTACTTCATCTTTACTAACCTTCTTACCTGTTTTTGTCTTCTTCACTTCTTCACGTATCTCATCCATTAGATAGCCGCTGTTTAAAGTGTACTTCTTAACAAACTCTGCAAGGAAGTAACAAAACGCTTCTTGATAAATAATAACACGCTTAGCAAGTAATAGGTTAGACCCTACCAAGTTAGTAGCAAACTCTACATCCAACGTTGCATCTATAGTCTCGGGTGCAATACCCATGGCCATGAAGTGACGATTACGTAAACTTTCTTCTAATTCACTATCTACCTTTTGTACGTTTCGAGTACTATCTTCAATACTTGTCTTCGTTTCTGGATAAGCAGGGTTACCTTCCACGTTAACATCCACTGAAGAACGTTGTAAGAATCCAGTGATATCAGAAGGGTCCATAATGCCTAACGGATAAGCAGTTTGATGGTTACGCGTAAAGTCGTGTAATATCTTTTCTACTGTAGACGTTGGGTCTGGATCGTCTGGGTCAAGTGTTACGTTAACCTTAGTACGTCCTACTGAGTTCTTAATTGAAGCCATGGTGTTAGCGAATAACATCATTGCACGCAAAGAGGCAATAATCTTAGAGCCTTCTAATAGTGAGCGACCTGTTCCGTTTTCATTGTAACTAAATGCAATGTACGTTAACAGTTCAGAAGGTACGAATAACATCTGGGTATGCTTCTTAGATAAAGCACGAGCAAACATAATACGACCTACTTCTTCAGGACAACTTAAGGTAGCCCCTTCACCATACACACCGTGCTGTAAACGTTTGACTAAGTCACCCTCTACCATTTCAGTATAGGCTCTAACCATATCCCCTTCAGTATCTTTAGAGTTATTAGTACTGTCACCATACATCGCTTCTTTAGTACGACTTAGTAACTCACTAATCCCTGCTTTATCCCCAGCCATCTTGGTACGTAATACGTCAAAATACTTAGAGTCTTTAGCTTTACTGATTGGATTGCCATTCTTATCAAGTAGTAAGAAGTAACCCACATGTTGACTAACGTCAGAAGGTACGTGTACAGGAATGACCGATTCAGAAGGTAACTTCATTACTAACGGATTACCCACAGAGCCTTTCTCTAGTGTCTCATCTGTTTGTAACTGAACGACATTTTCAACACGATACTGGCGAGGTCGGTAAGCTGATTTTAAATCTTTCTCTTCTTTAGTTAGTCTCTCATCATTACCATATGCCTCTTTACCAATAGAAGAAATACCGGCAGCATCAAGTTTATGAGCGATAGCATCTTGTGTTAACTTATCAATTATCATTGGTAGTTTAACAAGGTTGATATTATCAGTAACTGTGGTGAATTTATTAATACCACTATACGACATACCGTTGGCAGGGCGATTACGTCTACCGAAACTCTCTAAGCTAAAGGCATCTTCACTATTGGCGGATTTGACCTTACCATCTTTATCATAGGGGTCACCTAGAATACCTACAGTTTTAATAGCACCAGTTGGGTTAAAGAAGCCAGCTACACTTTCTTTACTGACTTGGTTTTCCGAATTAATGACGGCATCCATGGTGTTTTCAGGGATAACCATAATAGGATAACTACCTGTTTTAAACAGGGCATCGTTTAACATTTCAGTTACACGCTTCTTAAGCGGGAATGTATTTTGAAAATGGTTACTCACTATTTTTATGACCGCAGCAACTGCTTCGCCCACATCACCGGTTTGGGTAGAAGTAAACTTAATCTCTGTGGAAATCATGTCTTTAGGAGAAAGAATAGACGATACCAACACCTGCATGGCAAGTTCTGTATCGGGCAGTATTTCAAATATTGCCTTACTATCCGTAATACTACCGGCGACTCTACTGGAGATATCTTCCAGTGTACTTTTATTAGGACCCTTAATGTTGCTAGGCGGTTTACCCGGTTGGGCATCTCTAGCAGGTACTAGTTTACTGAATATAGCAGCAACTTCAGGCGATAGGCTACGTGTACTCTCAAAGCGAGGTACGTTACCCTTGCGCAGTTCTTTGGTGCTCTTCATTGTCTACTCCATTCATTTATTATTTTGTAAAGAGGATTAAATTCCATGTCAGATTCAATATACCTACTCTATCAAGAGGCTACAATCAATCTGGCGCGTTCGCTGGTCATTAAATCCACATCGGTTGCCAATGCAATTAATCGAGAATTAACACTATTAGGCGAAGACGTCGATGTAAGTCTGCCACATAGTTGGAAGTACTATCTTAATTTAAACGGACAGTATCATGAAACAGATACACCTATGGAGGTAGTATCCCTCGATACGTTAGAAATCATACCATTTACCCGCGAATCTTTAGATATACACCGCAGTACTAGAAAGGCCTATGCCTTTAACAGCAGTCAGTACATTTCACTATTAGATAAATTCCCTGAACAGGAATTACTTATTAAAGGTATAGTCGACCCCGTTGATATAGATGAAGCTATCAATGCGAAAGACTTTACCATTATACATTACGAACCTAGTCTGGTTGAAAGTAATGAAATAGATTTAATAACGCGTTTACAGGATTGGTTGTATGGGTTCATGGCACGCTGGCATGTCAGTGCATATGAATTTACTGATGACCTTTATATGGCATCTGCTTGGGCTACGATGATAGTTAATGTTCCTAATACGATATTAAATATCCGTTTAGACAACTGTCGTACTCCACGCGTACATAGCTACCATATCTGGACGTACCTACGTTCTAATGCAGCACTAGCACAGTACCGCTCAACCCTTACCACTACTCAAGCTTTATTCTTGTATCGTAACATCAGATATATCCTTAACAACTCAGGTAAGACTGAGACGTTTGAACTATTAATTAAACGTATGTTAACAGATAGAGGGTTTGCCATTTACGGCTACGACCTAAGGCACGGGTTGGAACGTCAGCCTGATGAGACTCGTCCTGATATTGAGATGCTTAGATATCCCTTAGATACGGCATTGGTGGATGTAAGGGTAAACCGTATCAGAGAAGTAGAAGAAGTCTTACGAGACACCGCTACTTTAGCTAAGGATAATGGACAGTATATTCCTGAGATTGCCCAGCAGATTATAGAAGATACTCAGCGCTCTGGTAAGAACAACATTCAAACCAAAGTAGTAGAGAGCATTGTATCGTCTAATAAAGACTTATCCGATATTACCTTGGAAGAGTTGTTGGTTGAGCACTGGGCTTACTTAAGTTCTATTAACGTGTACGTGGCTAACCTTAATGTGTTAAACCCTGTAACGGGTGAAGTGTTACAGCTTAATCCAAACGATGCTTTTATTTTGTACCTTTATGTATTCAATGCATCCTTTGGTGTGATACTCGAAGATATCCCTACCTTTACTACACAGCGTATAGTTCGCGATACTAACGTGTCATTTAAAGACATCACCTCAGGATTGGATTACGAGGTAGTAGGACCATTTAAGGAGTTATATGAATCTATACCGGGCGTTGGTACTATCATTAACCCCGATAGCTTTTACGAGCACGTTGAAATCATTCATCATGTAGTATCTACTCTAGTCAACTCTGCGAAACATGCCGAGACGATGGAAGGTAGAGCTCATATACGTGAACTACTTCATCGTATTACTCAAACCCACGACTTCTCACTATCTCCTACTGTTAAGTATAGCGACTGGTTCTTATCAAACGATATTGACATAGCGAATATATCAACAGTAGATGCAGCTGAGTTGTATGTATTGCTTTATAAAACTGCAACAGGTTTACTTGGTAGACTATCAATTTCACCAGAAGAGATTCAACGTGACTTGATTGCTATCATGGATGCACTAACGAGTTATGATGTTCAGTTTATCAAAACCCTAGTAGGTGAAAATGCATTTATATTAGATGCAAATAAAGCACGTGTTGGGAAGACATGGGGCAAGTTAAAACAGGATGCGGGTGGACTTGATACGACACTACGAATCCAAAGACAGTTTACCTCTATCAATGCAGGTAGAGAGAACGGTCAAATTGGTACGTTAAAGCTGACGGATAACACCAAATCCTATGAAAAACTTACACTCGTTAATGCTAGTCCTATCGTAACGCAATCTGGCATAAGACAAAATATAGGGTCAGTGCGAATCCCTAGCATTACTCTCGTTCAAAAGGAAACTATTTAATGACAAATATTACACGTACTATCTACTCTAGTGCATTGCAGACTGCGCAAGTACTTGGAATAGATTACGCCATACCAGACAATACTACCTTAAACGAGAAGTTTGACGTATTGCCAATTGCTACTATTGAAGATGAATATCCTCAGATGAAGTATTGGGCGATGGGTCGTGGTGGTCATCGTAATGCTTCAGGTCCTGATGGACAGTCGATTACACGTTTAAACTTTCATAGAGCTTCTGATGCTGCCTGTTTCCAACACATGCCGTTTATCTTACGTAAGGCCGATAACGATATCAGTGCCGCTGCACGTGCTAACTATGCTCTACGTGTTGAAGAAGTTCATGGTGGTGTGCCGTACATCGCATATTACCTTAAACGTCTAGACCATAGTAACCTAGAAATAGGTTTCAATCGTTTAACCGTAACGGAAGGTAATCAAACATTACTTCCATATATCCCAAGTAGTAGTGACCTTAGTCCTGCACCGTTAACCGTATCGCCCATTGAAGTGAATGTTACTGATGGCGAATATCTTTCTGCTTCCACTTTAGTACAGTTGTTATTAACTGAAGATGAAATAGCTGAAGCTGTAGCCGCTGCTAAGATTATATACGGTGAAGAAGAATACGCTACCTTATCTGAAGTAGCATTGTGTTCTGGTGTGGATAGGGTACAGTCCGCTACTTCATCTGAAGGGTTAGCCTTTAACTATACAGAAGCAGTTGGTGTGCAGGTTAATACCCACATTATCACACACCATCAATTATGGTTGGCTAATCGTGAACTATTAATTGAGTTTGACCTAGGTGGTACAGAAAGTCTAACGCTCTAAGGTTTATTGCATGGCTATAAAAGTCAGAAAAGTCACCCTACAGTGGATTAATTGGCATTGCGACGTGGATGGTTGTAATGGTAAATTAAAAGCTGTGGATATGTCAGAGAAGACCCGTGTATTGATGTACGGGTCACGTGACTATCCTAACATCTGTGATACGTGTAATACTAGTTATAGCGCTAGATGTACATTTCCTCTATACGAAAGAGATGCCCCTGCTAATGTAGAGGAGTTTGCTAATTCGTTAAAGGTGAGAAGGGTTAATAACTAGGAGGTATACTGCATGAAAGGTTGTAATATATACCGCATAATAGGTATCGACCCTAGTTCCCAACATATGGGAATGGCAGTCATTGACGTAGACGTTGATACCTATAGGGCAGTAGTGGTACATTCTGAAACCTTGCACGGTAGTAAGTTGATGTTACAATATCCTCACATTATCGAAACGCACGGTGAAAAGGAAGCAAGGATGTTTGCTCAGCGTATTGCGTTTGAAAAGACATTCGATAGGTGGGAACCTAATGGGGTGGCAATTGAGTCTCCTTTCTTAGGTAGATTCCCTGCCGCATTTGCCTCACTTACGTTATGTGTTGAGGCTGTACGTAATGCCTTGATAGCCCATAACTATCTATTACCCTTAAACCAAGTCGATCCACCTACTGTTAAGAACGCTGTGGGCGTCATAGGACGTTCTAAAGAAAAAGAAGATATTCGAAAAGCCTTAGCTGAGTTAGAACATCTAACCTTTAGTAATGCCGTTGACCTCAGCTTACTCGATGAGCATAGTTGCGATGCTACTGCGGTGGCATATTGGTTATTTCTTAAAACGTTTAATATTGAGTGGAAAGTCATAAAGGAGGAGAAACGTGTTAAAGTACGTAAAAGGAAACGTTCACGACGTTCCTGAATCTATTATTAGAGCGTTAGGTAGTATGGTTTCTAAAAACCCTGATAACGTACCTTTAATACTGACAGTGAATTGTCAATTAGATGCAGATAAGCTGACAAAGCTTCGACACCTGACCAGCCCTTCTGCCGATACAGTGGTGGTAGAAACTAAGGGGACAGTAGATATGGAAGGTGCCATTATCATGTCTCGTAACAACCCTTCTGGTTTTCCATTAGAGTACTTAGTGAATCAAGTCACTAAAGACTTAGATGAGAAAAGTGGGATGATTGATAGTGACCATTCGATGATGGCAGAGGTGGTGAGAAGTAATAATGCTAAAATACTTGACCACCTACATGCAATCCAAGCACTACACAGTGAGACACGTACAACCTTAGAATGCATTGCTAAGGACAGTGGCGTATCGGGTAAACCTAGATTAGGAGACGGGCAGTAGCCTGTCTCTTATGCCGTCAAGTCGTGTATAATAATACTAAGTTTTGTTATCCCTTTGAGTATAATAACTAAATATCAAAGGAAACACAATGTTAACCAAAGCCATGTTAGTAGATATGTTAGAAAAACAAGAAGCCGTTAATAACGTCATGACCGGTAATGGCGATAAATGGCGTGACCTTAATCGTCCGTGGTACCGAGCCATTTGGCGTGAACTATCCGAATGTACTGACCATATTAGTTGGGAATGGTGGAAGTCTTCTAAGGTGGATTGGCCGCAGCTACACTTAGAGATAGTGGATGTATTCCACTTTATCTTATCCAGTGAGTTAAATAGCACTGAAGTAAGTGAAACATACCTGCCCATTCATGAAATCGCCGAACATCTTGAAGTAGCGTTTAATATGGAAGGTGATTGTGACGTAAGTTACGTAGACGAACAAGAGCGTATGGAAAAGACAATGGAACTACTAGAGGGGATGGTTGCAGGTGTCATCTTAAACCGTAGGGCACCTTATGTTTCATTTAGTGCGCTGATGAATATATCAGGTTTTTCTTGGACCGAACTCCATGCGTGGTATGTAGGTAAGAACCGTCTTAATCACTTTAGACAAGCCAATGGTGATAAGAAGGGTAGCTACACTCGTACTTGGAAAAGTGCAGGTGGTGCTGCATCTAGAGCCGATAATGAGGTATTGGAAGAGATTATCTCTTTAAGACTACCTATGCAAATTGCCAAAATTGATAATTTAAACGTCCAAGATTACATTGATGGTGAGTTGCAAAATGCATACGACTATCACTTAAGCTTACGTTAACATACTGTTGGTTAGGAGAAATCCTAACCACTTATGCCGTCTGCGTTTATTTAAACAGGAGGTTGGTAGGTTATGAACTATCGTTAGGAGGGACATATGAATCACGACGATTTAATCATCGCACAATACTTTTGTGGCAGGTGTAATAAAAACACACATGTATTAGCACAGGTTAACGATAAAGAGCTGTTACCTTCCCCTTTAAAAGCAAGCTTTGGCTGCTTAGAACATAACGCTGCCTTAATGACGGTACAGCCAGCGGGAGCTAGTGTTACCACGTTAGATTTAGTATTAGCTAGAATTACACCACAGCTTTTAAAAAGCATGGCTGACAGTGACATGGTAGAGACTGATGTTGACACTATCCATAAAGAAGAACAGATTGAAAGACTTTACAACGATTACAAATCCAAAGGAATAGTAACCATACTACTTCCTGTCGATGCATTCAATCGGTTCTTACAACAAACTAACAAATAGAGAGTAGGTATGCGTGGTAAATTAATAGTATTGGAAGGCATCCATGGGTCAGGTAAAACAGCTGTGGCTAAAGAAATTCAATCGTGGCTACAAGACAAGATAGGGGTATCGTGCAGTATCCTATCTGAGATGACTGACTTTCTTGATAACGAATTGGTGGCAAAGGTATTTCTATCTAAAAAGAAACCATCAAATAAAGCAATTACCGATCTGGCTAAGCATTATAAGAAAAGTATCTATAAGGCAATCAGAGATGACCGTAGTAATGAACAGTGGATAATCGCTGACAGGTATGACTTATCATTACTAGTATACCTTAATAATGGAGTTGGTCTAGATAGTCCCCTAATGCGTCTCAACGAAGAGTTTAAATGGCCCCTTGCAGATTACTCTTATATTCTAGATTGTCCAGTACAGACCGCTATGGCTCGTTGTACGACCAAGTTTGTTACTGAACATCCTGAAACTTACTGGAATGGTATATTAAACAGGTATAGGTTGGTAACTGAAGGCTTTACGGAATACGAGTTAATCGATAATAGTGGAGAGTTATCTGATATTGTTACCATTATAACTAGTCAGATTGGTATGGGCATAGACGAGGAGATAGAACGTGACTACTAGAGGTAAGTTTATAGTAATCGATGGATTGGATGGTAGTGGAAAGACAACCGTTAATAGAAAGGTATCGCAGTGGTTAGAACAGTTACTATGTATAAATATAGTAAACGTTAGAGAGCCAGGCGGGACTATAGTTGGTGAGAAGATACGTGGTATATTCAAAGACGGTAGTATCGAACGTGAACCTACCACTGAACTATATCTACTAATGGGTGCACGACATGAGTTATGTGCAACTGTAATCGAAAAGGCGTTAGCTGCTGGTCACTGGGTAATTGCCGATAGATATTGGTACAGTACATACGCGTATCAGGGATTTGGTGGTGGGTTAAAACTAGCATCTACTATACCCTTTATTTCCAAAGGTTTACCTAAGCCTGATTTATCTATATGGCTTGATGTATCCATAGAAGAATGTATTAAGCGACGAGAAGCTGATGAAACTCGTGTAGGGGTAGTAGTAGATGCCATTGAAGGTCGTGGCGATGACTACTTCACTAAAGCACGTAGTGGATATGAGAGTCTTGTTATGAAGGGTATCATGAAGCGGGTTGATGCCAATCAGGACCCTAAAGGTGTCATGGAAGATGTTTCATTTCTTATTAACGAATTAATTTAGGGGTAAGTAGATGTCGAGAATCAGTACACTGATAAATCATGCAGGTAGTTCTAAACTAGTAGAGGTTTACGAGGGCGGTAGTATGATTATCGCTGCGGTAAACGAACACCTTACTGAATCTAAGCGTTTAACAAACGATGCGACTGGTGACGAAGTAAAGAGTAGACTTCAAGACTTATCGCTAGAAAAGCAAACCACACTCTACACAAAGCAGTTAGATGTGGAAATAGCACAAGAAGCCAGTTGGGCTCAAATACAACAGGCAATGAACGAAGCGGATGCTAGGGGCGAAACAACCCGTCCAAGAATTGCATGGATGATGGCCATCGTAGTAACGATATTCATATTTGGATATACGGTTGGTATGGTGATGGTTATTCATGGTTCTTTAAAGGCAGATGCATTACCCAGTTGGGAACAGATACTTGTCATCCTAGCAGTACCAACAGCATTATTACGTAGCTACTTTGGCTTGCGTGAATTAGGGAAGCAGAATAGAGCACGAGTTGCTTTAGGTGCACTTCCTATTGGTAAGTCTTCCATGACTGAATCTATCTCTACTTGGTTAAACAATCGAAATACTAAGCAGTAGGAGATTTGTATGTCTACAGAAATAGACGGTGTTAAATTAAATAATGTTGGTGGTAACGAAGGTTTTATTAGTAAATACTTTAAAGTGTGGATGGATAAGATTAATAAACTTCACAATAGTGAAAATACAATTACTTTAAAGACGTCCCCAGCGTGGGATTGTAGGTATAGTATTGTTGAAATCATTTCCATGGCTAAAAGGTGTATGATACATAGACACTATCATGAACGTGGTAGTGGTGTAAGTACTGGGTATGCTACTGATAATACTGAAGGTAATAGAGTCATCTCTGTCAAAATCACAGATGATGAAAATGACCTATGGTTACTGTTAGGTATTAGCGATGAGGGTTGGGTGTACGTAGCTGACAATCGTCCTGATAATGAAAACCCAGATTGGGAAGAAATAGATATCTTACCCGGTGTACTGGAAGTGAACGGTCAACTAGTAGAACATTAAATTTTGAGATAGGGGCCAGTTCCCTATCTCACTTATGCCGTATGTCGAGCTTTACACGACTTGCACATTACATGTATAAAACTAATAACACTAAGGTTGAAGAAGATGGTTACTATAAAGGATGTTTATACTTTCGCCAAATCCCAAAAGACAGAGATGACTCTATCGGTTCGTGGATATAAGCCGTTAAGTACACTATTAGCACTACGTACCACCATTGCCAGTCATTGCAAGATATGGAAACATGAAGAGTTACTACTTAATACGTCTAAGATAGACGATGACATTTTGAACATGGATTTATTACGTGGCCTTATGAAAGCCGGTCTGGTTTATATGGAAGAGGATAAACTTCGTACCACCATTGAAGAAGACCTAGAAACCTTATCTTCTTACGATACTGAAACTGTCATGTTAATTGCAGCTAACGAGTTATTAGGTATCGGGGTTAACCATCCTCCTGTAATAAAGAAAGCTGCTATCGTAGTAAAGGATAACCTTTGCCCTATCTTCAGTATAGAAGGCCTTATCAACGCACTATCGTTCTTTAACTACCATGACGACAATACCTTTACCGATTACTTTAAAAGCGTTGCTTATACCAAAGAAGAAATGTTAGCGATGTTTGAACCTATCGTGAAGGATGTACGTACCCTACCTACTCCCAGTATCTGGTTAGAGTGTATTACGCCTAGCTTAGCTATCGATGCTATTATGGAATACCATAACCTCCAAGAGGACTATGGTCGTGCCGAAGAGTATCGCTCTTATGTACATGATTTATCGCACGGTAACCTAGAAGCAGAACCGAAACATTCAGTACACGCCGTATGCATGAAACAACATCGAACGCATATTGATTTAAAAGACTACCTAGTAGATTCAATTCAAAACTTACCACTACTAGTCGTTCATCCTGCACAGTGCATTAGAGATATTACTTCTAAACGTAAAGTGATATTCAATCGGGCAAGGTGGCACGGGGTGAGTAGTTTCTTATTACTATCTCAAATACATTACTACACCGTTATTCACAGTAAGAAAAACCCAGTGACTATTGATAACACACTGATGGAAACGTGGGGTGACTTGTATGGAGATATTGTTTCAATTGAAAATGCATTACTTGATGCTATAGAACTTATTAAGGTGGAATAATGGACGGGATTAAACGTGATAAGATATTAGCGATAATCGAAAGTATTAGAACGTCTCACTGTGACATTGAGTATATGTATCTCATGGGGCAGTGTTATAACTTCACCTTGATAATGAAGGCTATATTCCCTGAAACTCAAACGTGGTATTGTCAACTAGAAGGTCACGCGTATGCTAAAATAGATGGAGAGTATTTCGATATACGTGGGCATCATGAGACGGTACCTAGTACTATTTGTAAGTTAGATGAGATGGGCGGTGACCCTCCAGAGAACTGGGGACCAAGGGACACTAGAAGGTTATTAGATGTAACTATAGATTGTACCTGCAATAACAATGGAGCCATTGTAAGGTCGATGTCATGACTACCGTCCAGATTAACTTCATTTGGATATTATTACTTAGCACTATGGTGATGCATGGATTAAACATGTACATATCTAAACGTATGGGATTAATAGCCTCGGCACAATACACCTTCAAGGTACATGCACCTATGTACACTATAGTGTGGTTAGTTGAGCCGTATAACATTTTCTTATTGTTAATGGCCACCCTGTCTATGTGTATGTCTATATTACAATTTATGGAAGTGACTAAAGTACCTATCGTAGTCAAGATAGGCCTACCTACCTTAAAACGATTTAGTACTCAGTCAGGTTTCGTAGCAATTATGTTAGTTACATTGGCAATCATTACACGGTATGTGGGATAATACAAGGGTGGGTAATTCCACCCTTGCCTATGCCGTATCCTAGACCTTTATAGACCTATATCACCTTGGTGAATGCGTACAATAAAGTACTGTTCTATAACTAAGTAGGTATCACATGTTTAAATTACATATTGCAATGGGCACAAGTAAGTCCAATGAAGAAAGTATTACTATCTCTACAGCTGAAGATACGGTGGTAGAGACCGCATCTAGATTTCACATTAATAAACAAGCCCATAGGGTTTTAGATGGACTATCCTCCTCTAAGGATATTGCAAATATATCGGAGGAAGCTATAGCTAGACTTGTATCTACTATACTTGACATAGCAGAAGAACGTATCGGTGTAACATTTAAAGAGATTCGTCAAACACGCTGTGAGATTTGTGACTACGCCTTTAAATTTGACGTAGTGGTCGACGGTGATGGTGTCATGATTAGCGTTGATGCTAAACGTGATACTAACATTTACTGCACTGTTAAGATAGTGCAGTCTTAATATAGTAAACGAAACGAGGGGTTACTATGTAACCCCTGTACCCGATATATAAATCCATGCAATAAGGGTTCACAATGAATACCAATAACTTAACCATAGCTAAAATGATAGCGGATGCTATTAGTATCAATCAACACGATTCACTGTATCTATTTACAATCCAAGATATGGCAAGTGTAGTCACTAAAGTCGAAGATAAATATACAATTGTTGAAGGGGTTGATATGGTTACAGATACAGATTTAATAAAGTTAATAGACGAAGAAATTAACAATACTTGTAATAGTAAAGCTAACGCCATACAAGTGTCAACCTTACAGTTACCTAGACCACTTATTGACTCTATGTCACGTATTAACGAATTGGATCGAATGGACAAAGAACTTGAAGATAACTTTCAAAGATACATAGTCGGCGAAGGTCAATCTAAAACATTAACAAGTAACGAGGTGTGATATGAAAACATTATTATTTAGTATTTTATTAACAGTAAGTACACTTACTCAGGCCAGCCTTATCAGTAGTACTGACGACTGGCGTGGTAAATGGGGTGAACAAACAGTAGGTGTTGGCGCTACCATCACTTATAGTCTTATGGAAACAGGTACTTCATGTGAACGTCTAAGAACTGACTGTACCTTTACCCACTTTGACGATTTCCTACCAACGGGTTGGAATGATATATTAACAGGTGCATTTAGTGCTTGGTCTGCTGTAGCTGATGTTACATTCGTTGAAGTAGCAGATGAAGGGGAGCAGTTTAACGATGGGTCTAATTCAGGTACTATTCGAATCGGTGGTCGTGAGTTTGACGGGATTAATGGCACTATCGCTACTGCTTACTATCCGGGTGAGGGTGGTGCTGCAATGGGTGGTGACTTACATCTTGATACTGCTGAACTATGGGACATGGATATATATGGAGACGGGTTTGACTTGTTCACTATCCTTACTCACGAAATTGGACACAACATCGGTTTAAAACATAGTGACAATAGAGACTCGTTGCTGTTCGGTCTTTACCATAATAGAACGTATGGCATACAGGACCATGAGGCTGACCTTGCTGCTGCACTATATGGTAGTTCAAAGTTATCACAACGTGCTAATCAAACTACAGAGGTTTCTGAACCTACAACATTATTACTATTTGCCATCGCATTTCTAGCATTATTTAGAATACGCAATGCGCCATTTAGATTAATTAAATGTTAATAATAACAAGGAGGGTCTTTCATATGACCTTCTTTTTTTGTCATCAGGGGAACTATTATGTTACTGGGTTATAAGCTAGCGGGAGGTATTTCAGTAGTTGCATTAATTGCAGTGGGATATTTAAGCTATCAGGTAGTATTAGGTGAAAAGACTATCGCACAACAAGAGACAACGATTGCTAAGTTACAGGCCAGTGTAGATACATTGACTACCTCTAACGAACAAAATCAATCTACAATCGATGCCATACTAACTATCAATGAAGCCAGTGGGGAGAGAATCAGTGAGCTTACTCAAGAATATAATCAAGCGTATAGGGCTGCTAGTACCTACGAAAGGGAAATCAATGTACTACGTCAGACAGAAGCCATTAGGATGCTACAGGAACCTTACGAGCGTGGTAACTACGCTACTACTCGTGTTAACGATGTCCTCTTGCGCATTGCTGGAAGGCCAGCAGGTTCAACAGGTGAAAGTAAGGATAATACCGACGATTCCAAAGGTAGCTATACCAGCTCCAATTGAACGCCCTGAGATACTTAAACCTCAAGGGGTAACCGTTACTGCTGAGACTGCTGCATACTACGCTGAAGCTTGTGAGGCGTTTAGGTCGGTAGGGCAAGAAGATAGTTACGACTTAGATGAAGTGCAGTTACAGTATCCCGGACTGACTCGTTCTAATTCCTGTGAGTGGTCTATTTATGGTTTAACGGTACAAGGACAGTTAACGTTTGAAAGTCAGTTAAACGTACTGGCCAATTACGCGGATAACCTACGGGCTAGGATAGTATATCTAGAATCTATCATAGCAGACATTCAAGCAGCTGCTACTAAACAACAAGAAGCGGTAGAAGACATCGGTAAGGATTAACCATGGGGTTTAAAACGATAGTACTCAAACCAATGTTAATAGAGTATCACTGCGATAAGTGTAACACGTTAATGACACTGGATGAATATAGTACCAATGCCCACATTAAACTATCACGTGGGTTAGGTGTACGGCATAAGTGTAATGACAGTGCTTGTAATACAGTTATGTACTTCAGTGCTATCATGCCTGCTACCGTTCAGGTTAAACCTAACCAAAGGTTTACTAAGGACATGTTGAAAATGTTTATTGCAACAGAACCTACTCCAGATGAACTGCTAACTGTGGAGTTGATAGATAAACCGTCCCCTAGAGAGTAATCGTATGGAAGTATATACATACCAGATAGGTAAGGTGCCCGATATGGGCAATAGTAGCATTGTACAGTACGATGTGACTGTCATGTCAGGAGATAAGACATTCGCTCCTACGTGGCATTTATTATCAGCTTATAAAGCCGGTACTATAACAGCTGAACAGTACACTACTACTTTTATAAATATCATGCGTGAACGATATCTAGATGCACCCCATGAGTTTGCTACTTTAGCAGAACATGAATGCATTGCTTTTGGCTGCTACTGTAAACCAAAAGACTTTTGTCATCGCCATCTCTTGGTTGATATATTCTCCGATTATTGCCACAACAAAGGCATCGATTTTCATTATAGCGGGGAGTTAACCTAATGGGTAAGCCTGAAATAAAAGATAGTGTCGAGGGACACGAGTTCGTTGAGAAGAGAAGTACTGACCACGTCATTCATGAATTGGTATACATATTAATGAAGTTACGCCTAGCGCAGTTGACCGTAATGTTCTTTATGTGTTACCTACTGTATGATTTTCATATATTCTATAAAGCCAACTTCCACGACTTAGTAGAATGGCAAATGATATCAGTGGTGGCGTACATAGGCGGTTTTCTAACCGCAGTGAAATTCATGTTCGAACAATTCACTACACCTGTAAAACGTGAACACTTATAACTAAATTTACAATAACACAAAAAGGAAACACAATGGACCAAGCTACAGGTTTAGAAGCAATGCAACAACAGTTTATGAATAGACTACATGTCAATCCTAAATTATTAGCCAATTCAGTTACCTATGCAATGACAGGACACACGATACCACCCGTGCCTCGTCGTAACGCAGGTGACATCATGCAGCAGATCAATGCCGACCTTGCAGAACACGGTATCTCAGTTAAACAGTAACGTGGGGAAAGTAAAGGGAGAGTAGGGGTAGCGCCCTACTCTCTTATGCCGTAACGTATTAAAACACAGACCTACATCATTTCTATGTTAAAGAATAGACGCTTTAACCGCTGATAAAACAGTGTCTTATTAAACTACTTAAAATTAGGATATAGTAATGAATAAACAATTTATTGTGAAGATAAAAGATTGTGGTAACTTTTGGTTTGATACCTGTGATACTATAGGTATATGGGCTGAACCTGAAGTTGAGGAGGGGAAAGGCAGCAGTCTTTGTATCTCTTTGGATGATGGTAAAGAATATAAATGCTATGCTGATGACTTTGGAATGATTATCATTGAAACATTCACTGGTCAAACTGTTGAGGTAATAAAAGCAAAGGCTTACATTGACAAGCTTATTACTGCTGGTAAGTATGATGAGAACGACTCCAGAATGTCGATATTAGCCATGCAAGAACGTCAGCGTAACCGTCCAGTAGGAACCGTGTCACCACCCCTTGGTTGGAGTACCATAAAGAATCGTAATCTACCTACCACCTATGATGAGGCGATGAATAGCATTCAACTATATATGGGGGTTGGTTTGAATCTTCCTGATGAAACTCTACACCTGACTAACGATAACGGTTGGACTATTGCACACGAGATGGCAAGTAGAGGATTTGTCTTTCCAAAAGACAGTAAACTACTTACACTGGCAGATAGCAACGGTGTCACGGTTGAATCGGTTATCATCACCCGGTAAACAATACTGGTAGGGTACTATCGTATCCTACCTTCTATCTTTAATACTATCCCTTACTAAAGAGAGATTAAGAAATGAAAACAACTATAATAAAAGAGAATGTTTTTAACGTGGAGGTAGAGTATGTTTGATATACTATTACTTCCTGCATCGTTTGTATTTATCCCTATAGTACTTGCTGCTGTATTTGGTACCATGGTAGGTGCTGAAGAATCAGTAGTACTTACCGTTCCTAAGTGGCGTAGAATGAAAGAGGCTGTATCGCAGGGGTATAGGTTACCCGCACGAGCAGTGATTGAACAGTTCTGTTATAACGCAGTTATATGGGCGGTGATAGTAGTAGCAGTTGTCAATACAGAGGCATTTAACCTGTTTACATTTACCTTTTCTATAATGAGTATTATCAGTAGTTGGTTTAAGTATAAACATCGTCATAAATTCTCATTTCTACCTAACTGGACAGTCTACCACAGTATTCGCTATTGTACCTTAATAATGGGTATCTTAATTGGAATTGTTGTCACTACACAAGGCATGTCGTAATGAACGTTATTATACCTGAAACTCTTATTAAGAAACATTTAATTCCTGCTTTAAAAGAAATGGATGTATTTAATAGGCAAGGAAATACAAACCCAGTCGAACTATTAAAGCTAGAAGCTGGAGGTAGGTACACCGAGGTAGTTAAGAAAGTAAGCCTATGTTTAAACTCTGAACATTATAAATCTAAAGGTAGTACATTAAACATCAGTAAAGAAGATGTCTACTATGCTCAGATAGAGGAAGGGTTAGAACCATACATCGGTACACTAACATCTATAACGGTATCACACCGTCGTACGGTATTCTTTGTTGACTGTTGGGTAAAGCTAACTTAGTAAAGGCGGCATAAAAGAAAGGGCTTCCACCCTTTCTTTTTTTTATGCGTTTTATGACTCTACGGGCTCTTTGTCTACTTTATCCAGATGTATATAGCGATACAGATTAGACTGACCACTACAATACTCCCCTCGATATATCCCTTCCAAATAATGCATGTTCATTAAATGCCCAGTAGCATCTCTAGTAAACATAGGTCCGGCATTATACTTCTCATAATGCTTAGCCCCTACCCTAAATACATAATCCTTCATATTACCAAAATGTTCTACTACTACACCATCAGGAAATTCATCCTGAGCACCTGCAATAGTAAAGAACTCCACCTTAGATAAATCCAAGTTAGCTTTAAGTAATACTTTAGCAACATTAGACAATATGATACCACCTTGAGAGTGGGCAATTATCTTAATGGTCTTACCATCCATAATAGGCATTGTAAGATACGCAGCCATCACTTTAGCAATAGATTGAATCTTATCAGAGCTTCTACCTATCATGGCCTCACAGAGGTCCCTGTAGACTCCTTCAGTGGGATTATAGATACCGGTGATAGGACGATTCAATAATTTACTTAAACCCTTTAGATTGATGTTAAGGACACGCTCATCTGTCTTGATACCATTAATGAAGAACCATAGTTCGTCTTGCTCCCCCATCACTACATCTGAACTACGAAAGATATCTCCTTCCTTTATATAAGTAGGATCTTTTGGTTTCATTAAAGACGTGAGTATACCGGTTACTCTAACAGGGTCAGGTGGTCTATTGAGACGACGCTCCTCCATACCAAATCTACCACTATCCTCAGGATTAACGGTGTAGATATATTTAATAAGTCTTACGTACTTGAATAGTACAAATACTTCCTTGGATAGCCTAATGATAAATTTAAACATAATACAGCCTTTAATTACAATTAATGTATTTTATTACATAAGATTAACGGCATAAGAAAGAGGAAGGTTTCCCCTCCTCTTTAGTAAGGTACTATGCCGGTATATACCGTTCGTTGCTGGTACCAAATGCAAGTAACGTAGAGGTACGTTCTTCTACATCTGTTACTAACATTGTCCCTGGATTTTCAGGGTCATCGATTGTCGCTAAGAAAGCTACAATACCAGCTACGCCATCTTTGACTTCCTGTAGTTCTAAATCTACATAGGTAGCATTGAATAAACGTTCTCTGATAACCGTCAGTGTTTCATCACCTTGTGTTCTAATCGCCACTTCTTCATTCAAAGTCAAACGACGTTGTAACGCAGAGGTAGTAATGATTTTAACAACAGGCATGTTAACTGTAGTGTAGTCAAAAGTAAACGTTACTCTTTCCAACTCCGCAATCGTCATGTCAGGCACTGATGCTTCTAATGCATTACCAGCTGAACGAATGGCTGACTTTTGAGCATACAGTAGTATCAATGAATCATGGTCTTGATTACTGACCGAGCGCTCTTTAGCACGTTGTAATCTCCAACCACCCACACCTTCCACTTCAACCATCAGTGCAGCAACTTGACTTTTAATTCTAGCAACTGCTTCAGTCTGTAAAGACTCATCGACGGCTAGTTCCCACACACTACCGTTAAAACGTGGCTTGTGAGTATCGGTAGCATCCATAGGGGCGACTTTAGTATAAAGACCCCTTGCCATCCCCGGTTTAGAAACTATTGTACCGGTTAAGAAACCTAGTTGATTATAGGTATATAACTTCATGGTTGTTCATCTCCTACAATGTACAGGAATTTATTAAACGTCATGTCCAATTCAGTTTGATTACTACCTTCAAACCAAATTTCAGGAGCAATGAAGCTGTAAGGGACTGTTGCACCTACAGAGTATGTCTCATCAGTAGTGAGAATATGTAACTGTCCAGTTAACTCGCTAACGAAACCTTCACCACCTACGGCCTGAAATAGTACATCTGTACCGTAAACGTCTACAGGAGATTCACCAGGTCTAATTAACTGAGACCTTGTCGCATTATTAAATAGCATGTCTCCAGTATCTGAAACAATAATCCTACTATTACGATCATTGTTACTTACCAAGCCCGAACAGTTACCTATAACTTCACCGTTACTATTGGACGTCCATTTAGTAATAAGTCCATTAGTAGGATTAGCTATTAATAGGCCACTTCCATCTGGTAAATTAGTAAACCATGATTGAGCGTGGGTACCAGAACTAATGGTATTAAAATAAGCGCTATTACTAATAGCACCACTAGAGATACTACGACTATAGAGACCGAAGCTAGCAGATACTTGGGTAAATATAGTAAGGGTATCTCCCACAAAGTGATTAGAACCTTCGTACGGTATCATTGAAACGTCTATACCGGCGGCGTTGGTACCTCCAAATGTAACCCCCCCATCGGTACTTCTACACGCTACTACTGTCGTATTTGATCTAGGGTAATCATCGCCAAATAAAACTACATTCAAACCGTCGCGGGCTACTATTAGATCTCTATAGTTATGGCTGACACCACCTGTTTGTACGGTAACGTTAGTCCACGTTAACCCGAAATCATCGGAACGTGATACAGATACTACGGAAGTAGCCGACTCGGCAGTTTCAACAACTAACATTCTATCAGTCAACGCTGCCTTTACTGGTATCGTGTGAGACGTACCTATAGGAACGTTAAAGTCACGTTCGCCTGACCACGTTACACCATGGTCTACAGATTCGGCAATCTTAGTACGGTTCCAAGCGTATAGTTTAGTTTTATCCGCACTATATTCCACCTTCTCAGGAGTGAACGTCAGTGCTCCACCCGCACGTGAACCTATCAACGGTATACCTAACTTAGTATACTCACTCTTAATACGTGCCATCAGTAAGGGATAGTCGCTAGCTAAGTACTCACTACCATCACACGGTAATAACGTAGCCGCTGCCTCAGTCACCGTAGTAACAGCTGCTACTATAGCCCCTATCTGAAACCCACCTCCACCGCCATTCGGTAGAAAATCGTTTAAATCTGCCATGGAAAAAATACTCCAAATTAATAAATGTTAACAAAACTTGTATAAAGGGAGGGACTTACGTCCCTCCCTAGTTTATACCGTTACTACGCTTCTGTAGTTACACCGTTAGTGAGTAACTGTGCGATGCGATTATCTACATCAGTCACTACCATAACCTCTGCATCTTCTTCAGAAGGGATAGTGGCAAGGAAGTTAACAATAGCATTGATACCGTCTGATACTTCAGCTAAGTCTAAGTCAACATATTCAGCATTTAACATACGTTCACGGGCTAACTTTAACTTAGTGGGCCCATGGTCTATTAATGCCGTTTCCTCTTCGATAGTAAAACGTCGTTGCATTGCGCTGGGCGTAATGTGACGGATTACCTGTGTAGTACCAGATTCGACTCCAACTGGGAGGATGGCACCTATTGTACCTTGTCTAACTTTTAACATTTACACAATCTCCAAATCGTAAGTGAATTGACCGCCGTTACCACTGTGGAATGAAACAGCACCGATTAACATGGGTCCAAAGCTACGCATGAAACCTTGAGCTGAGACAGGATCGCCAGGAACACTACGGCCGTTGAGTGTACCTAATAGTACTACACCATCGCCGACCATAGCCATCACGCCTTCACAATCCGTTACGTTATTACCGAAGTAATTAGTAAACGTAGTAGAAGTACAACTTAAGGCAGCACTAACTTCCAACTGTGCGTTAATAGGAGACTGTATCTCTACTACTACACCGTTGTTGTTAACATTACCAATAGTGTACTTACTCGTCACCGGATCGAATACGCTGGTGATACTATAGCCTACCGTGTTTAACCCATCAAAGTAAGGAGTTCTAATACCACTTTTCTGAATCCACACGTCACCAACACTAATCCACTCTGAACCAACAGGAGCAGGTTCTGAACTTACTACGACGTCGTCAATGCCAGTACCGCTTTTAAGAGACACTTCAGCAATACCGTTTTCAACCGACTGTACAATACCTACATATACAGGAGGATTGTTAAGCGTAGCAATCAAACTAGTAATAGAACAACCATTCACCTTAGCCTGACCATGGATGGTACCCACTACACGCTGTTTAGCAATACTAAAAGTTTTACCCTGTACACCAACAACATTTGCTACGGTACCCGATACCACTAATGAACCAGCAGGTCCAGTGATTTCAATGGCAGCCTGTACTTTATTGTTATTAACAATCCAAGTTAACGTATCAGTGGTATTGTCGTAATGAAGATCGCCGTCTTGAACGTACAGGTTAAAGTTATTATCATCATCGTCATGACCATGTACATCAGAGAAGTCTAATATACCGTTTAACTGATAACTAGCAGTGCTGTTATCTGCATCCCAACTAATCTGCGCGTAATGAAGACCACCACGTGAAGCGTTATAAAATACACAACCTTTAGTAGTAGGGTTGATGGTAAACCAACGAACGAAGTTATTACCTTCAGATTTATCACCTAATGCATTGACAGTAGCTAACTCATTAGCGTTTGGACTAGTGATACCAAGTATGTAAAACTCGTTTTCTGTATAGTCGTAAAGTGGGATAACACCGCCTGTAAGGGGCTCGTAATTTAATTCCTTACAAAGGTTATACAAATACGAGGGATTATTACTTACCCCTGCTGTACGACCGCTATCACCAGCGTTACCCAATCCAGACCTTACTAACGATCTAAAGTCGTCATCGTTAGTGATGGTCCATATACGCTGCGTACCCTCCACTAACGTGTATCCGCGACAGACGTAACTATCACTTTTACCATTACTTTGAAGTGCACCGGTGGTGGAACTAAAGTTAATGTATAGTAGGTGATTAGCACCGTTATTCTGGGTGTACTGAAAGACCATAGAAGTCATTTGGTCGTTAACGGCGATTAACTGATATCCACTTCCTAGTAGATTTTCAATACTACTATTATCGTTAGAACTTCTAACAAGTTCGCCCTCTGGACTATATTCAAAATAATACAATCTCTGCGAGTCATTTCTATTAGTACTACCACCATTGATAACAATGAAGTTACCATTAGGTAAGAAGCCAAAAGCACCACCACCATCAAAGAAATCATTATCGTCATTATCATGCATGACTAAATGGTTAATAAAGGTTTGTTCGGTAAGAGAGGTTAGTTCACCATTTAACTGGTAAACCCTATCGCCCTGTTTTAACTGCGAACCGACGGGTAGTTCTAACGGCAATACCGCAGTAGAAATTGCACCACCAGCGCCACCAACGGACCGTGATGAAAATTGATTAAGTTCTGCCATTTTAGACAAACTCCTGTATGTGTTTACATTAAAACGATTGGGATAGAGTTACCGCTATCCTGCATGATAGAAATTAAATTACTTAGTCAAACTGGTGGGACGTTACCATCCCACCAGACTTGATAGAAGTTATCCTCATAAATGAGGAATTAATTAAACTTCTGTAGACTCGCCATTGCGCAGTTTATCTGCCACCCAAGCTGGTACATCCGTCACTAACTTCTCAGCTGGTACTTCAGGGTTGTCTATTCCAGAAAGGAAGGTACCCAAAGCATTAACACCTTCAACCACTTCATCTAGGTCTAGGTCCACGTACGATGCATTCAACATACGGTCTCTAGCTAGTTTCAGTTTAGTTGGAGCCTGGTCTACTATAGCAGTCTCTTCATCCAACGTGAAACGTCGTTGCATTGCGCTGGGCGTAATGTGACGTACGACAACCGTTTCTGGGTCAATAACTTCTGGAGCTGTAATGATTTTAACTTTAATCGGCTTCATTATTTCACCTCCACGTTATAACTAATGGGAACGTCACTCGATCTACCAGCGTCTGTATGTAAACCAGCAAATAAAGCACTGGAGAATGTAGATACTGTCATGTTGAGCGTTTCAAATTTAGTAGTGTTACTATTCCAAGCATTTGCATGACTACCAATGATTAATCCATCAGCTGCGCCAATAAGGCAACGATACGCATTACTCGCCGCCGTGTACGGATAGGTCATTCTAATCTGATGTTCTACCAGTCCCTGAACGTCAACGTCGCTTTCAAACTTAATGGTCTGATTATTACCATTGGTTCTCATTACACCTACTTGTAGCTTTAACGTTTCTGGGTCAATAGATGAATCGTTAAAGCTATTACCACCTATGCCGCCCTCTAAGAGGTAAGCCTCAACGGTAGTAGATTTCTGGAACCACGTTCCATCTAACTTCATCCATTCAGAGTCCCTAGTAGGTGTATCATCAGATACGAAGTATTCTGAGATACCGCCACCTGACTTCAGTTTTACTGAAGCTTCATTACCGTTTACTTCGGTAACGATACCTACGTAACTAGGGGGGTTGATGCGTTGACCTATTTTCTTAGTAAGTGATAACGCAGCAAAGTACTGATAATGACCCCCGCCTAACCCAAATATACCGTCTTTAGCAAAGCAATAACCACCGAGTTGACGATTATTTATACTATCGACATCCGCTATGGTCTCCACGTCCCCTTCAAACACACCCATGCTTACTGACGGTATGTAATCTGAAACCATTGATACTCGTGAGATGTTAACGTTATTACCAGTATCAACATCCTGCATGGCGATAGTTAACTTATTGTTAACACTGTCGAAATAGAAATCTAGATACAAATTGTCATTGTTAAAATCTATAACCATAGGTTTATCTAAGAACGTATCGACGAACGACAACGTACCCATAGGTACGAAGGTAGAGGTACGAGCAACGTTATCCCAATGTACTTCACCTAGACGCCATGTAAACTGGTTACCAGACTCAACGTCACGGGCTAGGTATATCACGCCTTTAATAGTATCTGATATTGTAAACCACGTAACGTCAGTATAACGATTAATATACAGATTAGTAGCATTAGGGTCTACATCGAAGTCTATTACTTCTAAACCATACGCATTAGGAGCAGCTAAATCTGCCATGAAGAACGTAGCGTTAACGGCATCGTAAAGTGGAATAACGCCACCTTCTAACGCAGAATAGTTCATCTCCCAGTTTTTATTATAGGTAAGATTCATAGCGGTGGTATTACCCGGCGCTGCGTAGTAGAAGTGTTCACCTAGACGTGTAGGATTACCATGTCTAAATCGGTGAAATCTAGCTACATCATCGTCGCTCGGTGTAAACCATTCATCGTCGTTGATAGGTGAGAGTACCATAAAGTGATAGTGTGAATCCGCACCATTAGTATTAGATGAAACACCACCACTTACATGTTCACCGTCTACATTGTAGTTCAATTGTAGATGAAGGTAATTGTCATTATAACCACTACGGTTACGGCCAAATGCTATTTTAGTGCCATCGCTATTAGCGTAACGTAGTCTCAATCCGTACTGAAATTGGTTCCATACTTGAGCATAACTACCACCATTTGTTGAAACTTCAGATAACAACTCTCCAATAGGTGAATATATCTTTGTTTGAATATAATAACTATCTGCGGTACTAGTACCTGTAGCCCACACTACAATGAAGTTACCATTAGGTAAGAAGCCACACCCCATACCGTACGATATACGAGTAGAGGTTAATTTCTCTGCAATTTCGACTTCATTAATAAATGAATTGTCTTTTAATTCAATTAACTGAGTACCGTCTGTATAAGCACGTTGCCCTACTACGACATTGGCATCGGGTGCTATTGGAACTGTTAATACTGGGCGACTACCGCCTCCAGCGTCTAAGCGTTTACTAAGATCGGCCATTGTAGGCAACTCCTTATTTAACTTAACTATTTAGTGGGAAGAGAGTGCCTCTTCCCACCACTATACTACTACCGTTAGGTTTCTGAACCTACACCGTCACGTAGCTTATCAGCTACCCAAGCAGCTTCATCGGTTACTAACTTAGTACCTTCAACATCAGGATTATCAACTGTTGCAAGGAATGTAGCAATAGCCGTCACACCTTCAATTACCTCATCTAAATCCAAGTCAATGAATGAAGCATTAAATAAACGCTCCCTAGCTAACTTTAATTCAGTAGGTGCTAGGTCTACCACCGCAGCTTCTTCTTTAATGGTGAATCGTCGTTGCATTGCGCTGGGCGTAATGTGACGGATTACTTCATCTTCAGACTCTTCCTGTGGCGCAGACAGTAATGTAATGGATACATTCTTCATTATTTAATCTCCACATCGTAACTAACCGGTATTTTAACAGAGGAACTATCGGACTTGTATACAGCTCCAAATATAGCACTGGAGAATGTATTAACGTACAAATCTATCGTAGGTGCGGAGGGTGAAGTGTTATACAACGCACCTGCATCGCCACCTGAAACTATCCCATCCGAACAACCAACTAAAGCTCTCCTTACACTACCAAAGCCAGTATCGAGCGGTAAAGTCATGCGTACGTGGTGACTACCTAAACCTTGGATATCTAATTTAGCTTCCCACATCAGCGCCTTAGAGGCTAGGTTAGCCTGTATGACACCTATTGACTTAGTTAAAGATTCATCACTAAAACTAGTATTAGTAATGCGATTACCCTCAATACCACCTGCAATTGCATACGACTCAGTAGTAGAGGATTTCTGGAACCATGTTCCATCAATCTTCATCCACTCCCCACCTACAACTGGCTCATCATCAGATACGAAGTATTCTGAAATACCACCACCTGACTTCAGTTTCACTGAAGCTTCGTTACCGTTTACTTCGGTAACGATACCTACGTACGTTGGTGGTGCCTGACGGTTACCTATTTTCTTAGTAAGTGACAAACCGGCGTATAAACGATCAGAGCCACCTGACATGCCCACAAATGCATTTCTTGCACAAACAATACCATATTTGTAGCTATTGATAACCGAGTCGGTCTCGTATAATACTTCTATGTTACCTTCAAACTCACCTAGTGAAACGCCCGGAGTGAAGTCGGCTACTA